GCAAAACGTGCACTTGAAACGGCAAAGAAAACATCAGCAGATATTACTGATATTCTTCTTGTAGGTGGTTCATCTCGTATGCCACAAGTTCAAGAAGCTCTTAAGAATACATTCGGTGATAAGTTGAATAAGTCATCTAACTTTGATGAAGCTGTTGCACTTGGTGCTGCAATTCAGGCTAAGGCAATTGTTAATCCTGAGGAATCAGATACAGTTCTTCTTGATGTAACTCCTATTACATTGGGTATTGAGGTTAATGGTAATATGATGGGTAAGCTTATTGAAGCTAACACAACAATTCCTGCAAAGAAATCACAAATATTTACAACTGCTGTAGATAATCAACCTGCGGTATCAATTGTAGTTCTTCAGGGTGAACGTCCAATGAGTAAGGATAATAAACAAATTGGTATGTTTAATCTTGATGGTATTGCTCCTGCTCCACGTGGTGTTCCACAGATTGAAGTAACATTTGATATTGATGCTAACGGTACATTGACTGTATCTGCTAAGGATCTTGGAACTCAAAAGGAACAACATATTACGATTAATGATTCCAATACATTATCTAAAGAAGAAATTGAACGTATTAAGAAGGAAGCTGAAGAACATAAAGCCGAGGATGCTGCTAAGAAGGCAGAGTTTGATAAGAAGAATGCTGCTGAGGGATATATTTATTCTGTTGAACGTTCATTAAGCGATGATAATCTTAAGGATAAGTTTACTGATGATGAAAAGAAACAACTTCAGGATTTAGTTGACGCTGCTAAAAAAGCTATTGATGAAAAAAATGATTCTGAGATGTTTGCAAAGAAAGACGAACTTGAGAAAGTTTATAATCCTATCATCAGTCGTATCTATCAAGAGAATATGCCTAAGGATGCAAATGGAAATCCTCAAGTAGATCCAAATATGTTCAATAATATGTTTGGTGGAAACAACGGAGCATCTGGAGATAATCCATTTGGTGGAAATCCATTCCAAGCTGGAACTCCGTTCACAGAAACAAAATAAAACTCTTAACGAGACTCTCATTTGAGAATCTCCAAAATAAATATATTCAATAAATAATTGGAGGTAATTATTATGACAAACGCTTTAGATTTTTTTGGTGCAAAAGATTTATTTGATTTTAGTTTTAATCCTATTAAAACTTTCTTCGGTGATTTTGTTCCATTTAACTTTACCAATTCCCCAAAGGTTAATGTAAAGGAAACTGATAAAGCTTATGAAATAGAAATTGCCAATCCTGGATTTGGAAAAGATGATACCAAGATTGAAATTAAAAATGGTATTATCAGTGTAAGTATGACTAATGAATATCAAGAAGGACCAGAAGATGAAAAATATCATGTCCAACAATGGAGTAAGTCATCTTATAATGAATCTTGGAATATTCCAGAAAATGTAATTGAAGAACAGATTAGTGCTAAACATGATAATGGAGTTCTTACAATTACATTACCTAAGAAAGAGGTGGAACAAAAACAGATTGAATCTAGGACAATTAAAATTGAATAAAGAGTTGCTTGGGATTGGATCTCGAGATCCAATCCCATTTTTTATAAAAATTATATTGATAAAATATGACACCAACAGAATTAATAATACTTGAACGTAATGATATTCGTTCAGATAAATTTGCTGCTGCCGCAATATCTTATATTTATAAAGCATTTGGTGATATTATTCGTTCAAAAGAAATATGGCCATTTTCAAATAAAGTAAATTTAGGATGGCAGAATTCTAAAGGAACAGAACAAGACTGTTTAGATGCAATGAATTTTCTTACAAGAGCATTAGAGAAATATGAATTAGAATTAGAAGAAGAAACTAATAAGACTAATTTATCTGGAGATGACTTTATTAAGAAACTTAGATACTTGTTAAATAATATAAGTAATGAGGTTAAAATAGCAAATGAAACTTCAGATAATATTAATGCTACATCAAATAATGTTGAAGAAGAAATTAATAAGTTGTCATAATAGGTTTTAATTATGAATAGTAAGAATTTATATGATATATTAGGAGTTTCTAATACTGCTTCTGAGGATGAAATTAAAAAGGCTTACAAGAAATTAGCTATTAGATATCATCCTGATAGACAAGGTGGAAAATCCGATAAAGAAAAACAAGAAGCTGAAGAAAAGTTCAAAGAAATAGGAGCAGCATATGCGATATTAAGTGATCCAAATAAACGTCAACGTTATGATGCTTATGGTACTGTTGATGAAGATATGATGGCTGGTACTGGCTTTGACATTGGTGATTTATTTAAGCATATGATGGGTGGTTTTGGTGGATTTGAAAGTTTCTTTGGAAACCGTGGAGGATTCAGACAAGAATACCCAGAACAAGCAAAATCAATTCAAGTAAACATCCCATTAAATATTGAACAGATATTTACTGGTTATTCACATGAAATTGAATATGATGCAGATTATAGATGCTCAGAATGTCATGGATCTGGTGGCACAGGGGTAGAATTATGTCCACACTGTCATGGCACTGGTGTTATAACTAGAACACAACAATCAGGATTTGGAATTATACAGCATCAATCACCATGTCCATATTGTGGCGGCACTGGAAAAACAATAAAGAATAAATGTTCTAAATGCAACGGCACTGGTATTATAAGAGGCAAAAAGAAATGTAAGATTGAATTTAGACCTGGAGTAGAAAATGGTGATTATAAAGTTTATCAAGGATACGGTAATGAAGGTAAAGATTCAAGAACACAAAATGGAAATCTAATAGCAGTTCCTGTTTATAATATTGATGAAACAAAATATAAGATAACAGATAGAGCTGTTTATGAATTGATTGAAGTTTCATATTATGACTGCATATTAGGAGCTGAAATAAAACATAAATTACCAAATGGAAAAGAAGTAACTGTTAAGATTCCTGAATATTCTAAAGATGGTACACAGATTGTATTGAAAGGTGAAGGAATTAAATTACAAAATAATTATGGATATGGCAATTACATATTTATTATAAAGCCTAAGATGCCAACATATATTAAAGCAGAAGAAAAGGAATTACTTAAAAAGATTAAAAATTTTAATAAATAATGATTAAGACAGATACTACTAAAGAATGTTGGAATCTATCATTTAGTGCTATACTTGCAGGATTTTGCATATCTATAGGTTGTATAGTTAATCTTATGGTAGGTGGTGGAATTCCTGGTGCTATATTGTTTACGTTTGGACTTATAACAGTAGTTCATTATAAATATGCATTATATACAGGTACTGCTGGATTTGTTGAAAACATATCAGATATTGGAAACTTATTTTGGTTTATATTTTTCAATAACTTTTTAGGTTGTGCTATAACTGCGGCAATTGCGACATATGCTATACCTGAGTTAGTAGATAAATCAAATGCTATTGTTGAAGCAAGATCACAAGTAGATATTTGGCAAGCATTAATAAGAGGCATATTTTGTGGATATTTAATGACAACTGCTGTTAAATTTGCTCGAGAAAACAAATGGCTACCACTTTTATTTGCGGTCCCAGTATTCATATTAGCAGGATTTTATCATTCTATTGCTGATGCCTTTTATATATGTGCTGCTAATATTCATTCACCACAGATAGCATATAATTATTTAATGGTTATATTAGGAAATTTTATAGGGTGTAATTTATATAGATTAAAATTTTTAGAATAATATTAAAAATTGTCCAGAAATTTGAATATTTCTGGACTTTTTCTATATTATATTTGTAAATCAAACAAAAAATATAAAGTATGGGATATTCAATTAATTCAACATGGACTCGTCTCCATGAAAAAGATATCAATCGTCTCAATGAGATTATTGATGATGAATATTGCATTGAGCAAGAAATTGGTAGAAAACTTCATATTATGAAAGTTTTTGAAAATCTACTTGAAGAGGAGTTTAATCATTTGAGATTTGACATTATTGAATCATTTATGAAATCAACTAATTGGGAATGGTCATTCTATGAAAATGGAAAATCATTTTATAAGATTCCTGATAAGAATGATATGATTAAAATGATTAAACGAGAATTCTTTAACCATGCTTTATATGATATCATTGAACTTGGTAAGAAAGAATATACATGTACAACTGGTGGATTTGTATTCAATATGGGTATAACTGGTGAATATGCTTCTAAAAACAATTGTTATTTGAATATTTATTTTGATATTTCACATTTCACTAAATAAATTATGCAAAAGTATCCTTATTACAGTATTAATAAAGTGGAAGGCGGAATGATGACAAAACTTTTCAGAAACCGTCACTTTAATACACAAGAAGATGCAGTAATTGCTTTTAATAAGTGGAGAGAAAATCATCCAAATATTGAAGGACAATATATTATTCTACATTATACTACATATTACACATCAAGAATTTGTATGATTTTTGAAGGAAGCACAATAACATGGATTGATTAAATGAATAAACCAATTAAGATATATAATTATGATTAAAACTTGGAATGATTTTATTAATGTTAGAAATTGTGGTATTAATAATTGTGATGACGAATATCTGGACGAATATCATAATGTAATATTAGGTGGATTACCATTAAATGTTATTGATCCATATTTCCAAAGTAAAATTGTTGGTAAAATATTTGAAGTTATTGGAGAAATTTCATTTAGATGTCCATGCGGAGGCGCTAGAACAAATAAAATTGTAATTAAAAAATCAAAAACTTCATGTAAATCTATTACATATAAACATGATAATGCGCATGGATGGCGATTTTCTGCAAAATTTAAAACAGTAGATAATAAAACATTTACTGCATATGATCATGTTAATGAAATTTTTGACAAACATTCTAATGTGAATTTTACTATTAATGATGCATTTATTCTATTAAATGAAGTTTATGAAATGTATAAACCTGTAGATTTAAATTCTGAAATTAATAAATGAATAAGCCTATTAGAAATATACTTTGTTATTCTCATTATGATTTTGATAATATAATGAGAAATAATGGATGGATAGATAAACTTCCTGAAGGGGTTTCTGCAATATCAATATGTTCTCCAAATGAGGGTGATCTTGCAGAACATTGGTTTAAGAATGATTGGAACACTGTCGGGGAAGATCATAATCCAAGAGTATATAATCTCGATATTGATGATATTAACCCATTTTGGTTTAAAAATCAAGAAAGTAAATGCTATGATGATTCTTTGGAATTATATAATGAAGGTAAAGTAAAACAATCAAATATTTATTTTAGTCATATCTATATTACCGGATTAAATAACGAATGTATAGATATTCTTCATGCATTAGATTATGAAGAGGCATTTAAATTGGTAGATTGGATTAATTGGAGACTTAAATATGATGATACTATTTATATTCACTGTGCTGTTGGTGCAAGTAGAAGTCAGGGTGTTGTAAGATATATTGTTGATACTTATGGGAATGATTATGATATTAGATTGAATCCAAGCAATCCTAATAATACATATAATCCACATGTGTTGATAATGTTAAAGCGTGCATATATGAATAGCGATTTTTATTCTTGTATATATCAAGATGATGAATATAATTATTTGAATCACGCAGAACCAATGAAATTTGATGATAACATTAAATTAAATTTATTATGAAACCAAATTTTATAAAATATTCCATATATAATCATGCTGGTCATACTTTTACTGGTAATGCAACAGAATTTGCTTATTATTGGGTAAATAGAAATAATGAATATATTTCAAAAGAATGGTGTATAAAACAAATAAAAAGATCAAAATCTAGAAATAGTAGAAGATATAAATCAAAATATGAAATTTGATTAAAATATTAAACTAAATATTTTATGAGTAACGAACAGTATTTTTATAAGATTCTTCAGGATTATGGAAAATATCTTGAAAGATGTGAAGAAGATGGTAATGAAGCTATGGATTTGATTAGTTTCGGATGTCTTGGTTATGATATTGGAGATGATGATATCTTATGTGATGAATTCATTAAATGGACTAAAAATCATAAATAATGTACGAAGATACTAATTATATATATTATCATATTTTTGATGAACCTGAATTTAAAGTTGAAATAAAAGACAAGAAATCTTCTCCTAAAGATTATGGAATGAAACTATTAAATAAAAGAAGAAAGAAATGAAAAAAATTATAGTAATATTTTTAATGTGCATATGTCTATCATCTTGCGATTGGATGGATGATAAGACAGGCAAGTGTAAAGTTAATTATTCTATTGTTTATCCTGATACGACAATAACATATGATTCTATATTTTATTATAGATGGGCTGCAGAACATTGGAATACACATGTTCCATTTACATCATCTTATAAAGGATCTAATTATATTAGATTAGGAATGAATGAATTTGTTCATACCACATGTCCTATTCGTATTAATTCATATAAGATACTAACAAAGAATATAGATGAATAACGATTTAGAAGAACTTAAGACTACATATAAAGTCTTAAAGAAAATTATGGGAGAAAATCATATGACAAAAGATACTGCTTTTGTTAGGGTTCTTAATTATATATCTAATAAAATTTGTGATGAGATAGTATGACTGTACAAGAAATTAAAAATTTTATTATCAATATTAAAGCTGCATCAATAGTTAATTCTTTTTTGTTTGATTACCTTGATGAACATGGTAAATTAGATGATATTAAAGAAGAATTATATGAAGATGATTATGATGATATACATGTCATTGGATATACATGTGATGTTAATATTATTAAAGTATTTGTTATCTACGCATGTGAATGTACAGATACCGGTTTGATGTTTGAAGAATTTAGTATTGAATTAGATGACTTTATAAATTATCTTAAGAAAAACTAAGTATATAATTTATTAATGAAATTATTTATATAATATTTGAATTTTTCGTAAAATGTTCTATATTTAAATTAATCAAACAAATATATAGAATATGAATATAAAGTATCAAATTCAGATTAAGACCCGTAATTGTGATGGTAGTTCTCCAGTTATTACAAAGTCTATTTCGTTGGAAGATTTGATTAGGTTTTCAAATCTTGCATCAATTATCAATAAGAATTTCAAGGGTGATGTTTGGAATTGGTTCGGACAGAACAAAGGCCTCCCAAAGATGTGGGATGGTAACCAATATGTTCTATATACTTGTGGTATTGCTAATTGGATGAAGAAGGAGTTTGATTATAATGTAGAAGATTTTAATCTTATTAAAGAGTTCTATCTTCGTTTTACTCCAGACGGTTGTGATGGTATTGAGTGGATTAAGTTTTTTAAAGTAGAAGAACTTACTGATTTTTAATATGAAAGATTTAATTGCAGCATTAATTATTTTGAATGATGTTTTGAATAGACCAGATTCGAAATATCCTACAGCATGTGAGCATGATATGCTTTATGTATGTGACGTCAATTTCAATTTAGTTACAATTGATATGATTCACACATTATATAAGCTTGGTTTTATTCCTGGTTCTGATGAAGATGCAGATATTCTTATTAATTATAATGATGCTGGAGAATATGATGGTGAAATTGATTTTGAAACAATTGATCAGGAGACTTGGGATTCTATTAAAGAAGAATTAACAAATTGTTTTAGATCATATCGTTTTGGTAGTTGTTAAAAAATGTTAAAATTTTGATTTAATTTAAAAAAATTCTATATTATTATATAATCAAACAACAATGAAGAGAATTTTAGATATTCTTTGTGACCAAGTAATTGATATTGCATTAATTAATAAAGATGCGATTATATCGATTGAAAACGCAGATCTAAGAAATTATCCTAGTCGTTTTGTAGAACGTATTGAATCAGTTAAAAATTATTGTTTCAAATTATACGTTGATACTGATAACGGAAAGCTTAATTATTATGACATTAATGATCTGATGATTTATTTAATGCGAGCATTGGGTAATTATCGTAATTCATATCGTAAAAACAGTTATGCATATCGAGTTATGAATTCATTATTGGATATTGTTGAACAGTCGTTTATAGAAATCAATTCATAAAATGAAGAAGCTATTATTTACCACATTATTGTTTTTAACATCAGTTTTTGCATATTCTGTTGATTTGAATGGAACATATTTGACCGAAGATTATAACACCAAGTCAATTGATAATTTGATTAAAGTAACATATACATTCACTAATGATAGTCTATATATTGATGTATATCCTTCAGGGTGTGGTATTTCTGCAATGAGTTTAAAACAAACTTCAGATAATGATTATGATGCTGTGGAAACACTATATGATATTAATACTGGAGATATCCTAAAGAAGACAATATATCATCTATCATTTTTTCCTTGTGTTTGGGATAAAGATAGTTGGGCAGTGTATAGAGATGAAACTGTAATAGATATAATTAAAAAGATTGATTAATATGAAGAAGTTTGAGATTATTCGTGACATTTTTTCAATTGTAATGCGTTGTGGATTTAACGACGATAAACAGGATGCTATTAGCGAGTATACAAAAGATAAGCTGACTAATACAGTATATGTTAAGAAGATTGCATTGGTGGATTCTGTTACTAATGTAGATTCTATTGCAGTGACTGCTATGGAAAGTGATTTTTCAGATGCTTGTGATTCAGATCTTCGTATTGCATTTAATGATAAAAATATTGGAAAGAGAATTATTCTTTATGCCAATGAAGTAGAATATTCTGTATTGGTAATCATTTATGAGTACCTACGAAGAATGTTCGGTGCTAATAAAGATGAATTTGCATATAATTATGTTATGAATGCATGGGATATTCTTGAAAGTGAGGGAAAAACTGTTAATCTACCTAATAAAGAGTTGATGTATATTCTTAATAAATTTAAAGAGACATTTGTAGATAAATGAAAGATGAACGATTGATAACAGAGGATCTTCTTAAGTCAATAGGATTCGAAGATGTTACATTTGAATGGGAACGAGAATATTGGAATAAAATATTAGGTATTGATAATTATTGTACATTAAGATATTGTACATATAATGAAGATGGTTCAAACTGTGTTAAATTAGATTTTCAAAATGGCATTGTGAATAATGATGCTAATTGGGGATTACATATAGATAATAATGCTTGTGAATCTATTGGATCTGCTGATATATCTTATGTATGGCAATTTAATATGATGATGGAAATTTTAGGTTCGAAATTTAGAATTATATAATATGGGACGTTGGAGTATTAAAGAATTAGATAAGTCAAAGACTGAACAATCTATAGTTAATGAAGAAGCAAGATTGAAGCAGATTAAGGAATCTTATGCTAAGTTGGATAATGAATATGAAGCATATCGTGAAGAATCTAATAAGAAGCTTAATGATATGAAGGAACGACTTAGATCTTTAGAGAATTCTTATAGACAGGGTTCTGAATTTATTAGACAATGTAATATACATTTAAGAGAAGATTTTAACGATTAATAATATATAACAAATAAAAATATATAAGGAGAGAAAAACTATGAGTAAATTCAATTCCACAAAGAAGAGTACTGATTTGAAAAAGAATCAGATTAGTGTTGGTGAAATCGCAGGCCGCGTTACAAACGCTGCAGCTGCACAGTCAAACATCCAATTACTTCGTAGAGCAGTTCTTGCTAACTTGCTTTGGGAGAACATTGCATATATGGATGGTCAGAAGGTTGTAGATGAGATTGTTCGTCTTGTACCTATCTGTGATCCAAAGGATGTTGCAAATCTTACAATTGAGGCTCGTGTTATGCAGAAGCTTCGTCATACACCTTTGTTCCTTGCTGTTCAGATGTGTAAGCATGAAGAGACACGTCCTTATGTTAAGGATGTACTTCCAAAAATTATCACTCGTGCCGACATGTTAACAGACTTTATGGCACTTTATTGGATGGATGGTAAATGTCCTATCTGTAATGCTGCTAAGAAGGGTCTTGCTGAGGCATTCCATAACTTTAAGGAGTACCACTTTGCAAAGTATGACCGTGATGCTGAAATTAAGCTTCGTGATGTAATGTTCATGGTTCGTCCAAAGCCAACAACACAGCTTGAGGCAGTTCTTTATAAGAAGATTGCTGACCGTACACTTGAGACACCAGAGACTTGGGAGGTATTACTTTCAAATGCTCACACAAACGAAGAGAAATCTGCTGTTTGGGAGAAGCTTATCAATGAGGGTAAGATTGGTGGTAAGGCTATGCTTATGAACCTTCGTAACATGCAGACTGCTGGTGTACCACGTCCAGTTATTGAGAAGGGTCTTAAAGAGCTTAAGGGCGCAATGCTACTTCCACTTGACTTCTTAAAGGCAATGCGTATGTGTTCTGGTTTCGACCGCGAAATTGAGGATGCTATGCTTAAGACTTACGAGAATCTACCTAAGCTTCCAGGTAAGACATTGTTTATCGTAGACGTTTCAGGTTCTATGGGTTCAATCACAAGTTCAGGTTCAATATTCAGCCGTATGGACCAGGCTGCTGCGATGGCGATGCTTGCGGCTAACCAGTGTGAGGACTTCGAGCTTGTATGTACAGCTGGTGATGACTGGTCACGTACAGAGAGACATGAATACATTAAGTATCCTTCTAAGGGATTTAAGATGTTCCAGGACATCAATTCTATGTACCATAAGTTAGGCGGTGGTGGTATCTTTACATATCAGTGTATTGAGAAACTTCGTAAGCAACTTGGTGACAAGATTCATGATTATGCTCGTATAATCGTATTCTCAGACTCACAGGATATCGATGTATCACACGGTAGCACAAATAAGCCACGTCCATTTGGTAAGTACAACTACATTTGTGACGTATCTGCTCATACTCACGGTATTAACTATAAGGGTGTATGGACTGCTGAGATCTCAGGTTGGTCAGAGCACTTCTTAACTTATATCGCTGCATTTGAAGGTATTGAGAATCAGTTCGCTGATTTGAACTAATATACAATTTGGGAATATACTTTATAGTATGTTCCCAAGTTTCATTAATATAATGTTAATAATTTAAAAACTATATGAATATGGAAATGGCACAAATTATTTGGTTGATTATTTGCGGTGTTGTAATTATCGCTGGTTTTTGGCTTGGTTCTTATTACTTGAGTGAATGGAAGGATGCTTGTATTGATTATGCAAAGTATACTGCTAAGTCAGCAGTAAATTTGAAGAAGAAAAATGATGATAATTTGGTTGATACATATGAGTCAGAAATTGCTAAGAATTTGGTTCAGAAACAAATTTGCTTGCCAATTTGGTCTACAAGTTTTATTCTTGTTGTAGTATTTCTTGGAATTGTAGCATTCACATTATTTAAATAATTATGAATAAAATTGATATTGAAAACATTAATAAAGAATTAGCTAAGCGTAAAGCTGCTAATTATGAATGGAAAGATGGTGGCGAAATGACTAAGGACGATATTATGCTTCGCACCACGAATGAGTTAAATGAACTTGTTAAGGATTTTGAAACTAAAAAACAAAACAGTATTTCAGAAAATATTCATAAATTAGTTGATGATATATTCAAGAAGTATGCAGAAGATGTCGATTGTGTTGATAATATGATTCCATTATCATGTGCATATAGACCTGAATATAGACTTTATGGAGATACCGGTATTGAAGTATATAGTTCAGTAATGTTTAGCGATATAGATGGCTATAACGATAATCCACACGTTAAACCAATTGCTCGTAATTGGTGCGAAGAAGATGAACGTTGGCAAAGTTATGCTAATGATTTAGATAATTTGGTTGATGAAATATCTAAAACTAATGTTCCTTGTGCAGCAGAACATTGGAAAGATAATGGTGAAGTATTAAATGAATACTGGTATGGTGTTATTGCTATAACAAGAGATTATAAAATTGTAGGATTTGAAATGCGAGATGATGGTTTACCGCAAGATTCCAATAAATTGAATTATCCTTGCATAATGACTGTTTAAGAATTATTTATATAAATTTTGAATTAAAATAATTTTACAATCTATATTATATTGTAATTAGTTTTATTGAAGCCGGTTTCTTAATATATAGAAGCGACAGTCGGGCATTATTTTTTACTTAGGTAGAAAATATGTCCGATTTTTTTGTCTTATAAATATATCAAATTTAATTATGAACGAATCAAATATTCTTGATTATACACGCAATCTTTTCGGTAATAGCACAGGAGATTTTTATTCTTTTAGAAATAAGAATAAGCGTTCTAATATTACAATTGTAAAAAAATCTAATATTAGTATTGGTTTTACTAAAGAACAATTAAATAAGATTGTTGCTGCTGCAAATGGAAAAAGAATAAGTTTTATAATTGGTGATAATACATATTATTATTCTAAAGAAACTAGATTTGATGATGAATTAATATTTTTTTATGAAAGTTCATATGAATCGACATACATTTATCCATTACAAATGATTAGTTATATTAGAATATATGATAAATAAAAATATATAAATTTTAAATTATGGAAAATTTTAAAGAAATAATTAAATTTAATTGGGAAGAAAATATACATCCTTCACGAGCGAGAATTGGAACTATGTATTGTTTTAAATTATGTGAAATTTGGAAAAACTAAATATATTTAATTTAAGATTATGAGTAATGACGATTATGAAAGAGCTAAAAGATGGCATGAATTCTATTTTGGAAAAAATTATGATCCATATAAAAGAGGAGCATTATCAGATAAATCAAAATATTAATTATGGGATGGCATCAAAAATGTGAATATGCAAACAAATGCCCTTATGGGAGCAACACAGAACCTGGTACGTGTGGTTATACATCGTGCCGTAGAGAAACTATTTTGAATAACGTAAAAGATGGTAGTTTTACCTCTTTGGAAGTTCTTGAAAGTACTGGGCAAATCTCTAAAAAAGAGGCATATCGTTTATATAGAAAATATATAATATAATAGTGTATTAATATTATGACTTTAGATGAAGCTATTGAACATTGTTATGAAATAGTCAATAATAAATGTAAAAACTATGAATGTCGTATGGATCACAAACAGTTAGCAAAATGGTTGACTGAACTTAAAAAATATAGGGAAGCATTATAGCTTCCCTTATTTATTTACCCATTATTTCATTATATTTTTTTAGGTCTTCTTCATCAGCTTTATAATAAGGTTCCCAGATTTTCATTCGTATATCTTCAAGTTTTGCAAGTTCTGGTTGTATTTTCTTAATCTTATTTTTTAATTGTTCAATTTCATCAGATATCTTATTGAACTGTTCTCCATATTCTTGAGCTTTTTCTTCACCTTCTTTAAATTTGCCATCTGCATAAAGACCACCAACTTCTTCATCTTGGTCAATTTGTAATTGTCTATAATTACGTTTAGCATCTTTAAGATCCTGTTCGTAACCCCAAAGTTCATCTTCAAGTTTTTCTATCTTTTTATTGATATCTTTTTCTTGGTCTTTACATTTATTATATAACTGACGAACTTTTTCATGGTTCTTTTCATAAGTTTCCCATTTAAGTTTTTCAAGTTCAGGATCTGGATCATCTACCCAAAGAGTTACGATTTCACCAGTATCTTCATCAACGAAATCTTCATAATGGCCGTTTTTGCCATCTTTTTCTGATTCTAATATGTATTGTTTAAAATCTTTCATTATTAATGTGTTGATTTATTTTTAACATCAAAATAATCTTTCATATCCCAAATAAATTGATTAGTATCAATATTATAACCTTTCTTTTGAAGTTTTTCTATTTCTGTAAATATGTCATCAAATAATTTTTTAACATATTCACTATATTGAATATTAAGATTTTCCAATTGTGATAAATCACCTGCTATTTTACGAGCAATATCTTTTGTTATTGCTTTATCTAAATTCTTTTTAGATTCATTTAGTATTGTTATTAAATCTTTCATATTGACTATTTTATATTTATATATTAAAAATAATATTTTATACTAAATGAAAATTGAATATAATTTAATAATTTCTATATTATTAATGGAACAATAACAAACTTGAGAAACATGAACAATATTACAAAAACAGTTAAAGATGTACGAGAATTCTTTACAAAAGGAATGAAAAATATTTGGGGAACTTTGACTCCAGATGATCGTAAAGATAATGATGTTTATTGCCGTGACATACATGGTAATCTTTATAAGGTAATTGGATTTGAAGATGATAAAGAAAACAATAGAGGAATTATTAAAGTAGAACGTATATATGATTAAAGATTTTATTATTGCTTATATTAAAGCATACAAAGAAGTTAATGCAGAAAGACTTAAAGCAAAAGAATGCATTAATGATGCTAAGGAAATGAAAAAAACTTGGGAAGAAAAACAAGAAAAATTAAAAACAGTATTAAGATATCTTGGTGATTTATATTTGTCATTACCGAAAGAACCTCGTAAGAATTGCGTACAAGGTACTATTGATCTTTTCCAATATGGTATTGGTGTTCCTTATAATAATAGGAAAGATGGACTTATTAAGTTATATCAAGAAAATATAATTTATTATATTGATATATATCTTAAGTACGCTAAGAAAGATTATAAGAAAAACAATTATAATAAAGTTATTAAAGACTATGATGACTTAATTGAAAACGTCAAAAAACAACTAAAATTTTGGGATACATAATGAGTGCAAGAGAAAAGAAAATAACATTATATAGCAGAAATGGTATTAAGATTGAACGATACGATAATCTTTTAAAGAAAGGATATTTGTTTCATCATGGTAGTACTTCACAAGTTATTGAAAGAGTTTCAATTGAATCTAAAGGAAAAATTATTAGAACAGGAAAACGTGATTATTCAATTAAGAAAAAATCACCATTAGGATTCTATTACTTTACTCCTTCACATTATTCAAGAGTAGAATTTCAAACAGAAAAAAGTATATGTGCATCTTTTAAGACAATATCATTTCAACTTAATGATAAAAGATATTATTTTGAATATCCTACAAAATATAAAGATGTAGGAATAGGAATTGAAACTAGACCTTGGGATATTCTTCCAGGATATAAAGGAATATTTGATCATTTTATAACAGATCTTTATAAAGAATTAAATAAGTTCTTTGACCTTATTGAAGACAATAATAAAATACTTAAAGCTGATAATTTGCAAAGATTAAAAAACGAAACATATAGAGACATATTTGGTGATCCTAAAGGTCCATCTACAAATTATAATGACATTAAAATATTATCACATGGATTTGATTTAAAAGAATCATTTAGAAAAAGAAAAGAAAATTAATTATGATAACAGCAGATGAAGCATTAAAAATTTCCATATATAATCACATGGAAATTCTTGAAAGAAAAATAAAAGAAGCAGCAGAAAAAGGTCAAAGAAAAGTATCTTTAAAAGGTTGTATTAGAATATCATCAGAAGAAGAAAGAATATTACAAGATAATGGATTTAAGATAACAATTGGACATTGTGGAAAAGGTGGTGAATTTGATATTATAAATTGGTGAAATGATAAGTGGACATAGTACATATTGGCAAATAAAAGAAAGACCGTATCCATCAAAACGATATGTATTGATATTTGATAAATATCGTAATTATGATGGCAAGAATCCTTCTATAACTGAATATGATAGTTTAGATGAACTTCATGAAGAGACTAAACTATTGAATGAATATTATAAAGATACCCCACGTCCTGTTGTTGAAAAGAAAAGATATCATGCAGCAACATCATATAGTTTTTCTGGTGATGCTTATTTTTGGGGATATATTGTTTTGGATTTTGAAACACAAAAAATAATTGAATCTGGAAATGATGGCATCAATATTCATTATCAATCTGGATATAAGAAAATAAAAGGAAAGTCTATAAGTAACGATATAAAAGATTTCTTCTTCAGGAAAGATGACGAGATTCCAAAAGGTTATCGTTGGGACTATGGAGAATATGAAGGTTGGCTTCAATATAGATGGGGTGATGGCAAGAATGCTATAGGATATGCTGGTGAACCTAAAATAAAAAATAAGAATAAAGATATTGAAGAAGATTATGAGGGTAATTTTGAAGGTTATTTACCATGTACATTAGAAGAAGAATTATCAGTATCTGAATATAGAAACTCATTAGATAAAAAAGAAACAACATCTTCGATAGCTGATATGCTTGGAGAAGACAATCCATTACTTAAATTAAAATTTGATTAAGAATATGAGTAACTTATATGGATGTGGTAATTTTGAAACAACTGAAGGTGGCATAATAGCTATGATTTCAGTTTTAGCAATATTTTATTATATTCTAAATTATAATCCTACTTGGGAATTTGGTATTATACTTATACTTTGTTTTTGTTTAGGATTCCTTTGTGATTTATTTGGAGTTCTATTACATAATGTATTAATTTATATTTGGAAAACATTAAAAAAGATATTCAAATGACAAAGAAAGAATGGAAAGAAGTAACTAAGAAAATGATTGAATCTTTTCCTACGGATACTTTAGCAACTGGTAAATTAGAAGATAAAGTTATCGTTAAATTATTAATGAGATTTTATAAAGCTTTATGATTATATTATACATTATAATTTGTATTCTAACATTTTTTATTGGGTTCTTATTAGGAAGAAGAATACAGAAAAATTAGAAAAGAAGTTTTAGAACATTATTAATATGAAAAATACTGTACTTTGGCGACGACATATTCCTGATAGTATTTTTGAAGAGTGTATTTGGTGTGATGATGATCCAGAACTTTGGGAACATTCAGTTGATGGACAATTAGATATTTTATTTTGGAGTAAATTATAAGTATATTTGATAAGATACAATATGATACTTAGTATTGATTTTAGAACAGATATTCCAGCATTTTATTCTGACTGGTTAATTAATAGATTTAATGAAGGATTTGTAATGTTTAGAAATCCTGCTGCCCCTAATATGGTTCATAAGATCATATTAGACAATAAGCATATAGAAGGAATTATGTGGTGTTCAAAAGATTATCTTCCAATACTTCATGACTTAAAGAATATCACAGATAAATTTCCAAGTATATTTCATTACACAATAACAGGCTACGGAAAAGATATTGAACCTGGAGTACCAAGTTTTGAACAATCTATTTATACATTCAAAGAACTTTCTCAAAGATATGGAAAAGAAAAAGTAATATGGAGATTTGACCCTATCTTTTATTGTAAAGACTTTGAAGAAGTTCAGACACTTGAAAGATTTGAAAATATATGCAAAGAGTTACATAATTATACAGATAGAGTTGTAGTCAATTTTGTATCTCCTTATGAAAAAGTCAAAAGACATTTACCAGAGATGATTGAACTTAATAATATTCAAAAGAAAGTTCTTATAATGAATATGCTTGATATTTGCAATAGATATGATTTCAAATTACAGACATGTGGTAATGGTTTACAATTCAAAGATTTAGAAGGTGTTGAAGTTACAGGATGCCTCGATGAACATGCTTTGAATTTAATGGGAATCTATCCTAAGCAAAATAGAACAGAAATGGCATGGGGATGCTTATGTTATCCAAATACGTGCATAGGTGTTTATAATACTTGTCTTCATAAATGCAAATATTGTTATGCATCAGCAGATTTTGATAAATGTGATGAGAACTTTAAAATACATGATCCAAAGTCTCCATTATTGATTAGCAATATAAAACCAACTGATACAATAATTGAAATGAAGCCTAAATTATTAAATACAAATCAACTTAAATTGAATTTTTAAAATAATATTCTATTTTATATATTATAAACAAATAATGTATTATGAAGATATTTAATTTTAACAAATCAATTACTGTTTATTTATGTGTTAATAAGAATGGATCTATAGGATTGCATTCAATAGAACCAACTCGTGATGAGAACCGTGGAATGTGGATATCTAAAATGCCATTTTGTAATTCTCTTGCATATAACCAACTTGTAAGCTTGGTTGAGAAATCTAATTTGACTTGGAACAATGATCCAGAACCTATAACTTTAAATATATAGCATTTAATGTCTTTCTAATGCGGTTATATTGTTTTAATATATAATTTTATTATTTAAGATATATACCGCATTAGAAAGACATCTAGAACTATCTAGATGAAATATTTAATAGATATATAAATAAAATATTTTTACAATGATTTTAGAAGCTTACGATAAATTTGAATATAAATATGTAAAATTATCTACATCTATAAAATCTTCTGTAGATGATTTGAATTCTTATGGTAATGAAGGGTGGGAAATCGTTAAATTCTTTGAACCACGTAATGCTTTAGTTGGAGATACATTTGCTGCATTATTAAAACGTAAAATAACCAGAACAGAAGTATGAAATATCCAAAAGTAGGTGAAAAATTTTATTGGAAAAATCAAGATGGTGAAATTTTTGAAGATACTTGTTTAAAAATTGAAGCAGATGATATTCCTACATTAGAAACAATGTTCTTTATATTTTTAACAGAAAATGGAGGAGGTAGTTTTGTTTCTGAAAGCAATATAATAGATTCAAATTCTATTGAAGTTATAAATTTCAAAAAAGAACAATTAAAAAATAAACTTAAAGAAATTTCAGATTTAATTTCTCAAAAGGAAGTTAGAAAAATTCTAATGGCTAAATTAATTAATGAATATGGTTGGCTTGAAGCAGATAAAATTTTAGATATTTTAAGTAACTAAATAATAATTTTTTATATTATGAATAAGTCATTGTATTTTATTGAATGTACTGCAAAAGATGATATTGAATTTAAGAACGGCTGGACAGATACAATTAAGACTGTTTATAAAAAGGGTGATGTTGTTTATTTTAACCCTAAAGCATCGTCTAATGAAACATATGTAGGATACGGAAAAGATAATCCGTACTGTTATTGGAGTAATTCGCATATTCCTTTTACACGTCAGAAGAAGTTTGCTAAGAAATGGCAGATTAAAGAGTATGCAGATAAAAATGCAAGATGGATTGAACAAATTGGTCATTTCACGCCAGTTGTCAAAGAAATTAAATTAAAATATGTTGAAGAAGAGATATGATAGAATTATCTAATGATATGAAAAGTTATCTATTTCAAAGATTCCTTAGAAATAATGCAAATAAATATACACATTATTATAAGGAATGGATTGATAACATAACACAAGATCAATTAAGTTATTTTATATTAGAAAAGCAACGTCTTAACAAATGAAAGGCCCATCATTAGAACGACAATATAATATTATTCAGGAACAAATCAAGAAAAAGATTGATAATTATAATTCAAAATTCGATGTACAAGAATGTGATTATTTATATGGTCCACAATTTCCTGTTGGAATGGGTGTAGGACCTATTCGTTATAGTAGATGGGAATTATATAAATTTGATGAAGAAAAATTTCAAATTTGTAAGAATAAAAACCCGAAAGAACTTAATTGTAAAGAATGTCAATCTTGTGGATTATGGGATATTGATGGTCATTATAAAATTCCATGTTATAATATTATGAAAATAGGAATAGATTTATAATATATGAAAGCTATATTTCTTGATTTTGATGGGGTCATAACAATTCCACCAAAATGGCATCTTAATGCTAATAAGATTAAATATATAAAAAGGATTGTAGATGAAACAGGAGCTAAAATTATTGTTTCATCTTCTTGGCGTCGTGAAAATGTTAAAAAGACAATTAATGATATGATTGGTAAAACAAAACGATGTCCAAGAAATAAAATGCTTTATTGGCTTATTGATAATCTTTATGATGTTACATCTTGGTTTTCTGATAAGAAATATAATGGAACTGGTAGAGGTGGTGAAATACAATCATGGCTTGATAAACATCCAGAAGTTGATAATTATGTTATAATTGATGATGATAATGATATGCTTGACTCACAGTTATATCATTTTGTTCAAACTAATTATGAGGACGGTATTACAGAAACAGAAACAATAAGAGCTATTAAAGTACTTAATGGTAAATATTTTCAAAATCCAATGGCTCTTAATTTTGAATTACGATTCCAACATTTATTAAAATGTCATAATTTACCAAATAAGTGTGAAGAACTACAACAATATAATGATCTTTGTAAAGATTTAGATAATAGATATGAAGGAATATAATATCATATTCTTAGATATTGATGGTGTTATGAATAGTGTCCAATATGATTGTTGGAGACAAAATAAGAAATTGAATAGATTAAGATATGGTAGTATTGATACAAGAGAATGCTATAGAATGGCTAAATTCTGTGAAGACAATAATGTTAAGTTGGTCATATCGTCTTCTTGGAGAAATGGAAATTCTTGGGAACAGAATAATGAAGACTTTATAAGAGATGGTAATTGTTTAGGAGAATTTCACTTACATGGTTTAGAAATATTAGCACCTTATGTAGTTGGTGTTACTCCATATTCTAAAAGCAGGCATCGTGGTCAAGAAATTCAATATTTTATAGATATAACAAATGGAAAATATCCAGAATATCGTAAAATAATGAAAGAAGATTTTACTATATTAAATTATTGTATAGTAGATGATGATAATGATATGTTAGATATTCAGAAAAAGAATTTTGTACAGACTAATCCTTGGACTGGAATAACAAGAAAGAATTATCATAAAATAAAAGAAATACTTAAATTATGAACATAAAGAAAGAATATATTAGGTGTCTTAAAGATCCTGTTTATTTCTTTAATAAATATTGTAAGGTATATAATAAAGAAACCGGAGAATATGTTAATCTTAAAATAACACATAAGCAATATGAGAGATTTATTAAATTCAAGAATTCACAAAATTCTAGACAAACGAGACAAGCTAAACTATAATGTATGTTATGATTGTCCAAGTGAAGGATATGATATGTATCGTAGGGAGGAAGAAGAAAAGAATGATTGGAAAAGAAAGTATGAAGAACTTCAAGAAAAATTCAAAAATTTCTTTGATATTCCAAAACAGAATGAATTAGGAGAAAAGTTTCCATGGTCAGGATATATTGATATGAATGGAAAGATATATAAATGCAATTCTTGTGAACATGAATCTATTATACGACAGATTATCTTTAAGGAATATTTAGATGAATATTTTAAGGTACCTGCATCATTTTATGATCATAAACCACAAGGAACATTTCAAGAAGAATACTTTGCAATGAAGTATCTTGGATTTGCTAAGGTATCATCTTTTGAAAATGCTCCAACTAAAAAGATTCTGTTCTTTTATGATAAACTTACATGGAAACAATCTAATGAAATATATCCAACATAATAATGAAAACACCATTTGATAAAATATATGTATTAACTTTACCATCATTTAAAGATCGTTATACTTTCGTTGGTAATCAATTAAAAGATTTAAATATTGATTATCAATTTTTATGGGGAACAGATTTTGGTAATATTAATATGGATGCGTATGGATATAAAATACATTATCCATATTTATGTTTATACAGTAATTTATATACTGGTAAAGATTTTAGTTGTACAATTAATCATTATAATGCAGTATATCAAGCATATGAGTTTGGGTATGAAAAAATACTTATTATGGAAGATGATATATGTTTTTTAAAAAATAAAGAATTAATAGAAGCAATTTTTAATAGTATTCCTGATGATGCTGATTTTGTAACATATGATCCACGTTTTAGTAATTTTATAGAAGATTTTAAACAATTTAATAATGATTTAATAATTAATAAAGATAAATCATATTTTAAAGATATTGGACAATATAAATTAATGTTCGGTGGGATGTTATATGCTATAATGAACAGAACAACAATGAAATTATATTTAAATAATCAAAGAAAAAATATTTGGATGTCAGATGTTGTTCAAGGCATATTTAATAATGTTAAAATAAATAAATATGTATGTACAAAATGTATTTGTACAGATCAATTTAATATTAAGAATAATTTTAATGCTGGTAATTTAATATGGTATAAAAATAATTATAAAGATTTAAACATATCTAATTTTTATATACCATCAAATTATCATATATTTGAAAGAGATACAAAAACATATAAATAATTTAATGAAAATACCGTTTAACAAAATATATGTAATAACGTGTCCTTCTTTTAAAGAAAGATTTTTATTTGTAAATAATCAATTAAAAGATTTAGGTATATGTAATTATTCTTTTATTTGGGGTTCAGATTTAGGAAATTTTAAAAAGGATTCATTAGGGTATAAAATACAATGGCCTCAATTATGGGAATATGAGCATAATTGTACTGGTAGAGATTTTGGGTGCACATTATCACATTACGATGCAATATATCAAGCATATGAATTTGGATATGAAAAAATACTTATTATTGAAGATGATATATGCTTTATAAAAAATAAAGAATTATTAGAAGTAATTCTTAATAATATTCCAAGTGATGCAGATTTTGTTACATATGATCCTAGATTTTGGTTTGATATAGATTTTAATCAATTTCATAATGATATTAAAACATCAAATTATTATATAAAAGATAAATATAATTTTATGTTTGGAAGTATGATGTATGGAATAATGAATAGAAATTCAATGAATTTATATCTTAATAATCAAAGAAAAAATTTATTTATAGCAGATCATGTACAAGGATTTTTTTGCAATGTATCAGTAAATAAATATGTATGTACAAAATGCTTATGTACAGATCAATTTAATATTGAAAATAATTTTAATTATACAAAAAAGAATAAAGCATATAAGAATAATTATAAAGATAATGAAAACTTAAAAATTAGTGATTTTTATATTCCTGAAAAATATCAATCATTTTTACGTACATAATTGAATTTTTTAAATAATATACTATATTTATATTATAAAAATCAAATAAATATGATTACAATTAAAAAGCTTCATAAAAAATACGGTAAACGTAAAATTCAAGTTTTTGAAGATAAAAAAATGCTCGGCGAAATAACTGAATGCTGGCATTGGATTTCATTACCGAGAGAAAATCACGAAATTCTTCGAAAAGTTGCAATGGAGAATCTTTGGTGGTTGCTTCATTCAGACAACATTGGAGAAGATTATACTGAACTTGAAGCTTGGGAAGAAAAAATTGAACGTTGGGATAAGGGTCATTCTTATGGAGCTAATAATGAATCATTATTCTTTCCAGGAGAAAAGGATGTAGCATTAAATTCAATTAATAATAAGTAATATGACATTTCCAGAAATATTTGAACAGTTTAAGAATCATATTTTTATCAGACGTGAAAGCTGGGAAAATAATGTATTTATTCAATTAAGACATACAACATTATTAATTCGTCTTGTAAAGTATGAAATTAGAAAATCACCAGAAACATTGGATAATGATATAAGATTATCTGCTGAAGATCTGATTGCTGATGATTGGATTGATATTAATATAGAAGATTTCATGTCAAAGAAACCATCAAAACCAAAAACATTATGGGAATATATAGATACTTTAGATAACGGATCTGACAAATGGCGTGAAGCTATAGATCTTGGTGTTAAATATCATAAAGATGGTAAGAACCCTGACGAATATCTTGAAGAAATTATTAATAAGGTTGAACATTCTAAAAATTAATTAATATGACTGTTAAAAACAATAATGGAGAAATTTTAAATTGTGAAATTAATTTAGGTAGTATTCACGTTTGGAATGAAAATAATGATTATCGATTAGATATTGATTCTGGTGAATTTGAAGAAGAATTTGAAATAATAGATGAATAAATAAATGTTCTATTCACTGAGCTATGGAACCGCAATAAAAATTCAGTAAATAAAAACATTTATTAACAATATGGAATTGTTAAAATTTCATTAAAACAAACAATTATGGGAAAGCAAAAAAGAAGTGAGAACACTTATCAGAAGATTAACACAATCTTCATGCGTGATGCAAAGAATGTAATTATGCCGTATGAGCCATTTGTTGAGCCAGAATTTGAATACTTACGTGGTCTTAAGTGGCGTGGCGAATGCAAAATTGATGGAACTAATATGCGTATTGAAGTTACTAAGGAAATTGTTCCTTCAGAAACAAGTGTTGTGCCTGAAGTTGCAGGTGTAAAGTTTAATGTACGTTATGCAGGTAAGACTGATAATGCACAGATTCCACCAAAGTTGCTTAAATTCATGGAAGAGAATTATCCTAAGGAGAAAGTATTGGCTTCTCTTGGACTTAAGGATTTTATTCCCGTTGAAGAGTGGGAAACAGACCACAACTGGTTAGAGTATGACCAAATTCCTAATATCTATACTATCTATGGTGAGGGCTATGGAGCAGGTATTCAGAAGGCTGGTGGTAACTATATTAAAAATGGTGTAGGATTTATTGTATTTGATGTTAAGGTAAATGATATCTATCTTAAGACTGATGCTCGTGATGAGATCGCAACAAAGCTTGGTGCTCCTATTGTTCCATTGATGGGTTACTTTACTCTTGATGAGGCAATTGATTTTGTTCGTAAGGGATTTAAGACTAGTCTTTGGGATAATAAGGATTTCATTGAGGAAGGTCTTGTACTTCGTACTGACTTGGGCCTTCGTAACCGTATGGGCAAACGTTTGATTGTAAAAGTCAAGTATGAGGATTTCCAAAAGTATCGTGCAGTTTATGGTACTGATGGGCCTGTAGAACAAGAAAAGAACAAAAATTATGAAAAATAAAAGTCAGCCAGGGAGACTATAAAATTATTCTCTGATGAGACCTGGACGAAAATATATTCCCTCTGAATCCACTTGCTTGTGAAAGTAGGTGGATTTTTTATTAAATTTTTTGTTATTGTAAAAATAAATTACTATTTTAATATAATCAATGTTTTATTAATGTTGACAATAAAAATATTTTATTAGTAATTTATGAAGAAATTCAAATTATTTATTATGATTGTTTTATTCAGCTTAATGCTTGGATTTAGTTCATGCAACGGTTGTGGTAAAGCAACAGAGCCTCAACCACAGACAGATTCAATAGAGGTTGCTGCAGATTCAGTAGTTACAAATGCTGTAATTAATGTTGAAAATACAATTTCTTTGGATCGTCAATCAATGTATGTTAAATCAGGTGGCGATTATCGTTGGTTCGAAACTGAAATTCTTCTTCCTGAATTTATGGATGCAGAAAATGCAACTAGTGATCCTGTAATGGTTGTTAATATTTTCCAAAAGGTTATTGAAAGAGGAAACGGTTTTGATACTTATGTATATAAGTTCCAACACTTTAATGATGGTACAGTACTTACAGACTCTGTTGCTGGATTCTGGGTTGAAAATTGGCCTTTAGAAGATAAAGCAATTAAACTTAAGTATGCAGAAGCTTGGGATAAAATACAACAAGTTAATTTCCCAAAGCCACACTCAAAGCACGTTACTTTAAGAAATCCAATTGGTCCTATTGAAATTAATACACAATGGATCTTTGGTAATATTAAAGAACAAATTTGGGTAGATGCAGTTACTGGAGAATGCAAAAATTCTAATCCTGCATTCCCAGAAGAAAAAGGATTTAAAATGCCATTAGGCGAGTGGCCATAATTTATGACCATAATTTTTTTTAATTTTTTTTTATTAGTTTTTACGATTCCACTTGCTTGTGAAAGTAGGTGGATTTTTTATTTGAATTATTTTCTAGAAATTTGAATATAACAAGTTCATAAATTTCCTTGTGAAATTTTGAATAATATATAATTTTTTCTATATTATAAATATAAAAAATTAGTAACAATTAAAACTCAAAAATATGAACGATTATCGTACAATCACCCTTGTTTCTCGTAACATTAATTGTTCAACTATTACTGCAGATGAATTTATTGCTGCTATGTTTTCTGATTTTCTCGAGGCTGAGGAGAAATATAATGACCTTTATATTCCTGAGTGGGAAGCTGTCAAAGTTAGCAATTTCTTTAATCACATGGAATGGGCCCGTAAACGTGCTATTAATTTTGCTGAAAAGAAATGGAAGACTGAGAAGAAGCGTACTGCTTATGTTGAGTCTGAGGTTGAGAAAGCCCGCAAGAATTATAAGATGAGTGATTTCTATTATGATCTCTCGTTCTTCGATTTTGATGTAAATCCTGGAGAAATGGGTATCTCAGGTGATTGTTCTATTTCTTATAAGGAGCTAACTCCAATTAAACTCCTCCGTTGCTTCGAGTCAGTTAAGAATAATAAGTATTTTAAAAAGGCAACTGGTTGGAAGTTTACTTATAAGGCCGATAATAATTCATATCGTACAGCATTCCGTCCACATATTGAACTGATTACTGATACTGAGACTGCTGCTCAGATGCAGAAGGATGCTGAGAATCTGACTGAATCTGTTCGTAAGTTCTATGAGGGATGTACTTACTGGGGAGACTAATAAATCTCACTATTATTTAAAAACTATTAAAAACAAGTAATATGAAAATTATAGCAGACATTTACGGTTCAAAACCATTAACAGATGAAGAAGTAATCAAGGTATTATCTGAAACTGGAGAAAAACTTGTTATTTCAAATGGTAAGACTATTACACAGGTATCTTGGTCTCCAGATAATGATATTGAAATTCTTACTGTTAGAATTAAAGATATGTCTATTCAAAATTATCTTTTTACAAAGTTCAATGGTATTGAGACTATTAATTGGATTCGTCAGAAATCATATAAGGGTTGTAAATTCTATTACGGATATATTAAAGATTAAATATGGAACCAAAATTTATTATTGAATGTATTCATAAAGAATATTGGAATATTCCAATGTATTTAAAGAAGATAGGCCCAAAACCGTGGAATATCGAATGGACTAATGATCCTTATAAAGCAAAAATTTATGATACAATTCAAAGAGCTGAAAAAGAATCATTAAGAATGTCTGAATATGTAAAATATTGTTATGATCGTGGCTATAGTTCACATTGCTATGGGTGGGATTCAGAAAAACAAGTTAGTTTGGTAATGAAAAATGTACAAGGTAACGTTAGAAAAATAAAAATTGCATTTATTGATGAATAATAAAATTGAAACATATTTCGTTGATTATCCTTCTGCATTAAAACTAAAGAAAATTGGTTTTGACGTAGCTTGTGATTTATATTTTGAATGGTACCCTCATTATAATGGTGAACCAATTTCTTTTGATGAAGAATGCGAATTGAAAGATGAAGGAAAATCAAATTTAATAACATATAAAGAATTAGTACAGCGAATGTATAATACTAATTCTAAATTAAAGTATTCTAAAAACTGTTCATGTCCAGAAATCTATAAAGTTACAGATTGGATTTTGGAAAACTATAACATATTTATTGATGCTAAACCATATTGGTGTGAAGATGGAATTATGTGGTTATTCGAAGCATATTATCTTATGGATACACATTGGAAACCTATTAAAAGTATAACTGCTAAAACTTCAAAAATTCATGCATTAGCAGACGGTATTGAATATGTCTTGAATTTGATTGTAACAAATAAAATAAAAAAAGGGAATCATTAATGATTCCCTTTTTTGAATAAAAAAAAGAAGTACTTAATAAAAGTACTTCTAAAAAATAAAATTTTTAATAATTAGTTATAAAAGGTAATTTTTTAATATTATGTTCTTTAATATAAGTTACAAATTTATCATATCGTGCAAGATCATCAATATTATAATTAGGATATGAAGATATTAACAAATAAACTCCTTTATATAATCCTTCATGATTAATATCTTTATTATATTCATTAAATGTATCCAATACTTCTTTACGTGATCGTCCATATATATAATTTTCAGGTCCTAACAATAATGGTGTCTTAATTACTGTATACCATACTTCTCCAATATGATCAATCATACTATCTATTTCATTTCTTTGTTTTTCTTTACTTTCTGCCATTTGTTGCATAGAACGTTTGAATTCATCTAATGTATATAATGAATTACATTTTTTATCATCAATACCCATACGATCTGCCATTCCTTTTGTTAATACATGTGTATTATGCATATTAGAAAATGTCTTATCTTCAATAGATTTTTCTAAATTCTTATAATTTTCTTCTGTTAAGATATAAGGATATCCTTCATAAGTATCATTTAATTTCAATTCATTATATAATGCAACAGTATCCACGTGTTGATATCTGTATTCATTAATATCATATACTAAGTCTGCATAATTATTTAATGCAAATAATGCTTCCTTTGCTTCTAAATAAGAATTTGCATATATAATAACTCTTTCATTAAATTTATCTTTCTTATAAAATATATATAATGTACTCATATTATTCTATGTTATATTTTTGTTTATATTTTTCTACTTCCTTTAATAATTCATTTATTAAGTTTAATGGCATCTTAACATGATCTAAAGATATTGAATACCCTGCATCTGTATATATAGGAGAAGTTGAAACGTTATATCCTCCAATGCCTTCATTATTCATTTCATATTCAAATCTAAGATAAGGAACAATATAATTAAGAATATCTTTATATAGAAAATAATCAGAATTATCACTTTCATTTCTTGCTTTTTCCAATTCTGTTTCAAGTTCTTTAATTCTTTTTTCTAATTCATTTTCCTTTTGAATATGGCTTTTAATAATGTCTTTTATTAATATTCCAGTATCTTCCATATTTAATAATCAAATATAGATTTCAAATTTAATTTAATTGAATCATTTACATCAAAATATTCATATTTTTGTGATGTTGAAAATAATTTATTTTTGTTAAATATCTTATTATTATCTGAATCAACATAATAAATGCCTGCATCCTTTAATGATCCTAATTCTAATTTATTATGAGTATTATAATCTGCACTCATTATTTGTCTTTCAATAAAATTGGCGTCATCATTAGACATTGGAAAATTATCGATAGATAACTTATATCCATCTGCATCTACACTTATATGTATATAATTCCTCATCTGTACGAATAATTCATACATACGATTATACATTGGTGTTGATGTTGATTTTATTCTTGACTTTAATTGCTTAATTTCATTTTCTAACTCGTTTTCCTTTTTTAAATGCTGTCTAACAAAATCTTTAAATAAAACACCTTTACTTTCAATCTTTTCGTTATCTTCTTTAAATATTTCCATTTTATCTTGTAAATATAAACTTAATGCTAAACCAAATAACCAATCATCATTATTTTCCATAGCTAATATAATATATTAAAATGGTACTTCCCCATCAGTAGATTCAAATAAATCGTTTTGTAAATTCTTTTCCTCTTTCTTATTTGATTCTTCATTTGTCTGTGTGAATATGTTATCCTTAAGCATATTAGTATTTTCTTGTTTTCTCATGAATCTATTATTAGATTCATCTAATTCTGAATACTCATAATATCCATAAGGCTTATGTATAACATTTGGAAGTTCAGATTTGACATCTTCAAGACGCCTCTTTTCTTTAATTTCAAATTCAACATCAATATCTTCAGTTTCATCAACTTCTTTCATATCATCAACTAATTCCTCAATAAAGAATGCTTGTGTTTCTTGTGATCCTCCATATATGTCATTAAGATCTGTTTTCTTTGTCCACAATAATTCAAATGGGACAATTCCAACGTTGCCATTCTTAGGACGTGACTGTAATATGATTATCTTCCAAAGATCTTTACTCAACTCAAATACTGTTTCAAGATATTCCTTATCTTCCACAATAAGATTTGGAATTGAATTTGCATATCCTACTGCATAATCAGCAAGATATTTATTTATTTCATTTTCATTTGTTGAACTATGAGCACGTGCCCAATTTTGTGAATCTTTAACGAATTTCAATACAGGAAAATCCAATCTTTTTCTTTTACGATTATATTCTATCTGTACAAATCTACGAATACGATTTAATTTTGTGTAATTGATTCTATTCTGTTTCTTATCAATACAATATTCAAATATGTCTTTTATAGTTTCACAATCATAAAATTTATAAAGTCCTATTACAATTGGTATGTTCTTTTCAAGAATTTCAATATCTGATGCATATATATTGTTCTCTTCTCTTTCAATCTTATATGAATCATCCTTAAATATTTCATATGATCCTTTAAGAAGTTCTTTATATGTATCTATATTTCCATCATTAAGATGATTAAGAAACTTAAATGTTTCTGCTGTATTATAATTATATCTATTATGACGACATAACTTTAAGAATTCTTCTACATCCTCCTGTTTTGCTTCATCTATTCTATCTTTATGATCTTTAACAATAACTTCATACCCATAATATTTCATTCCATTTGTAAGAACTTCTAATTGTTTTGAATACTCAGTATATCGTTCTTCAAATACTTTAAGCTTATATGTTGTTTCATCTATATAATATTTACAATCATTTTCATCATATTTAAGATATCTATTTGCAGACAATAAAGATTGAATCAATGGGTTATATTTTGATTCTTCATTATTACGTTCAAGCATATCATTACATGTATGAATCAAATCTCGTGCAAACATTAAATCCTTTTCAGAAAAACTTAAATCCAATGGTTGTGTATAATAATAGTTAATTGGAATTCCTGAAGAATCTTCCTTTTCCAAAAACAATTTAATATATAAGTCATTATTACGAAGACGATTCGCAAACTGTTCTATATCCTGAGCTATCCATGTTTCATTAAAATAAACAGAAAATCTGTATCTATCACAAATATCAACACCTACAGAAAGATATGTTGTACAGAATATAATATCATTTGTTCCTATAGATTTATCAATATTGATAGTATCCATAGTTTCTTCTCCGTAATTTGATTTTTTATAATAGAACGCTTTTAATTCTTTTCCACTTCTGAATTCATTAAGATATTGTTGAATAAGTCCTGTAACCTGTTCAAAATAAAGATTTCCTTTATTTGTTGGAAACAATATTTTCTTTCCATCTATAATGTCATGTGCCATTGACTTACACATTTCAATAAGCTTTTCAGTATTTGTTGGAACCATATCTATTTCAAATTCCTTGTTACGAAAATCTTCTTTAATTACTTTAATATGCTTAATGTTTGGAAAGAATAACATTTCTCCAGTTGGTGTTCCTGTCATCATAATGATTTTAGCTTTACAGTTTGCCAATCTCTGAATAGTTGGTGACATAACATCCCTATATGAACTTGTGAATAATAAATGTGATTCGTCAATAACAATATATTCAAATCCTGCCTGGTCTAATTCATAAACATTTAATCTTGAAAATTTATCAATAGTCATTGACATATTTCTATCTCCAAGAATTTCATCCAAGTTTGGTCTTTTATTTCCATAAAAATATAACCAATCAGATGTCTTTTCATCAGCTTCAACTTTTGCTTTAATTGTTGATGTAAACGGCAATATCAATAATGTTTTTGATTTAAGACTTTTAATCATTTCAGTCTTTCCATATCCTGCACCAGCTTCAAGCAAAGTTATATGAGAAAGATTAGCTATTATATCTTCTTTAATATCGGAAAGATATTGATTATTCTTTATAGTTAATCTTACTTGTGATGAATGATCATTTAATATTTTAGTTGGATCTAATGCTGCATTATCTTCATTTTGTATTTCTTTTTCTAAATTTTGTAATTCATTTGAATATACATTTTCTGCTTTAACAGATAATTTAAATCCATGATATTTATTTAATTCTTTAATAGCCCAAATAGATATTGGCTTATTATGAATTGAAGCAGTCTTAACGTCTCCAGCCAACTCACGTCTTGATGTTCCTTCACAAATTTCAATCATTATTTGTAAAGCTTTATCATATCCATAAATAGATGTCAACGTATTAGCAAGTTGCCAACGTTGTGCGTGCTTATAGTGTTTCTTTCCCTTTTCCTTTGAAAGATCTCTATCATTAATACCTGAGATATTAGATATGTCTACTTTTTCTTCTTCAGTTGTTTCGGTATTAAACCATTCTAACTTATGAAATATATCTTTAAGGTCAGGATGCGATATCCAATCAATACTTGTTACTCCACTATGAAATGCTGATTCAAAATTAACATCCAATCTTAAATCCCTAAAATTTGTACTTAATAATGCATTATTATCTGAAGATATGAAAATACCTTGTTGAGGCTTACACATAGCCATATCCATGTATTTTAATATATCTTCCTTTTCATATCCAAATTTCTTTGCATATTTCATAAGCACAATGTATATATATGAATACTTATGTCTAAAATTACATATATATTCAATACGCCTACTATTCGTATCAATTGATATTGGTGTAATCTTTGTCCAAACGTGACAAGATTTTCCTGATGCAGATATACAGCATCCTAAAAACCAATGATATTGTTTTAATTCATCAAAAAGTATCTGCTTAATATTTCGAGCAAGAGCTTCATCCTTAATATCAATATCTATAATCTGAAGTCCATTCCAAATATTATAAGACATATCTCCTATAGGACGCTGATTTGATGAAGTTGAATAAACAACTTTTCTTTGAATTTTTTCAGTATTCCTATAAGATGGATCTTTCATTAAATTATAAATATCACCCCAGTTCCATATTATACCTGTCTTTTCGTAAATTGTATTTACAACAAGTGTTTCTATGAACTGTAATTGATCTGAAAAGAAATCCTCTTGTTCTGTATCTGAGCATTCAATATAATTATAAGAACTATATTGTGATCCTAAATCATTTGAAGTCACCTCGTTTAATTCATTAAATTCGTTTGATATCTGACTAAATGATTTAAGAATATCTGTTAATGATTTGTCTTTACTATTATATTGATTGTTTAATTTTTTTAAATAATTACCTAACTCACTATTAAAAATTTCTGCCATTTACATATATTGGTAGATATATTTTTGTAAAAAATAGTTACTAAATGAAAAATATTTAACATGTTCTTAACTTAAATTATAAGGAATTTTCATTATAATATACTAAAATTTTATTTTTAATTAACTTATAAAATACAAGGATATATAGTATATATGGAAAATTGTGTTCAAACAATAAATGGAACAACAGCTACAAATACTGTTGGAATGGAAGAATTTTTAAAACAGAAAGCACAGCTTGAAGATCAAATAGATTATCAGTTTATACAAAGAATCATTCAAGAAATAACCCAGTCATGTGCTTTACCATTACCATTACCAGCATCAGCAATACCTCCATTGATTTACCAGGCTGCACAAAAGTTTTGGGAAGACTACGATTTTGCGGTAGAAGAACGTTTTTATTGCATTAAGAATTCTGATTTTTGTAGATGCGGTCCTAATAATGTATTGACACTTCCACAACGTATCATATCTGTATTTGGTGTATATAAGACTTTAGATAGTTTTAATTACGGAGTAATGGGAGACTTCTCATTAGAACGTATGGTACTTAATAATTCAGCATTGGCTTCTGGTGCAGGTGGTACTTTATCTGATGTATTCGGTTCAGGTACAGGATATAACTTAACAGATGTAATGAGTGCATTATATGAAGTACAGACTTATAAAGCAATGTTTGACGCACCAGTCACATTTAATTTCAATCCATATTCACATAAGCTTGTAATACTTGGTAATCTTGAATATTCAGATCTTGTGATTCAATGTTATTTAAGATGCAAAATACAAGATCTTTATCAATTATATTATTTCTTTAGATATTGCGTATGTCTTGGAATGCGTGGTTTAGCAACTATAATTGGTTCATATGATTTTAAAATGCCAGGTGGCGTAACAATCAATTATCAAAGATTCCATGATATGGCTGTAGAAGAAATGGATAAGATTGATGAATGGATAAGAACTCAACATGCAGCTGACTACTTCTTTAATAGTAATACTGTATAAGTTAAAAACATATTTAATTTTATGAAACATATAAACAACTTCATATTAGAAAAACTAATCATAAATAAGAATACCAAAATAGATAAGTATCATTATCATCCTAAAGATAAAGATGAATTAAAAGAACTAGTGGATAAACTTATTGAAGAACGTGGAAACGAAGCAGACCTTAATGATATAGATACATCAAAAATAACTGATATGTCATATTTATTTTCTGATTCTAAATTTAATGGAGATATATCCGAATGGGATGTAAGTAATGTTACTAAGATTAAAGGTATGTTCTTTAAATCTAAGTTTACAAGTGAAAATAGTGACATTTCTAAATGGGATGTAAGTAATGTAACTAGTATGTTGGGAATGTTTGCTGATTCTGAATTTAATGGAGATATATCTAATTGGAATGTAAGTAATGTCAGTGAAATGAATTATATGTTTTTAGAATCTGAATTTACAGGTGAAAATGGAGATATATCAAAATGGGATGTAAGTAATGTTACAGATATGGAGGGGATGTTTAGAAAATCTAAATTTAATGGTGACATATCAAAATGGGATGTAAGCAAGGTAAGAGATATGTATAATATGTTTGATAATTCTCCTTTGGAAAAAAATCCACCTAAATGGTATATAAAATGGTCAGTAAATTGATAAAAATATTTATATAGAGGAAATGACAATATTTGATTATATAGATAAATATGTACAATCTAAAAATACATCAATAAGTAACGATAAAGATTCAATATTATCAGAAATGCTTTCACCAGATGAAAAACGTCTATATGATTATATAATGGAAAGTGATAGGCAAAGACTAATAAAATATTCTTAAATTTTTAAATATGGATATTAAGCAAAAAATATCATATAAGCATGATTATTTAGAATCATATAATATCATAGGCAATAATAAATATGACTATGCTAAACATGGTATACTTACAAAATCTTTGCCTAAAGTATTATTTAAAGGTAATTCTATATTCGTTACTTTTTTGCAATTAATAGATCTTAGACTTATAATGATGTTCAAATACATTGATAGATTAAAAAGGTTCAAATATATTACATGGTATGAATAATGAAAAAACTTTTAATGATTTTAATATTTACATTAATATTGGCATGTACACCTAAGACCATTATTACTGGCCCTACACAAATTGATGGTACAATGTCAAACATTGGAACATTTTATTATCAACAGCATCAAATGGATTCTATGTGTATAGCAGATACATTACCTGGATTAAATGCTTGGCAATACATAGAACAAGCTGATTATGAAACAGGTAATCATATACATATTTATTTCTTTATTAAACAGGATACTATAAATAATAAAGAATTAATGTATAGAGCATTATTAAAAGATAGTATATATAAAGTAACAAAAAGATTAACTAAATAATAATTATGGTATATGGATTCGTTGCTTCAAAAATAGATGGAACTGAACATGAATTTAAAGTAGATGAAAAAATGAAAATGCCAGTTTCATATTCATATAAAAACAATTTGCCTGATATTTTAAATCAAGGTTCTAATCCAATATGTGTTCCTTGTGCTATATCTGCTTTTATTAACTGGAGTATTAATGTTGATAATAATTATGATACAAAAACAGATCATAATGTTGATGTTAAATCAATATATAACTCAAGAACAACTCCAGGAAATACTGGTATGACATTTAAAGATGCATTTAAATTTATTCGTAATAATGGTGTAAAGACAAATATTGGAAATTATAATATTGATGAATATTTTAGATTAGGTTCAATAATTCAACTTAAGCAAGCATTAATATGTAACGGCCCATGCTTAGGAGCATTACCTGTTTATAATGATATAAGAAACGATTTCTGGTATGAAAGACCTGGTGATTCTTTTTTAGGCGGTCATGCTATTGCAATTGTTGGATATAATCAAAAGGGATTTTTAATTAGAAATTCTTGGGGTAAACGTTGGGGAGACAAAGGATATACATTATTAGAATATGATGAATTCGAAAGTTTTTATGAGATATGGTCTGTTATCTAAATAAAAATTATTCTATAATAACTACAAACAAATTCCATTAAATAATATATTTTTATATATATCACAAATAAATATAAAAATGTTATTTAATGGAATTTGTTGACAATACTGGACATATATTTTCTCTTCCTTCTTTTAATGAAAAACCAATTGGTTATGAATTTGAAGAAAACGATTATGTTTTTTGGATGAATGATCAATCATTATATAGATTATCAATTAACAATTATTATATTAAAGTCGTATATGCTTTATACCAAACTAATAATTTAGATAACTGTGATGTAGAAATATATTTTAATAATTCTAATGTATATAGTCTTGTATCACCAATAAAGATACAGGAATATATATCTAGTCTTGATGATATTAACGAAATAGTTGATATTGATTCAGTTTTAGAAGCATCATTATCTAAAATAACTAATGAAGATATATATGCAATATATACAACAGAAAATATAGGAGGCAATGATATAGATTATTGTATAATTCCTATTTATGTCGTTGCGACTTCAAATTCTGAAGGATCATGGCTATCTAATTTAATGATCCATATAAATGACAATAATAATGAAACTTGGTGTCCTATAACATTTGGCGGAGTATTTGTAGATGAATACGAAGAATTAATAATCAATGGACAAAACATGGGTATTAATCTTCCTAAAGACATTATAAAAGCAGTATATTCTGAAAGTTTTTATAATGATGAATATAATGTAGAAACATATAATAGAAAGCTTAAAGAATATTTGCTTAATTATATGGGAATACATGGTGAATTAGGAAACTATAATTCTGCTATTAAAGCATTAAATTGGTTTGAATATGGAGATAGAATATCAATATCAAAATTATTAAAAACAGATAATGAAGTTCAATCACAATATATAAGAGATTATTTTAATATTAAGAATGATGTTTTAAAATCATTTTATAAATTCAAATTAGATTCTTTAATATCATTAACATTAATGATTAATAAAGAATTAGAAGAAACATATCCTATTGATTTTTCTACAGGTTGGCTTATGGGTGAAAGCAAACCAAAGTTATTGGATCTTTTAGATTTCTATGAAAAAATCAAAATAGGAAACCATGATATGCCTATTGATGATGATGTAGAAAAATATTTCTATTGGAAACCTTATTTTGATTTCTCATTTAATGAATTAGGACTTAAACTTGCATGTCTTAAATATTATTATAAGAAATATTTTTTACCTATTCATCTTAATGTTCATACTGTTTCATTAGGCCAACGTGTATTTGCAAATGATATAAAATGGAGTAATTACACGCAATCAAACTGTGCATTGCCAATTGCATATACATATAAAAATGAAAATGAAGTAGAATTCTTAGGAAATAATTTACATTATTTTACAAAACAAATACATTATATAGATGATAATTTTAATGAATTTGATCAAATATATATAAACAAGAATAATAATACAGTATTCTATGAATTAAATGATACTTGCGTAAATATACCTATAAGATTCAAATCTAATAAATTATATAATTGCATCTTAATTTTAGAACGTCAAAACTATAAGAATATTGAATTTATACATTATATTGAAAGCCCTATAAAAATTAAGCTTCATATTGATAAAGAAAATCATACTTATACAACATCAGTATCTGAAATTAATATTTATAAGAATTTTGAATTGTTAAATCTTAACAATATGAAATTCGCATATATCTATGGTAGTGAAAATCTTTATTCAGAATACTTTAACGGATTCAATAATATGATAGATGATGCTTATAAAATAGTATTAGGTATAAATGATATTGATTATGAATCTGATATTATAGATATTGAAAAAACTATCAAAATCAAAATTAAATGTGAAATTGATAAGTTTGATAATATTGTAATTGATAATAATTATGTAGATGATGAAATATATTTGGATAATTGCTGTGATGTTCTTTTAGAAAAACATTTCTCATTCTATAATGAAGATGATAATTATAAAAACTTTATATTATATCCAAAAAAGATTAATGTTAAAAATTTCATAGAAACAAATTTATTTGAATTTTGGATTAATTCAAATTATGCATTAAAATTATGTGTAAATGGCAGATGGTATGAATATTCATTTAAAACTGCTATTACCAAACCAGTTATTGATTTTGGTAGATTAAAATATAAATATTATTTAAATAATGTAAAGAGTTTAGTTAATAATGTTATTCCTGAAGATGATTATGATCATTATTTATTGATGCTTAGTAATAAAGATGAAACTAATACTATTGATAGTGATGTAGAAATGGAAGATGATTATGATTGGGAAGACTTATATACTAAACTTAATTTAGATGATAATTATAGTTTAATAATTCCTGTTGATACAAATAATGAATTATATGATACTGCAATTGATTATGGAATGATAAGTTTCTTTAATCAGTTATCAGATATAACAAATGATAAAGTAGCATTTAATGCTTATATGCATAATCCTTCATTTATAGAAGTAAATCATATTAATTTTGATATTGATATATTTAAGATATTAAAATATAACTTGGAAAATAACTTACAATATATTGATGGCGAATTAATTAATGATCAATTCTATAGATATATAGAATATTATTCATATATTTATAATAATGACTATAGATTGAAAACATTCTTTAGTGATGAAGCAAATAACATATATGGATTAAAATGTTATATATTAGATAATGATAAGCATAAGAACGTATTTGTTCATTATGATTACAATAAAGAAGAATATTTTATATATGATACTAATAATGAACTAATTAAAAAGTGGGAAACAAATGAAAAATTATATTTGAAATATGAAATATATATACATAATGATTTAGTTGGTAAAAATATAAATATTATACAAACATCATTATCTAATTTAAAGCATACATTAATATGTGCTTATGGACAGAATATTTACATACTTAGAGAAACAGATGAAAACTCAAATAAGTATGTAATAATAAATGATGACTATACAGTAATAGAAGGAACTAATACTGAAGATAAAGTTATAAATAATGATGCTTATCCTTTATGGGGAGAATTCTTAATTAATCTTGAAAGTATTGAATTTGAATTTAGATATGAAAATAACTGTTATGTTACAAAAGATAAAGATGGAAACATTACAGGAACATATCCTATTTATGATAAATTATATTCAAATGAAGAACATATATATGGAAATTATGTATATAAGCCAAATATTACAAATAATTTAGGATATCTTAATCTTATACATTTATTTAGTATATATGACAGAAAGTATAAAGAAACTAATATGCTTAATTTTAATAAGAATATAGATGTTCGTGTAAATGGAATTAACTTTAAGCATATTAATAGAATATCTGAAAGAACAAATGCAAACATTTTAAATGAAGTATATTATTGTGATGAATTTAAGGTGTCAGGTCATTTATTCCATCAAATTATAGATTCAGATACTAGATTCCCTGATGCATACGGATTATATTGGGATCATTATTTTACTGATGAATCAAAAACAGAATATAGAATGAATGGCTTAATGCCTGGAAATAGATCATTAACATTATTAGAAACAAATAATGGTTGGTATATTTATAAAGATAATGATGAAGTACCTATTGAGGATGTAGAAGTTTCAACAAATGACGATGATCATACAGAATATTTATTTACAAATATTGAAGGATATTCATTTATAATTGAAAAAATAGATGATAATACTTATGTCCAATGGGATACTACAAAACGTAATCATTATAATGTTAATATAACAACTTCTCCTTATAGATATCTTTATATAAAGGAAGATCCAATAGGATATCAAAATTATGGGCTATATGTAAAGAGAATATTTGATTTTAATAAAGAACTTAATCAATGGACTGAATCTAATTTTGATATTGAAACAAATCCTTATGTAACTAATGAATATGATTACTATGAAGATATAGATAAACTTATACCATTAGGAACATGTGAATTTGCTAAATTAGAAGATTTTTATAATGCAAATTATATAGAAGTAACTAAATCGTTTGAAGGAGAACTTTTCTTAGATGGTGATGTATATAAGTGGACAGATCCTGAAATGTTTGAAGTCAATAATAATATGATTAACCATACATATAATTTGTTGTATTATATATATATCATGCGAAATGGTGAAAAGGAATTATTAGATACTGCTGCATTATATACTGAAAATTATGATTCTATATATGTTGAATTCTTCTATAATAAATTACACTTAATTAAGAATAAATATTATGAATTACCTGAATTCTTAGAATCTGTTCATGTAAATGCTGTTAAAGAAAAAGATGGAAGATATTATACATATGATAATGATGTTAAGAAAGAAGTAATAATTAATAAGCAAGGTGATGAATATTATCTTTCATGGAATGAATATACATATGCAAATCCTGTTAAGATATTAAAAACTACAAATATTCAAAGATATACAGATCACTGGGGTAATGAAATTAAGATACAAAATCCATCAGGATACTGGTATGATGTTGATAATAATGAAATCGTTCCTTTAGATAAATCATTAAATGAATTGGAGAGATATTGGTTTGTTGAAAATGAAATGGAATCTTATGGCAACACTATTGAAGAAATAGAAGAACAGTTATCTATATATAAAGAAAAACTTCAGAATGCTACTGAATATGGTCTTAATATGGATAATGCTATAGAATTAAGATATAGATATAAGAATTATCTTGTTAAGAACTTTACAGGATCAAAAGGATTATTTAGAACAGAATGGGAAGTAATTGAAAGCGAAGGTTCAAGAAATCCATCTGATTTATTTAATTTATGTGTATGCATAACAAGAGAAGATAATACTATTGAAGTTATTAATACTAATCATACTAATTTTGAATTGATTGGTAATGAAAAGGAAGTATTAATATATTTCAGATTAAAGACAAAAGATATTGATCTTGATGAAATAGATGAATTTATCGTGCATCCAAAAATTATGGCTATATCTGAATATAACGAAAGACTTAAGTATGATCCAAATGAAGCAACAGATTTAACAGTAGGAAATTTATTGAAAGTAAGAATCAATAATAAAGAATATACATATGGAGATAATAGTTCAGATTTTGTAATTAATTTATATAAAGAATTCTTTGAATGCAAATATAGATTATATGATTTATATAAGAATGATGAAAATACATTAAGTAAAAAACTTATATATTCAATTTGGGAATGCAACGATAATATTAAATTATCTAATGATGCTAAATATGATTTCTATTTAATGCATGATAATGAATATTGGTATGGTTTATATATATCAAGATTAACTTGTGATCAAATAAACAATAAAGATGTTCAAATTAAATATAATGATAAAACATTAAATTTGAATTATAATTATGTATTAAAATATGAAAGAAGCTCAAAAGAATTCTTAATAAATAGAATGGATTATAATTCAGCTAATGGAGTTAATCATTTTAATAACAATGAAATCATAGCAGCAAGAATGCTCAATAATGATAGACTCCCAATTAGAATGAATATATCAAGTAAATGGAAGATTACTTATGCATCATTAGGAATGAGTCTTTCAGAAGAATTTGAATCAGACGCAGAAACAACAATTATAAGTATGCCTATGAATGATAATAAATATCAACGTGGATATTATAATGCAACTATTAAATATTCATTAGATAGAGACTTACAGCATCAGTTTAAGAATACTGCTATATTCAGGGTTGAATAATTAATTTTATTTTTATTTAAATTGAAGATAACTATGAAAACAATTAAAGCATACATATTTGAGCATATAAAGACTCCTGATACTACAAAGGCATTCGTAATTATCAAACCAGGATTCTTAAGTCATGCTGATGAAATATATGATTATATAAAAGACAAAGGATTTGAATGTTATGATCATACAGAAACTATGAATCTTGGAGAAGGTCAATGCAAAGAACTTTATAAGATGCATAAAGATAAAGATTTCTATGACGATTTAGTCAAATATATGCAAGGTGATATTCAAGCATCTATATGGGGTTATGAAGGAGAAGATGATCCTATAGAAATAATGGATAAGATTAAAGATCATTTTAGAAATAAGTATGGTAAAGATGATATGAAAAATGTTATGCATAGTTCAGATTCATTAAGAAATGTCAAGAGAGAAGCAAATATAATATTCAATTAAAATGAGTGTATTAAGATATATTTTAGAAGCACAAGTTGCTCAACGTACTATATGGGCGAGTAAAGCAGAAGCATTTAAAATACAAGATGCTTTAAAGACAACATTCAATCAATTACAGAATGAGAAATATAGTACAATGAATAAACAAGAACTTAAGAAGCTTTATAAGAAGTTCATAGATAATATCAAAGGTGCATTTGGTGGAGAAGCTGAAGCTCGTAAAGTTCTTAAAGAATATTCAATGTCTACTGAATCCGGTTTTGGTGCTATAATAAGATCTAATCAAAAAGAATTTGAACAAAAAGGATTTAAGACTAACTGTATAAAAGATTTTGATATGAAAGCTAATGAAGCTGCATATAAGAAAGCTAAAGAAGCTGGAGAATTACCTAATAAAGTAGATGTCAATAAAGATGATTATAAAGATTACGAAGGCCGTACAATAATAGTTTATGATAGATATGATCCATCTACTTATCAAGGATATGAATTTGATGGCAAACGCGGTTCAAAAGGTGCTGAACAGATGATTAACTTTGCACGTATGGATTTCAAATATGAATATAAAGTAAAGTATTATGACTGTTATACATGTTTACCAGATTATTTCTTTACACATGATAAAGCAAACTTATCAGGCAATATGCAAGATATAGATCCAAATGAATTTAAATAATTTATGAAAAACTTATAATTTATAAATACAAATAATTTAAAAGGATGAAGAAATTATATGTATTATTAGACAACGGACATGGCAGTAATACTCCTGGAAAATGTAGTGGCATATTGCCCGATGGAACACGATTTAGAGAATATTCTTTCTGTCGTGAAGTTGTAGATGCATTATATAATAGATTATTAAGTTATGAGCAGTTTGTACCTATTAAGATAACTCCAGAAACAACTGACATAAGTCTTACGACTCGTGTTAATAGAATTAATCAGTACTGTAGAAAATATGGAGCATCTAATTGTATAATGATATCTGTTCATGTCAATGCTGCAGGAAATGGTGGTTGGATGAATGGTAGAGGCTGGTCTGCATGGACAACAAGAGGACAGAATATATCTGATAAACTTGCTGAATGCTTATATGAAGGTGCAGATTTTGTCATTTTGAATAATAAAGAATATGTTGAATCATTTAAAGGACAGACTAAACAAAAACCAATAAGAGAAGACAAATCAGACAAAGATAGAGACTGGGAAGCAAATTATCAGATTATTCGTGGAGCTAATTGTGCTGCAGTCTTGACAGAGAATTTCTTTATGGATAACAAAAAAGATGTTGAATATCTTTTATCTGCTCGCGGATTGACAGATACTATCAATATTCATTTAAAGGGAATAGAAATTTATTATAATAGATATAAGAAATGAAATCATTTAAGACAATAACAGAAGCATATGCTGATAGGTATATTGATAAACAAGTATTAAGCAAGATTATAGATCTTTTAAAGAATGCTCTTAAAGAAGAATTTAATGCTTGGTATGGATATCTTATTGTTAAAGAATTCTTATCAGGTACAGATAGATCTGATATTATGAAGATGTATGAAGATACTGCTAAAGATGAATTAGAAGATCATGGATATTGGCTTATCAAACGTATTAATGAATTAGGTGGTACTTTAGACGATTTAAGTATGTCTCCTGCATCTTGGGTTAATTCTACTCACCCTTATGCAGCTCCAAAATGGAAAGGTGATATTGTTCCAATTAAAGAATCATTAGAATTGAATATACAGAATGAACTGGGAGCTATTGAATCTTATAAAGAAATAATAGAACTTACAAAGGATGTAGATTATACTACGCATTCAAAATGTAAACAGATTCTTGCTGATGAAGAAGAACATTTGCAATTACTTAAAGAATTTTTAGATGATATTAAAAACTAATTATGAAAATGATATAAAGAATTAAATTAAATAAAATGTAGAAATTTGAATATTTTATATATAATATTTGAATTTCTACATTTTTTATCTATATTATATTATCAAATAATAATATAGAATATGAATAATTTATTTGTAACTGTTTTCCGTCCTGCAGGATTTCCTGATTGCACAGGAAATGGATTATCTTCAAAGGTAAATAATGCAATTCTGTTTTCTAACTGTTCAAATGAGGAAGCCATTAATTGGTGTAATGAACATGGCAAAGATCCTTCAAAACAGTTTATTCTTGTTAAGCGTGAGCTTTGGGGAGAAGATCATGCATATGCAGAGCCATTGATTAAACCAGAAAATAGAGCTCAGGTATTTGGAGGTAATTTCCTTTATACTTCAGATTCAAGAATGTATAAGACTGGTGGAATTTATAAAGTTCCTGTTCCTATTCATGACAGATTTGAGACGTGGGAAGATTTTGATGCAATGACTAAATAATATAATAAAAATATGGATAAGAATATTGGAATTAAACTTATTAAGAATGAAGTTGAAATTATTCTTAAGGAATGCAAGATTAAGCATGTAACTGATTTTGATAATGGAGATATTATTATTGCTTGCAGAAACAAATATGACGCTCAAAATGCTTATAATAATCTTAAGTCAAGATATCTCAATAAAAAGTATTGGGAGTATACTTCAAATATTGTTGTGAAGAATGATTATATAGTTAACATTAGATTATATTAAATTATGACACTTAATGAGTTAATTAAATTTGCAAAAGATCATAAAGTTAATTTTGATACAAAATTGACTATTTGGGATCCATATTGGGATGAGGAAAGTGATGATATTAAAGTAACTATTAATTCTTCAAAAGATAGATATCCAAATTGTTTACATATTGGTCGTTATCCAGGTCGTTAAAAAATAAGCAAATGAATTCAAATAGATTTTTAGGAACATTATTCTGTTTAGCTATATTTTATCAATTAGTCTGTGCCAGTTTCATATCAGCTGAAAACAATACAGAAGTTATGAAAACCGATTCAGTGTTCAACGTTTCTCCTTTGCTCGTGAATCATGAACAGACACAAAATATTGAGCAAAAAAAGTTAAATAGACCAAATAAGTATAAGCTTTCTAAAGTAGGTAAAGATTTTATTAAGTCACAGGAGACTTGTGTATTGCATGCATATAATGATCCTGACCCAAAACGAAGATCTGTAGGATGGGGACATCAGATTCAGCCAGGTGAAAAACTTGAACATATTACACAAAGGAAAGCTGATGAACTTTTTGATAAAGATGTTGAATGGGTTAATGATGCAATCAATCGTCTTATTAAACAACATGATAAACGTTTCATTTATTCACAGGGATTTATTGATGGTCTTGGAAGTTTAATTTATAATTGCGGTGAACGTGGTGTTACATTAACTGAATTTTGGAATCGTTGGTCAAGATGCCGATATGATAAGAATATGCCAGGAAACATTAATCAGAATGATTTGAATTTTACAATTGCTGCTGTTAAAATCAGTAGAATATCTGCTCCTGGACATGTTACTCGTAGATATGATGAACATAAACTAATGCTAAATTAACATAGCAATGAATAAAATTAAATTTTTTATTAAAGATTTTTGGGAAGATTTTCGTTATATGAATGAAGGTTCATCTCCAAAATATTGGGTTAATATTGTAATATGGTATATATTAATGACATTGTTTTTAATATCAATGTTTATTGCTGCAACTCTTGGTGAAATTATTTATAACATTAAACATAAATAAATATGGATATATTAAAAGAATTAGACAAGTGGCTTAATCATAAAGTTGATGATAAAGATATTCCACAGGAAGAAAGAATCGCATATTGTAAAGTTTTAGATAAGTTAGAACAATTATATTTAGAAGTCTAATTATGAAATATGAAGTTATCTTAAGAGTTCATGACGATTATGATTTAAAGATGCCTTTTGATATTGAAACAAAAGGCAAAGGAAAGAAAGTACTTCGTGCAGCTATTAAGAAAGAAATCATTAGCTTCTTAAAGGAGAATGATAATCAATGCGGAGAAGTTACAAATATTGAAATCTTAGATATCATTAAACTGAACATATACGACCTAAATAAGTATTTTCTCAAGAAAATGAATTTGAGAATTTTATTGATAAACTTTTAAAGCAGCAGTAATGCTGCTTTTTTATTTATACTTTAATTTATTTAATTAAATTTATTTTTATATATTAAAGCAAATATATGTTATGATATTTTAATGAAATCATTTCCAAGTACATTAAATGAAAGCAAATCAATGTATGGATTTTCAAATTCTAGTTCAAATTCATATAAAACTTCATTTGATATTGAGAAATTAAAAGCTATAAACCTTAATACATCTGTTCCTGTTCTTCAAGAATTGCTTAAAGAACAGAATATAAATATTGCTAACTATAATGGATATGCACCAAGCTATACAATGTATACACAAACATTTAGGGAAAACCCTATGATGCTTCCTTATGATGTTATTGCATTAGCTAAAGATTATGAATGGTGTTATAATGAACCTGCATTTGCATTACTTGGTATAGAGTCAGATGGTAAAAATAACGTAAATGAAAAATTATCAAAAATAAATATAGCTCCTTCAATGTTTAATCCAATGTATGGAGTAAACGTTAGAGGAATTACTGCTAATGTGCCATTATTAAATAATATTAGGTATCTTGGTGAAATGGGTGCTGAAGCTGAAAATTTATCTTCATGTTCAATAAGAGAACTATGCGCGTTATCAAAATCACCTAATTCAATATTAGGTATGGCTACATATAAGTATGCAGATTTTATGTACTGTAAAGATTTAGGAAAAGTATCTAATAATCATTTAATAACATTAAGAAGATTTGCTCACCCAGTAAGTGATCATATATTTGAATTAACTGCACCAAAACATATTGATCCTGAACATACATCATTTGAACAAGAAGGTGATGTTGGACGATTAGTTACTTGGTTTGGAACAGATGATAATAAATTAGAAGATATTATTAAATATTCATATCATGCTACTTGGAAAAAATTAGAAGCAGATATACAACAAGAAGACTCAACTGCTGATGATAAATCATCGGGTATTTTAGGTATGTTATCAAATACAACTACTTCTTATAACCATGCTATAGCAGCAGGTACTGGTGGTGATCATAGTTTATGGGCATATCTTGGTGGTAAAGTTTTTAAGAATGATGTTTTAGTACAGGGCGTCAGAAAAAATAATGGATTACTTAGAAACTATGATAAAAACAGAGTATATACACCAAAGAATACAATTCAAGAAACTAATATGTATGAAGGTAAGATTGAATTCACTCATGAATTTACTCTTGTTTTTTCATATAAGTTACGTGCATATGATAACATTAATCCTAAATCTGCGTTTCTTGATTTAATTGGCAATATAATTGAAGTTACTGGTAGAAGAGGTAAATTCTGGGGTGGACAACGTAAATTAATAGGTCCTCAGCAAGATCAATCATTTTATAAACAAGCATATTCATTGATTGATAAGTCTTTCGATAGTATTGAAGGTGTATGGGGTACTTTAATGCAAGGTGGCGGTATACAATTTAACAATATTGTTGCTGCTCTTGGCAAAGGATGGGATGCTATTAAAGGCGGTGCTCAATCTGCAGCAAAGGCATTAGGAGGAATTATTAATAATGTTGCAGGTAAACAACCTCGTGAAATCATTAAAGGTTTATTAAAGAATGCTTTAGGACGTCCTACATTAATTGCATGGAATTCATTATTAAGTGGAGCAGATACAGGATTATGGCATGTAACAATAGGTAATCCAAAAAATCCTATTATTGTTATGGGTAATCTTATTGTAACAGATTCACAAATAACTCAATCAGGACCATTAGGTTTAGATGATTTCCCAACAGAATTAAAAGTTTCAATATCATTAAAGCACGCAAGACCACGTGATGCTGTTGATATATCTAGAATGTATACTAAAGGTGTAAGTTCAATATATAATCCATTAGCTACTCATGGATTAGATAAATATGTTTCAAGTGTTGGATCTGGAAATTATCAATTATTAGATAAAGCATCAATGGCAGAAGAAGCAACAAGTACAAAAAGTGTAGCAGGCACTAATGCAAAAGATAAATCTGGTGGTGATCCAACAAATGTAGGCAACGCGCATTCTGCAGGTGGTAGCACAGCACAAATGAAAAAACAAAATGCAATAGTTCATGGAGAATATCTTAAACAAGCTAATGCATGGAAAAATAATGTTGGTGGTAGTAACACATATAATAAAGAAGCAAAATATTCTGTACCTAATCCATTCATAACAGATGGTGCTGCAATGCAAATGTCTCAATTAAATAACTATTCTGCATTAATGGCCGTTTTATCTGCAGATGAATTGATTTAATAATTTTGAATTTTGTTTATATTTTTTACTATTTTATATAAAATATATGTAAATAGCCATTAATGAATAAACTTTTATATATTGGTCTTAATGGTTTAGCAGGTTCTGGTAAAGATACTGTTGCAAAAATGCTTAAGACTATATTATCTAAAGAATGGGAATCTTTAGAAGTATGTAAAGAATATTATTTCTCAAGATATACTAATCCTACTCAATCTGCAACATTTCCGCCAAATGCTGATGATAAGAATTCATTGGTTATGTGTATAGCATATGCAGATCAATTAAAAGAAATATGTTCAACAATATTTGGTATTCCTGTACAACGTTTTTATCAGAACAAATCAAATGCATGGATTTGTATGAATGATAAATTTCAATATACAGAAATTAAGCCTGATGAAGAAACTATAGTAACTGCTGAAGAATATTATTATAATCTTACGGGATATTCAACAGACAATACAAATAAATATTGGATGTCTTTACGAGAAGTACTTGTATATGTAGGTACTTATGTTTTACAGCAATCTGTAAATAAGCAAATTTTTGTAAATATAGTTCGTAATAAGATTCGTGAAGAACAATATAAAAATCACAATCTTAAATATGTTATAGTTACAGATCATAGATTCTTACATGAACTTGAATATATAAAGGAGAATAATGGAATTACAATAACTATTAATAGAAATTCTGTAACACAGCTTGATAATATTGCTGAACATGATTTGGATGATAATGAAGATTATGATTATATTATAGATAATTCAGGAACTTATGATGAATTATTTAAAACAGTTTGGGATATTGTACATACAGATATAGAATTCTCAAATAATACAATTGATTTATATACAAGAGAAAACATTAATAACTATTTAAGATTAGTTGAAGATAAAGAAGATCAATCTTTTGTAATATATAAATTATGTTCACCATATAAAATACAGAAGTTATATCGTAATGAAGGAAATATAACAATGATTGATCCAGTAGGAGGACCAATTATTTGTGTAGATCAAGAAATAGAAGGAACAGATATAACACCATTTAAAATATCTATTGATGAACATGATGGTCATAATGAATTTTTAATCTGGGTTAATAAAGAAGCAGTTTAATACTGCTTTTTTGTTTTATTTAATTCTTAAATATTTTATTATTAATTAAATAATAAAAATGATATAATATTTAATGTTAAATGGACTTTTCAACAATATTTGAAGTTATTGCGAAATATGGTTGGGGTAGCGTCGCAATAGTTGGTTGCCTTGCTCTAATATATATTGTCGTTAAACTTATCGGAAATAAGATTGCTAATAATGTAAAAGATGGAATGGAAAATATTGCAGATAAGTTATCTGTAAATATATCACAGCAAAATGAAGTACTTTCATCTAATATAGCAAAGCAGAATGGCGAATTAGTTAAAGCAATTAGTAATCAAAATGAAAGACTGCTTTCGTTTCTCATGCATAAAGATGCAGCTGATGAAGAAATACACGACAGAAAAGTTGAAAAAAGAATGGAATTTGCAGAAGATATTATCGATAAATTAAGAGATATTGTTAATATTGCAAATGCTCAACGAGCATTCATTATTGAATATCATAATTCATATAAGAATTTAGCAGGATCTCCTTTTGCGAAATATACATGTACATATGAATGGTTTGTTAAGGGATTAGACCAAATAAGTACCAGAATTTCAGGATTGCCATATAGTACAATGGCAAAAATTGTTGGTGATGTTAAACGTACAGGTAAGCACCAGAAACTTTATTTAGATATCGAAAAAATGGAAGCTGAAAATCCTCAGTTATTCTCATTAGTTAAAGATCCGCGTACAAAAGGAGTATTCTATCATACTTTATATGATGAAAATAATAAAATGATGGGTATGCTTGTTATTGAATGGCAAACACATATTACTAAAGAATCATTTAACGAAAGAGATTTATCAAAAGTATTATCTGAAGAATGCGTTCAATTACAGACATGGCTTAATTTACAAGGTCCAACAATTGAAAGTGAAGTGTTAGATGAATGATTATATATATAGTACAAACGGGCGATATATTTTAGATAACAATGCAGATGATTTAGAAATACTTATGTATGAACTGAATAATGCAATTGTTAATGTTTATAAGTTAGCCTTAGAAGATATGGGTTATGATCTAGGCTACGAAAAAAATCAGATAGAATATATTAATTATTTAGAAAATGATCCATTAGACTTCTCAGAAAATTATTTAGAAGGTGATGACGGTGAAATAGGTCCTATAGTAGATATAGATTTTTCTAATTATAAAGGTGGTATAATTGATATCAATAAATTAATAAGTCTTTATCCAAAAGGAAATAAAAACTATATTGCAGGTGCTGTAATGGCATTAGATAAATATGGAGATAAAATTGGTTTGACACCAAAAGGTAAGTTAATGGTTCTTGGTCAGTTTGCTCATGAAAGTGGAGGATTTAGATATACTTATGAATTAGGTAAAGGAAAAGACAAACCATACGGTAGACCAGTACCTCCATATAATAAAATCTATTATGGAAGAGGACCAATACAAGTTACATGGGCAGAAAACTATAAAAAGATATCACAAAACATATTTCCATCATTAGGTATTAATGTAGATATTTTTAAAGACCCAGATATATGTTGTACAAATATTGAAATAGGATGTGCAGCATCATTAGCTTGGTTTATGTTACCAGGAAACGGAAAGGCTATACAATTTGCTAATGCATGTGACATAAAAGGTTTAACAAAAAAGATCAATGCTGCATATAACGGACTACAGGATAGAATTAATCAGACACAAAAAATATTCGAAGCTGCTAAATAACTATGGAATCACTTAAAGACGTAAAAATACCAAAGAATCTTTTAGAAAGTTTAGCACAAGATGTATTAACTGATGAAAGGGGACGTAAATATACTAAAGAAAGTATATTAAAAGGAATTATTAACTCATCAATATGGGGTAATAATGGTGATATTAATAGAAGCGGTGATACTGGTGGATTTGGTGCTAGTGTATCATTAGATCCAACGTTATTCAAAAGAAACCCAAAGGGGTGGGATATCAAAAAAGCTTGTGAATGGTTACAAGGTAATGCTCATGCATATTCAATACACAGATGCGCAAAATATGTTAGGATGGCTATTGAAGCTGGTGGTGTAAGCACTGATGGCCGTCCTTTATGGGCATGGCAATATATAAATTTCTTACCTAAGATTGGCTTTAAACATATAGGAACATATACGCAAAATGGATATACGCCAGAACCAGGCGATATTGCTGTATACTTAAAAGGAAATGATAAAAACGTACCAGGACATATATGCATGTGGACTGGCAAACAATGGTGTTCAGATTTTAGACAAAATAATATGATTGTTTATAAAAATACAAAAGAAGCATATATATTTAGATTTCAATAATGACAGAATTTAATTCATCATGTCTCGGTGCATGTACACCTCCTCAGATATTAACATTAACATATGCAGTAAATGATATATCAAATATTACTGTATATGGAGGCTGTGATGCATATGATATGAAATCTTTAGAATGGAGTTATAGTGTAGATAATTTGTGCTGGTCATGTTTTATGTCATATGACGAAATATTAGCAAATATTGTAGATCTTAATTCTGATTTTTATATAAGAGTAAAAATAAATGGTGTTATATGTAAAGTACAAATTGATGGAACTGATACTTCAGATTATTCAACAGCTTTAGTACCAGGGTTTAATTTTAATAATGAGACATCATCAAATACATATAATCCTTATGCTAATATGGAAGGTGCTTTGGCTCTCCAGCAAAATTTAGCAGATACAGTTACAGAAATAGTTGGCATACCTATATATTATTTTAAGTTAAGCCCTAATGCAGGTTCTAAAGATATAACATTTAAAGAATATGCATTAATGGATGTTGAAGCAGTTAAGCAAATTAAAATGGTTATACAAGATGGCACGATGCCTTCATCAAAACCTGAATTTGCTGAATGGGGATTAGAATTCCAAAATGATTGGGAACCTGAAATTTCAAAATCTTCATTTGCTACAGCATTTGGCAATACTGCTCAACCAATGGAAGGCGATCTCATTTATGTTCCAATGATGAAACGTATGTGGATGGTCAATGGAGCATATGAAGAAAAGAATGGCAATTTAATGTGGCAAGCAACTACATTTAAAGTACAGCTTTCTAAATATCAAGAAAAAGGTTCAGTTGATTTGGGTGATACTGAAACATTGGTTAATTCATTCGTTAAGAATAAATATGAAGATCTGTTTGGCGAAGACAATAACGGAACATTATCAGCTAATGAACCAACATTAGAATCACCAAGATATGCCGCAAATAATCTTTACAGTGTATTTGAATCAGATGCGGTTCGTAAATATATAACATGTGATACTGTTGATATTATACCAAATAATATTTACTATAGAGGAACATTAATATCTGATTCAAAATATAATTTTACATTGAATACTGTAGAATCAAAAATTATATATCAAAAACAATTCTGTGGAGAAGAATATTCAATATCATTTATTGTTAATCCTGGAATTATTGATGATTTTAAAGGAAAACTTATATCATTAGGAAGTATATCTATAAATGTTGAACAGAATTTAGAACATACATTATTATACTTAAATGTAAATAAAGATGTACAAATTAAATTGGTTAATAATGAAATATATTTATGTGTATTAAGAATAAGTAAATGTATGAATCTTGTAGATTTTATGGCATATCATTATACATATAATGATGCTATACCATTATATAAGTTACAGAATAATCATTATTACTTCAATATGGATAATCCTGATGGAAAATATGTTGGTAAGTATGATATTGAATTTGCATTAACTGAAAAGTCAGATGTAATTTTATATAACTATTATGGAACAATAACAAACTTTAAGTTGTTTGACGTATATAATGATCAATTAAGAGATATGCTTCAAATGTATCCAAATAATCAGCATTTATTGATTAATGATACAGCAAGAAAATTGGTTGGACTTCCTGGTGGAGCATTTAAATAATTATTATTAAATAAGGGAAAACCGTTATGTGAATAACATTATTTTATATCATTTTTATTTTATTTGTCAATAGCATATACTCGAGCGAGAGATATGCTATTGTTTTTTGCTTAATTTTGAATATTCTTTAAATTTTTCTATATTATTTATATATATTATATAAAAAATAAAAATAATGAAAAAGTATTTTGTATTAGTTTTAATTTCTGTAATGTTATTAACTTCATGTAATCTTTTTGATCAAAAACCAGATTACATATTAAAAGAAAATGCTGAATATTACTGGAAAGTACGGTTTAATCCATTTGATAAAGATTCAGTAATTTTAAAATTTCATAAACCAGTTGAATACATTACAACTGTTAAACAAAAGGGTGGAAAACGAAGAGTTTATTACAATGATTATAATGACCGTTATGTTGCTCAGAGACGCTGTCCTTGGTATCATAATGTACATATTGGTGATAAAGTTAAGTTACGTCATAATTTTGAATGTGGTTATGATACATTTGTTGAAGTCGTAAAATAAGTAGTTATGAGTGGATATAATACAATAGAAGAATATAATGAAGCTTTCAGAAAACAATTAAAAGAGACCTGGGAAGCTGAAGTTAAACATTGTCAAAATTGGCTTGATGGTCATTGTAATTATTCTAAAGTAGGATGGCTTGATACATGTGAAGATGAAAAATATGTAAAAGATAGATTAGTATATTCTCAAAAAATGTTGGATAATATTGATTATTATGTTCAGAGGCATTCTTATAGTTACAAGAAGCCACAAACTCAAAAGGATAATGATATGAGTTTTGCTGGTGAAGGACAACATTGGGCATATAGTTCAAAAATTAGAGTTCCAAGTCTTAAACGTAAATCTGCATGGAAAAGATTTTATAAGATGTTTCCTGATTTGCAAGGAATGAAAACTATTACGGGTAAGTCTTCATGTTATGTACAAAATGTAAATGGAGAATATCGCCAGACAATACAAAATTCAAGTACAATTAAATTAAAGAAAATTAAGAAATGAGGGATTTGAATTTTAGACGTAAATCTGAGAAGCTTCATTTAAAACGTCGTAAGATATTAGTCAATACTGTTAAAGATTGGAAACTTAATGATGAACAAGTTAAAGTAACAATGGAAGATCCTATTAGTTGGTGGGCTAATGAATTTTGGGCAATAAATCAAAAGAAAAGAAATTCACGTAAGATTAGACATCATAATAAAATTAATTTGAAAAAAGATTTATATGAGGAGTAGAGATTACCGTCGTAAACAAGAGGTAAAACATTTTAAGAAGCGTTTAGATACAGCAGTTTCTATTGGTAGATTTTCAAGTGAGGAAACAGGTCATAGACCAATGTATGCAGGTAAATATAGAATGTGGAGGATTAAATCTGCAACACCATTAACTTCTGTTGAAAAGGAAATCATGGAGAAACAACAATATAAACGTTGGAAGTTTCAGTTAAAGAATGATTCACTTGGTGGAACAATTGATTCATGGGCAAAAAGATGCTGTCGAAGAAATAGACGTCATTATCAAAAAATGGTTGATTATAGACTTCCTGATAAAAAATGGTTGGTTCGTGCTCAAGTAATTTATCCAAGAGATATAGTATAGAAGTATAAGTGATTTATGCTTCTATTTTTTAGTTTATTTAAGTTATATTCATATATATTAATTTTATTTTTATATATTAAAGATTGTAAAAATATCTCTTATTGCCTATGGATAATTATAGAGGTGTTAAAGCATCAGAGTTAATAAAACAATTAAAAACATATATGAATAAATTTGGAGATTTATATATATGTAAAGAAAAAGGAGGAAATATATTTCCAATATATTTTATAAATCATTATCCAAACACAGATTATTTTGAATTGACATAATTTATTCAAAACATATAATTTTGAATTGACATAATTTATTCAAAACATATAATTTTGAATTAACATAAATTAAAAATATGAAGAATATTAATAAGTACATAACAGAAAAATACAATACAGATAGTATTGAAGAATATTTGGAATCAATTGTAAATTCTGCTAAAGGCAAGCCAGATATTTATGATGACACTGAATCTTGGGAAGCACGAGATGAATTTGATTATTGGCAAGATACATCTGGGCAATGGGATGATATTTTAGAATTTATAGATAAATATGCCTCTAATAAATGTGTAGCTGGATGGAAGAGTAAAGATTCATTTGAAAGCGTTGAAAAACTAGTTCCTAATATAGTCCGTAATATTATAAAGAAAAAACCAACAGAAATCCCATATAAGAAAAATTCAAATAAAATGGAAATGTGGGAAACTAAACAAGATGATTTTGATATTAAAGTGTTAAAGTTCGGAAACTATGTTAATGATAATGGTACCGATTATAAAGAATATTGGTATATGATTGCTATTTAAAAATAATAAAGATAACTATGAAATCTCTTAAAGAACATATTATTGAAGAAGGAATTAAAGATAAAATCAAATCTTTTATCAATAAATTCAAAAAGGAAAAAATTCCAGAGAAGGTTTATTCTTCTGATGATTTAGAAAAATATAAAGGTCAAATAATAACACCAAAAGATGCTGATGATATTATTGATATATTAATACATACTGATGATTATTTTAAAGAGTTTTTAATAAGCAAATATGAACCTAAACGTGAGCATATAAAACAAGAAGCATGTAAAAATGCCATATTAGATTATGCTTATGAAAATAATCAAGATAGAATTAAGTATGATAAATATGGAGAAAGACATGCAAATCAAGCTGAATATGAATGTTGTAAACAACATGGTATAGATTCTTCATCAATTGCTGCTGGTGATTTAATTCTTGCAATGATAAGACCTTATATTATGGGTTGGAGCTTTGCTGATAAAATGAAATTTAAAGCAGAAGAAAAATATAAGCCAACATATAAGAAAAATCAATGAAATCAATAAAAAACTATATTAATGAATCATTATCAAATGAAATACTTGATTTAAGAAAAAAATTAAGTAAATTAGATAAGTCTAAAATTTTTAATGGATTATATAATTTAGATGATTCTTTAGATAAAGAATTTTATAATATATTAATTTCATTAAATAAGTCAAATGCATCTAATAGTACTTTAATTAGTACATGGAAAATGTTGTTTTCAAAATTAATTATAGAACCATTAGTTGGAGAATTAATTGGAGATAATAAATGTGAATATTCTTCAATAAATATTGATAGAACAGAGAAATGGGATATTAAATATAATAAGAATATATTAATAGATGTAAAAGCAACTTACAATAATCATACAGGTAATTTTAGTTTTTCTAAAAAAGATGCAGACTATATAATAAATTACAATAAGCAAGATATCAATAAAAGATATGTATTATTTGTATATCCTGAAATTAAGACTTGGGAAGATACAATAAAAATATATAAAAATAAATCTATGGTTGATATGAAATTAATCAGTTATATAGATTTTAAAGAAATATTAAATAATAATGATTTTGAAGAAAAGAAATCAAATATATTAATACCTAATTCTTTTATTGAAAAAAATGATAAATTTAGAAAATTTAATAAAAACATAAAGAAATGAAATCTTTAAGACAGTATTTGACTGAAGAACTACATGATGTAATAGTTAAAGTTGGAGATTATTGGAGAATAAAAGGTCATGCAGGAAAAGGAACAAATACTCCTAAACGTGGATATTGGAAAGCTAAATATAAAACAAAGAAAAAAGCAGAAAACGCATTAAAAGCGTATTTTGCAAACAATTAAATATATAAATCATTTATAAATTATGAAAGATATTAAATTATTTATTTTAGAATCATTAAATAATAAACTATTAACTGCTGTTAAAAATCTTAATTATGATTTTTCAGAAACTGCATCTTTATCAAATAATACTAAAGAGAATAGAGCTAAAAAAACAAAAGCTCAAGCAAAAATATTTATAGATTTATTTAATGAATTAACAGATAAAGATACTCATTTTGATTATAAAGCAATTAGCTGTGAAGATTATTGTAAATTAATTAATAAAACATATTCATTTATTGAAGATAGTAAAATAGGAGATATTATTATAATGAATGATAAAACTCCTGAAATGTTTATTGATTTAAAAGTAGCAGAAACTAATAAATATATTGGAACACCTGATATGTTGTCATTAGTTAATTTTGCTTCTGAACGCGACGATAAAAAATATTATTTATGTTCATCATTAGATGGTACACAGACAAAATTAATATTAGCTAATGAAATATACAATATAATAATTTCTAAAAAAGGAAATGTTGTTGTTTCAAAAGATAGAAATTATATTTCTAAAGAAGTTGAAGCATTTAAAGATAAAGTAAAATTAGTTGCTCCTAAAAACATGGAAAACGCAGATTTATCAAAACTATATGATGAAGATTTTGTTGCAACATCTGTAATAACAAATATAAAATAATATGAAACAAAAGAAAAGCAGAAAACGCATTAAAAGCGTATTTTGCAAATAAATAATATAATTTAAATATGAAGGCATTTAAAGATTATATTTTAGAAAATAAAGTTACAGAATTTAATTATGCTTCTGAAGGAGATCATGATTTTATTGATTAGGTAATTGAATTATTGGAATCTAATGGATTTAATAAAAGTGAAAAAAAGATATTAAAATCAAAAGAATATAAGATAACAAATAATGGTTATGAATTATTTGCACGTTCTGAACAGAATAAAACTATTAAGAATACTAAATTAGTATGTATTCGTAAAGGAGATAATAATAAATATGACTATTATTATAGATCTTCAAATGATTCATTTTGGAGATATAATTTTTCTAAAAATCAACAAATAGTTCGATTTAGAGATTATCAGCATGCTAATACTGGTATTTATGATGTAAAAGATTCTAAATGGCACGATAGAATATTGCAATCAATAAGAGGAATATTTAATATTAAAAAGGATAAATAATGAAATCAATAACTAATTATATATTTGAAAAGATAAAGGATCTTCCTGATTCTATTAAAGGATTAATTGTATTTGATATTGATGATACAATATTAAAAGTTGATCCTAATATGATGTCTATTTATAAAAAGGAACCAGGAAAATCTGAAATCAAATTAACTACTGATGAATTTGCAAAAGATCCTGATGCAGAAGACCAAAGCAAGAGAGATTGGTTTGATTATAGAGATTTTAAAGATCCTGTAAAAGTATATAATTCTATCATATCTGGTACTCCATTGATTAAGAATCTTAAAATAATGGATGATTATGTTAATGCTGGATATGATTTTTGTTTTTTAACTGCACGTTCATGTGAAGATACAGTTAAGAAAGCATTATCAGACTTCTTATTAGTTCGTGATGAAAATGGACTTTTAAAAGAATTAGGAGATTCATTTAAAAAGATTATGTCACATGCAGTTAATGATGAATATAAGAAATACCCTGGTAAGACAGATGCTGAAAAGAAAGCAAACATATTAATTAAGCTTTGTAAAAAATATGATAAAGTGGTATTTGTAGATGATGATAGAAAAAACGTAAATGCTGCTCGTGAATTGAATATAAAAAATTTAAAAGTAATTAAGGCTTGGGATGAATAAAATGAATAATAATAAATAATATGAAATCATTAAAAGAATATATTAAAATAAACAATAAAAATATTTTATAAATTATGTTTAATAAAATTAGAGAAAAAATTGGTAAGTTTATATTACCAAACACTGTAAGAGTAGTTGATGCTACAGATATGACTGTTGATGAATTGATGAATAATCATGTTCAAAAATTAGAACAATTACCTGAAGTATTCACTAAAGATTTTCTTGAAGACTTGATTAAAGAATATCCTAAGTTTGATCACCCAAATATTGTAGAATCTGATGGTAAAATAAAATTTACTGATGCTAATGGAAAGACAGCACAGCTTAAAGTTCCTCTTTTGACTATTGTTCCAATACCTTATATCTCTAAAGATGAAGTAGATTTGGATCAATACATTAAAGATAATTTTGGAGATGTTAAATACCCTAAGAGTATGGAAGACATAAAGGGAGTTAAAGTAGAAGTTCCTGCATTGAATATTGTGCCAATACCTGATATAAGTAAAGATATAGATATTTCTTTTGATAAAGAAGCTAAGAAATCTAAAGAAAATAAAAAATAATCAAATAATATAATTTCAAATAATATAATTTAAGTTAACCAATTAATAAGTATTGGTTAACTTTTTTATTTTTATATATAATAAAATGATAAAAAGATTTTTATAAATAATGAAACATCTACGAGATTATATATTTGAAACATCAATTAATGGATTAAAATATTTAATTATGGATTTTGAATCTTCTGAAGATGAAACATTAATGAGTGGCTCACAATTTTATGATGTGTCTAAAAAATTACAAAAAACTATTTCAAAAGAAGATTTAAAAAAAATATTTCAATATGCAAAAGATCATAAAAATTTAAAAGAAATTAAAGCTAGACCAGAACCTTTAGTGGCTAATTATGGTAATAAACATTTAGATTTTGCATTTAGGCGTTGGGTAAAAGATGCTATATTAGATTTAAATATTATAATTCATGGATCAAAAAATATATATCATAATACTAATTTAAAAGGTAATGGTGAATGGGTTCCTACAGCTCAAGATATGGAAGATGTTATATCAATAGGATATAATAATGTTAATAAAATTAATAAAATATCTGAATCAAAAGATGATAAAATTGAACAAATTATAAAATATTACCAAGATAATAAAGATATAATCGATATTATTGTTAAAAAAATAAAATCAGGAAATTCACCATTAGGAAAACTTCCAACTAAAGGTATTATTGCTTCAGAAAAATGGAAAACTTTAGGAAAGTTTGAAAATATTAAAAATATAAATAATACTCCTAAAACAGATATCATATCTGCAGATCATAAATTAAAAATTTCATTAAAAGAAGAAGGTGGATCACAACTTATGTCAGGAGGATATCACGAAGCTTTAGCAACAATATTATGTGCAATTGAAAAATCAAAGTGTTTAGAAGAAGCAAAAGAATTAATTGCATCATTAGATATTAAATGGTTAACAGGATTTAAAGATATCGATGGAATTGCAAAAATAAAAAGAAATCCAAATCATAAAGATTATGAATTAATAAAAAATGCTGAAACAAATGGCAATAAAGTTCAAGAATTACTAAATAATCTTATAAAGAATAATTCTAAATTTGAATATGAATTATTATATGAAGCAATGACAGGATTAATTAAATTTGGAGAAAGTAATCCTGCATCTGCTAATTATATATTGGTTTGGAATGATAAAACACCAGAATCATCTAAATTTTATACTCCAGAAGAATATATTAAACATTTAAAAGAATCAAAAATTCAATATTTAATAAATTTTAAATCTGCAAATAATAATTCTTGGCAAAATATGCGTATAATTTGTGGTAACGCAAAATCAACAGATTCAGAAAAAACAGAAATTAAACCAATAAATAAAAATGAATGAAAATTTAAAAGAGGTACGTATATGTCTTGGCAGGTTTCAGCCATTCACATTAGGTCATCTTAAAATGGCTACTTATAAAGATCTTAAAGGTCCAGATAAAGAACAACAAGATAAGTTAAGAGAACAACCTAATTTAGAAGATATATCTAAACAGAAGACAATCATATTAGCAATATCTACACCAGATGATAAAGTAGATACAAGACACCCTTTTAATGATGACTTAATGAAAAAAGAATTTGAATTAGTTAAGAAAAATTATAAGGATGATATCGAAGATGTATTATATGTTTCTTCAGCAGATATATGTGCATGGGGTGAATTAATTAAGAAATCTGGATATAAAGCTTCAGTATGGTTGACTGGTTCTGATGAATTTAGTTTCTATAAAGGAATGGCTATTAAAGTTCCAGAATATGAAGAACATAATAAAAATAATAAAGATTGCAAAGATGCATATACAAAATCGTTTTATGTTGAAGAAATTGAAAGAACTGAAGATAAAGATTTTGTATCATCAATATCTGGTACAAAAGTTCGTCAGTCATTATTAGATGGTGATAAAGAACTATTTACAAAAATGATGCCAAAAGGAGTCGATAGATATTTTGATGAATTTAAAGAAAAAGTTGAAAATGCTCCAGAACCTAAGAAGAAAGAATCTAAAAAATCATTAAAAAACAAAATTAAAGAAGATATGAAATCAATTAAAGACTTTATTTTAGAATCAAAACAAAATGAAAATCAAAAAGAATTAAATAATGCTATAGACATTATAAAAACTTGTTTAGATAAAAAAGGATATAAAGAAGATGAATTTAAGATAACTAAAGTATTTGGAAACGAAATAAGAGTTTATTTTATAAAAGGTTCAAATACTCATCATGAAGCAGTTTCTAAAATTGGTAAATATATTGATAATGAATTATATAAAGCTCATAGTAAAGTATCTCATAAGACTATGGGTAAAGGTAAAGAAGGAGAATATTATCAAGCATTTACAATTAATATATTTTAAATTATTATGAAATCAATTAAAGACTTTATTTTAGAAAGCAAAGCACCAAATAAAATATCTGCATCAGGTAAGAAAAAATTAACAAAATATATTGATGATCTAATTAAAAATATAGATGATATATATGATTATGCAGGTATTCCTACTGATGATGCTGACCAAGTAGATTCTGATTGTAGAGATACAATATGGAATTGGGTTAATGATGAAGGAATATGTAACTGGGATACTGAAGATAAAGAATCAGTTGGATTTATAAATGATGAATATAATAGATTATCTAAAGCTATATGTGATAAATATAAATTATAATTATGAAATCATTTAAAAACTATATATTAGAATCATTAGTTATAGAAGGTGGTAATGCAGTTAAAGCAGAACCAATTCCTGCAGTAATAGCGCCTAAGGTTTATGATGAGATTGAAAAGAAAGTTCATTCAATATCAAAGTTTAAAGATATTGATATGGCAGCTTTAGGTAGTATTGGCAAAAAGGCAGATGACCAGACTAATGGAGATATTGATGTTGCAGTTAAAGTCGATACTAAGGATGAACTTAATGAAATAGTTGATACTTGCTTTGGCGACTGTGAAATCAATTATAATACAATGAAGACTATTACATCATTTGGATATCCTTATGATATAGATGGTTATAAAGGTATTGCACAAGTTGATTTTATGATAGTTAAAAAGATGGACTGGGCTAAAGCATATTATCATTCTCCTAACTTAAAGACTGGTGAATCAAAATACAAAGGTGCTGTACGAACTGCTGCATTAAGTTGTGTCATATCTTGTTTGCCAGTTCCTGATGTAAAAGATGAATATTTTGAAGATGGTGTTACAGTTAAGAAACATTGGAAACATACATTCAATACAGAAGGTGTATTCATTCAATTGATTGATTACTGTGGAAAGAATGGTAAGCCTGTTAAGAATGGTAAGAAGATTAAAGAATTTGAAAAATTAGTCACTAATGATCCAACTAATTTAGTAAGATTCATATTTGGAGATAATGGTACTATAGAAGATATTAATTCAATTGAATCTTTATGGAAAGCTATACATGATCCTAAGAAATTCAACTGGGGTGATGAAGTATTAGCCGCTATTGAAAAGAAAATAATTGAAGACCCTGGATTAGAAGGAAAACTTAATAAAGAAGATTTTCCATGTAAATTTTATAAAGGTTAAATTATGAAACAAATAAATAATTTTATAAATGAGAAACTTATTATAAATAAGAATATTAAAGTTGATAAGTATCATTATCATCCTATAGATAATAAAGAATTAAAAGATCTTATTGAAAAATTAATTAAAGAACGTGGAAATGAAGCAAATTTGAATGATATTGATACATCACAGATAACAGACATGTCAAATTTATTTGAAGATTCAGATTTTAATGGAGATATATCAAAATGGGATATAAGTAATGTCAAAGATATGTCAGGTATATTTCTTAATTCTGATTTTAACGGTGATATATCTGAATGGGATGTAAGTAATGTTAAAAATATGTTATTTATGTTTAATAGTTCTAAATTTGATGGAGATTTAAGTAAATGGGATGTAAGTAATGTTACAAATATGGCATCAATGTTTGCTGAATCTAAATTTACTGGTAAAAATGGAGATATATCTAATTGGGATGTAAGTAATGTTGAATTTATGTCATATATGTTTAATGATTCTAAGTTCAGTGGAAACATTTCTAAATGGAATATAAGTCGCGATACAAATATATATAAAATGTTTAAAGGTTCTCCATTAGAAAAGAATCCACCTAAATGGTACAAGAAATAATAAAAAATATTATAAAGATAATTTGATAATTAAATGGAACATTTAATAGATAGATATTTAAAGAAGCCTGAAGTAGTTAAAGATTTATTTACAAAAGAAGTAAGTATATCTTTAAAAGTTGATGGCGCTGCATTTCAGATATCTTATGATAAAGAAAATGATAATATAACATATCATAAGCGTGGTGGTTCTTCAAAATCATTAGGTCCTATTATTGATGAATATACTCAATTAATGAGAAAGAACATTAATGATGCTATTGATTATTTTGAATCTAAAAAGGAAGCTGTTAAGAAGTATAAATTTTATGCTATTGAAATGTTCAACGATTCTTATATTCTTTTGACTGTTATAGATAATGATAATAATATAATAGATGATAGAAATAAGTTAGAAGAAATATCAAAATCATTAGGCATAGATTGTGTTCCTATATTATTTGAAGGTAAATTAAATAAAGAACAGATTGAATCATTAATGTCAATGATGACATTAGAATCAGAAACTTCTAATGATGTATATAAAGAATATCTTACTAATATATTTGGTAAAGGTGACTATCAGAAATTTTTAGTCGGAGATGAAGTTGAAGGTATTGTATTGACATGGAATATAGATAATGCAATATCGCAGTATAAGATAATTAATCCTGCATTTAAGACTCGTCATGATAAAGAAATCAAACAAGGAAATGAAGATTATAAGAAAGAAATAGAAGAATACATTAACTTATATGAATTGATATATGAAACTATTAATAAAATTGGCAAACATGAGAATGATAATTGGATTAAGAATTTAGATGCTAATTTTATTAATATGATTAATAATGAAGAATTCAAATCTAAATATGAAGATATAATAGATACATTACAACCTAAGTTTAAAGATTTCTTTACATTACAGATTAATAAAGCATCTAAAGAAATACAAGATATCATCAAAGAGTATGGTGACAATATGAAGTTCTTATATGAAAAATATTTACAAGTATTTTTCAAACAAAAGAAACGTAACTATTTTATATCTAAAGAATTCCAATTAAATGTCAATAAAGTAATCGAAAGACTTCAAAAAATAAATGAATCTAAACTTTCTCAATATATGAGAAGAAACATTAAATCATTTGGTGAATATTTTATTGATGAAAAATTAAAAATTAATAAAGATACAAAAATTAATACAGTAGTATATTCAACAAATACTGGTAAGAAAATAGAAGTCATTAAAAAAGTTGCTGAAGATACTGAATCATGGAAAAAATTTGAAAGTTTTGTACTTCAATTACGTCGTTTTAATTTAATGAAATATAGTAGAATACTTGTTTGTAATATTGAAGATGACAAATGGGTAACAAATACAAAACAAAGTTATTCAATAAATGATTATCAACCAAATTATAGATATCTTTATTCGAGTCAGAAAAATTATTATACATATAAACAAGTAATTGAAATGCTTGAAAGCGGCAAACACATAATTATATTAGCAGGTAAATAAATTATGAAATCAATTAATGAATATATTTATGAATCTCAAAATACATATTTTTCCGAACAAGAAATTGGAAAGATTATGAAAGATATGTGGAATAAGAATGGCATCTTTTATAAGTTCATTAAAGATAAAGTAGATTCATTAAAAGCGGCTGACATAAATGATTATTTAGATCAATGTTTAGATGATAATAGATGTACAGCAGAATTTGCAGCATATATAGAAATGGTTATTGGACGTCATAATTTTAGTTTAGAACAAGTTCAGAAATTTATAAATACAAATGATTTAAAGGATGAAGAACCTAAAAGACATTATATCAGAGAAACTTATAATCAATAAGAATACTAAAGTTGAATCTTATAAGGATATTGATTATGATAATCCTGAAGATATATGTAATATTTATAAAGCTGCAGTTATATCTATAATGAAAAATTCTTCTTATATAGAAGGCCCAACATTTAAAAAGACATTAGTTAGAATTCAATATAACGACATTATAGATATTCTTAATGATGTTTTTGAATATAAGAATATTGATTATGATGAAGGCAAAATTAAAAAAGGTAATGTTTGGAGAATAATAAGTAATGATAAAAAGGCAATTCAAAATATTATAAATGGATATACTATAACACTTAAATATGATAGAAATATTAAATTATCATATAAAGAATTATTTGAAAAATACAAAGATATTATCAATAAGAAATGAAATCAATTTTAACATACATAAAAGAATCATTAAATATATTTGAAAAACAAAATCCTTTTAATGTTTGGATAATGGTTGGTCTTCCAGGTTCAGGTAAGTCTACATATATTAAAGAAGAACTTCCAAAAAATATTGAAATTATTAATCAAGATTCAATAAGAGTTGAACTTGGAATTATGAAAGATGATGATCATAAAGCTATAGGTGATAAAGAACAAGAAAAGGAAGTGACTAGAATTAATGATGAACGTATTAATGAACTTATAAGACAACGCAAAGATTTTGTTATTGATAATACAAATGTTAAAGCAGGACGTGTTGAAAACTATTATAGTAAGTTAAATAAAGCTGGTGCTAATGTTAAGATAGTCATTATAGATACTCCTAAAGATGTTTGCAAGAAACGTAGAAATGATTGCATACCTGAGAAAGTAATTGATGATATGGAATTAGGAATCAATAAAGTTAAGAAAATATTTAAAGACAATAAAGATACTATCATTATAACAGATAGATACTAAATATTTATTTTAAAAAACATATATAAGTAATAATGAAAGATTTAAATAACTATATAGTTGAACGCGGAGCTGCGCCAGGATTAGGTGATAGAAAACCTTTGCATAGAAATCCTGCAGTAAATATGATACAATCAATTTTAGATGAATTATCTAAACATAATGATTGTAAATATGATAAAGAAAAAGATGCATGGTCTGGTAAAGACGCAGATCTTTGGAAAGGTGCAGGACAGTTCTTATTTGATTATGTACAAGAATTAAATCAAAAGGATTTTGAAGAAATTGTTGATCATTTTGGTTGGAAGCAATTTATACCTGATGTAAATGACATACATCCTTCAGAAATATCAATGTGTGTAGCATTAATATTGAATTCAAATAAACAAAAAGAAAGTTAAATTTTAAATAATATTTAAATTTTTAGCTCAGAATATTGAATTATAAATATTATTCAAAATTTTAGCTCAGAATATTGAATTATAAATATTATTCAAAATTTTAGCTCAGAATATTGAATTATTCTGAGCTTTTACTATATTATATACAAATAATAATTAATTTAAATATTCAAATAAAATGAAGCAGACAAACAATTTCAATTTCGAGAAGTTCAAGAATGGTGGTAATGCAACAACCAAGTTGGGTAATCCTGTTAAGTTCATTACAATGTGTTCTGACGGTCGCATGCTGGTACAGGTAACTCCACGAAACCGTATTGGTGAGCAGGGAACTCTCAAGTATGTCGCACCTGCAATGCCTTACACAGATAAGTACCATGTAACTGGTAAGAAGTATAACAATACTGATTCTGAGTTTGATATTGTAATGGGATAATATAATCAAATATATATAAAGGAGTACTAAAATATTTTAGTACTCTTTTTTGAATATTATTTATTTTATTCTATATTATAATATCAAACAAATAAAATATGGAATATACAAAGGAAGATTTATCAAATCAGGAGTTAATCAATGAAGTTACTGAGGCTACTTTCGGTAAAGCTAAAGGATGTCCAAAGGGAATGAGTCGCGGAGAATGGCTTACTAAAGAATTAGGTCTTGATAAGGTTAAATCAATTCGTCGTAAGAGCTCCGGTTGTGTTTCATTTTTTGACGAGGAAGATAACCGTCGTAAAGCTTTACAGGTTGCATATAAAGCAGCAAAAAACAAGAAGTGGAATTTGGTAGATGAAGAGTTTACTATTAATGAAGATTTCAATTTCACTCATACTTCTTGGAAAGGTGTTTTTATAAAAGGTGGTACAACAGTTATTGCAACAATGGAAATTATCAATAAGTACATTGAGGAATGTAATAAGCCTTATGGAGAACGTGATTTATCATTTATACATTTAGTAAAAGATTAATGTTAATTTTGTAAATATAACATACTTACAATAGAATATGAAACAGCCATACGAAAAATTAGAACAGTTGAGAGAAATCCTTGGCGATGAAACTGTATTTACTGAGTTTTTGAATTATTTCACAAATGATCAAATTGATAAGTTTTGTGATTCTGTAGCAAACGAATATGATATTTAAGATATGAATATAGTAGAGATTAAGACTGGTAAATATTATGATTCTGATTATTCAGAATATCATTTTAAGACAAATCATCTACGAAGAGATATTTATGATGACAATTATAAATTAACTCATAATTTTTTAGATTGGCTTCGTAGAAATCATTCAACAATATATAATGAATATATTTGTGACCCAGATAATTTTGAAATCATTTATCTTCATTTTGATGATATTGAACTAATCCCATAAATAAGATGGCAGAAAATTTTAGAAATAAACAATGGTTTAAGAACTTAACACAAGATCGTAAAGATGAAATTTGTGCTAAGTTTGATATTGATGAAAAGACATTAAAGAAAGCTGGACGTGAAACTGAAGATGGGCGTATTGTAGTTGACCTGCTTCGTATTGATCGTATATTACACACTCCAGAACTTTGGGATGTATGTTATAATGCATTAATAAAAAATGATGTATTTAATAATTCTTTAAATTGGGATATTAACGAAGTAGATGATATGATACTTCGAATGTCTTCTATATATAATTTTATTAATCCTGATGTAAAATTTCTTAAGTATAAATCTTCTTTAAAAAATGATCTTTTTACTAAGGATACGTATAAACGATTACTTAAATGGGTTAATTATGCCAAAGAAGATTTAACAGATGTTGAAAATGTTAAATTTAGTTCATATCAAATTTATTCACAAGTTAAATGCTTATTGGATTCAGATTTGAAACTAATTAAGCAATAATTGAATAATTAACCTTAATAATCTATTTATATATTAAATCTAATATAAAAATAATTATAATGAATTGGTATTTAATTTTATTTGTGGCAACTTTTGCCATATTTATTGTTAAGCTTTTGATTTCAGTATTTGCTGGAGATTTTGATTTGGATGTAGATTTTGACGGAGATTCAGATTGTGATACATCAAGTGCGTTTTCATTTAAGGGAGTATTGCATTTCTTAATGGGATTTAGTGCTTATCTTTGCGGAAGAGTTTATTTATATCCTATTAATTTAACTACAGATAATGGTTATGTAACATTTAGTTTTTGGGATTATTTTATTGCTGGTTTATGCGGAGCAGTTTTAATGATTCTTTTATTCTTATGTTATAAAACTGCAATGAAAGCTAATTGTACTCCAACATTACCTCAAGATAATATTAATGGATGTGTAGGTAATATTTATTTAAATCTTGGTAATGGACAATATTCTGTTGAAGCTCATACTGTAGCAGGAACTACGAATGTGGATGCATTTTACACTTCAGATGATTTGGAAATTGGAACTGAAGTAAAGTTAAATAAAGAAGGCGATAAGATTTTAATTTCTTGTATAGATAAATGAAAGTAAAAGATATTTTTGGTATTAAAGGATTAGGAACAGTTGTAACTGTACCATTAATTTTATGGGTAGGATCATTAACTTGTAAAATGGTATATGATTATAAAGTATTAAAATATTTAAAAAATATTAATAAAAAAATATAAATAAATTATATGAAGCTAAGGGAATTATTTGATTATATTTGGAATGAATTAGAAATTCCTGTAACTAAATTGGAAATTCAAAATGGAGTTAATAATTTGTGTGATAATATAAGATATGAAATTAATAAATTAGAACAGGAAGAGGAACAGAAAAAACAAATTAATTATAAAAGATATCCGAATTCATATTCTATATATTAATAATTGAATTAAGAGAGTATTAATATATAATTTTAAACGTTTAATTTTAATTTTTTTAAAAAATGAGTGAACAATTATTTACATTGATTTTGATTGGTGGAGCTGTATTGCTCGGTATTATTACCATTTGGGCGATTCTTTCTAGATATCGTCGTTCTGCACCAGATGAACTTTTGGTTGTGTTCGGTAAATCTGGAAAGATGAAGGTTGAAGGTGAAGATGGTAAGGAGAAGACTATTGTAGTTCCATCTAAGATTATTCAGGGTGGTGGTGCATTTGTATGGCCTATCATTCAAGATTACAAAAAGATGTCAATGGCACCTATTCAGATTAAGGTAACTGTTGACGGTATTGATTCTCAGGCTATTCCTATGCACTTGCCTGTTGTATTGACTACAGCTATTAGTAGGGATAAGGAAATTCAACAGAACGCTGCAACAAGATTCTTAAGTGCTAAATCTGAGGAAATTCACAAGCAGGTATCTGAAATCCTTGTTGGTGAGACACGTGCTATTATGGCAACAATGCTTATTGAGGAAATTAACGCAGAACGTGATAAGTTCTTGAATAAGGTTCGTGGATCACTTGAGCAGGAGTTGGCTAAGGTTGGTTATGATGTTACTAACATTAACATTTCAGAAATTACTGATGATGCTAATTACATTAAGAACTTAGGTCAGAAGGCTGCTACTAAGGCACAGGCTAACGCTGAGGCAGATATTGCTGAACAGAGGAAGCAAGGTAATGTTAAGATCGCAAACACTAAGAAGGAAGAGGAAATTCAGGTTGCTGCAGCTACTAAGGAGCAGGAGGTAACTGTTAATGAAACAAAACAGGAGCAGGAAGTTCGAGTTGCAGAGATTCAAAGAGATAAGGAAATTAAACTTGCTGAGGCTGCTAAGGAACGTGAGTCTGGTATTGCAACTCAAGAAGCTGAAAAGGCTGCTAATATTGCTGAGGCACAGGCTGATGCAGAATCAAAGAAAGCAACTGCTAAGGCTCGTCAGATTTCAGCTGTAGCTAAGGCACAGGCTGAAGCAGAATCAAATAAGGCAGGTTCTGAGGCAGAACAGATGAAGAATATCGCTAAGTATGAGGCAGATGCTGAAGCTACCAAGAATGAACAGGAAGCACAGAAGTTGATTCGTGTTGCTAAGGCTAATCAGGAGAAGGAAGCAGAAACTATTAAGGCAATACAGGAAAAGGAATCTAAGGCTGCAGAATATGAATCTGAGAAACGTAAGCGTAAGGCAGAAGCTGATAAGAAAGCTGGTGTCGCAGAACAGATTGCAAAGATTGAAGTTGCTGAGGCTACTGCTAAGGCAGGTAAGGCGGAAGCTGATGCTAAGAAGGTGAAGGAAACTGCTATGGTTGATGCAGAGATGTCGGTTGCTAAAACCAAGCAAGAGAGACAGTTGGAAGTTAACAAGGCACAGGCTGCTGCTGCAGAGGAGCAATTAAATGCTACTGAAATCGTACCTGCTCAGAAAGCTAAGGAGAAGGCAGTTATTGAGGCTGAGGCAATTAAACGTAAGGCAGAACTTGAGGCTGAAGCTGTTAAAGCTCAATTATTGAGAAAGGCTGAGGCTGAGGCTGAAGCAACTCGTATTAAGTTAAATGCTGAGGCAGAAGGTATTAAGAATAAGTTAATGGCTGAGGCTGAAGGTAAGAGAGCAAGTTTGATGGCTGAGGCGGAAGCATTACAGCAGAAGGAATTGGCACCTGCTATGGCATTTGAGAAAATGGTAGAGGTTGCAGGTGGTCGCCCAGATTTGGCTGTACAATGGAAGACTGTTGATCATCTTGAAGGTATCGCTGGTGCTCAGGCCGAAGCTTTATCAAAAATATCTTTGGGCCACGTTATGGTATATGGTGATTCTTCTACTGGTGGTAAGTTTATTAAGGATCTTATGGCTAACGTAACTCCTGCTATTGATATGATCTCAACTGGTATGAAGACTCCTATCAAGAATCTTTTGGGAATGACCGATGATAAGAAGGAGCTTAATGCACCAGAAGAGCAACAGATTAATGAAGATAAGAAAAAGAGAAATAAGAAAACTGATAACTTCGAGGAAGTTAAGTAAATAGTTAAAGCGTTAACTATATAAAGAAAGGATACTATTTAATAGTATCCTTTTTTTATTATTTTTATATATAATGATATTAAAAATATTAAATAATATATAAAGATGAAAAATATTATAGATTTTATATTTGAATCAAAATTCCCACACGAACGTAATAGTTATGCTGATGGTAAATTAGGTGATCTTGCTTTTAAAAGAGATAAAGAACACTGGGCATGGGAAAATAAATATTATAAAAAATTATTAACATTACTTAATAATAAATATATTAAACCATTATCAAAAGAAGTTAAAAATATAAAAATTAATGGTGATATAAATAATGAACATGATTTCTTTGGTTGTAGTGCAGGTTATGTAAATTATTATGATTCTAAAAAACAAAAACATGAAGAATATAATTTTAATATACATATAAATAATACTGATGATGAAACAATTAATAAAATTACAGATTATTTAGAAAAAAATAACATAGATTATGTTATTGATAATAGTTATGTTAAATATGGGGAATATCGTATATGTATAAAAGATGATGAAATGGAAAAGATTCAACAAGGATATGATGAAGACAGTGATAAAATATATGATAAGTATTCTAAGTTGATGAAACCATTTGAAAAAACTCCAGTAGATTTTAAAGATATTAAAGATGATGTTCAAAATGCATTAAATGATAAAAATGCAAATACATATTTTGGTATATATCATGATGATTTATTAGATTATGAATTATATCCTGTAATTCCTAAATTAATAAACAGTGTAAATGATGTGTTTATGAGTGGAAAATATTGGTTCTTATGTTCTGCTCATATAGAAGATGAGACATATGATGATGTTATTCCACATAATTGGTCATGGAGTGATGATATGACTTATGATGATTGTCTTTCTGCATGGAATGAATTATCTAAAAAACAACAGGATAAATTAATTGGTATGCTTAAAAATTGTTAACTTAAAATTATTAATAAAATATTCATATATAAGGTTGCCAATATTGGCAACCTTTTGTTGTTATATAAATTTATATTTTTATTTTTATTTATAATAAATAAAGTATAAATGATATAAAATATGAATTACGAAGGCAAATTTGGAACAGAAGATCCTCAAGATAAAGGGGATGCTTTAGAAAATTTATTTATAAAAAGTAATGCTCCAGATTTAGCAGATACAGATGAAGCATTACAGACTCCTATGTTAATTATTGATATGGACGAATTAGATAAAAAGACTTTAGAACGTGCCACATTAATAATTAACAAATTGGCAGCTTATTATTTTGATCAAAGATATATTGATAATCACCCTTATGTTACTTCAAAGATAACACAAGAAATTGATAACATCAGACGTCTTTTGAAAATGTTATCAGTTAATGAAAAGGCACAAGATACTTTGATTATGTCTATAGCAGGCAATATGGCTAAAGGTACTTTATATTCTTCATTAACTTCCTTACAAAATTCAATGTTACAGATGCAATCACAATTAAATTCATTAACGGCAAATCTTGAAAACATCTTTAAAGAAATGCAAGATAATTGCGATAAGACATTCCAGGAAAAAGAAAAAGAAACATCAGAAGATGGCTCTATGGTTGTTCGCGGTTCACGTGACTTTATTAAGGAAATTACAAATTCTTTAACTGGAATGAAGATACAATCTAAGGAAGAATCCGAAAATCAAAGTACAGAAATCATAAATCAAACCAATTAATTTAATATTATTTTTAAATATAAGAAAATATATTTGATATGTAGATAATGCCTAATTATGAATCTAATGGTGTCTTATTTAAAAATGTTACCGCTGGTTTGAACACTGGTGGCCAAAAAATAAATAAAGCACCATATAAGTATGAAAATGGAAATATCAAAAATCCCCAATTAATTATAAATGCAATTGATATTGATTGGAATAACGCTGAAGTTCCTGGATTGGATGATGACATTATTTCAACAGCAATGTTCTTAAGTACTATTGGTAATATTAATGAAACATCAAAACAATTAGTAAGAAAAACACAAGAATTAGAAACTGGTTTAAATAATTTATCGGATCATACAAGTGAAGTTGAAGAATCTTTAGGTACATTAGCAGAAAATGTTGATAATGCAGATCGTAGATTACAGCAATCAATTAATGAAAAAATATCAACAACAGAATTTAATGAACGTGTTGAAGAAATTGTTAATCAAATAGGTCCTAAAGAGACTTATAAGCATATTATATTAACACAAGAAGAATATGAAGCATTAGAAGAATATGAAGAAGATGCTTTATATATGGTTATTGATGATGGAGTTCCAACACCACCGCCAACTCCTGTACCTACAGATCCATTTGAAGATATTAGTACAAACTTAAATGTTTCTTATGTTGATGAAAATGGAGATATACAAGAAACTATATACACAACAGATGGTAAGATATCATTAGCGCCACAAAAGTCTTATACATTAGAAGGAACATTAATTGGATCAATTGAAATTGACACATCATCATTATCTAAAGTTAATAATGATACTGAACTTATATTAAATAATGTACGTATATTATCAGATACAGATAATGCAATTTTATATAAGATACCTGAAAATGCAAAAGCTCAGAAATCACTTAAGATAACATTATCACCTAATGTTGAAAACTATATATATTGCACATTAACTGCAGAAAATACAGATGATCAACCTGGTGCAATATATTCAATGAATAATCTTAACATTCAAGGCGCAGGTTATTTATCAATTAAGACCAAATCAGGTCATGGTATTCGTGCTGATGTTCTTAATTTAGGTGGTCCTCATATTTGGATCAATTCACCACATGATGGTATACATGGTAGAGATATACATATAATTGGCGGTGTATATAGCATGAATGGGTGTAATGATGCAATTGGTACTAGCAATTCTGGTAGAGTATTATTCTATGATGGCATATTATATACAAGTAATTTAAAACAAAATATTATAGATAGTAAAAACAAAGGATTATATTTCTCAGAAGATTTATTAACATCAGCACAATTACAAAGCTGTAATAATATGTATTTATTATCTGAACAAAATTATAAATCAATATTTGGAAATATAACTGGATCTATTCAATTATTACCAGGTCAACCAGATTTTGATTATGATGAAAATACAACAGGAACTCCAATAGAATTAGATGAAGCTACAGATACTTATATAATTTCTAATACTAAAGGAAATAAAGGAAAATATATTTTAGCAACAGGATATATTAATAAACCAATACAATTTGATGGCTATGGTAATCAAAATGGAGATAATGTAACATTATATTTAAATAATGCATTTATAGATACATATAATAATCCAGATTTAAGTAATGGTGGTAATGTACCATCTGTTTATTATTCTTCAGAAGGATCAAATATAAAAATAATGGCAGTTCAAGATTCTATAAATGTTATTAGAAATAATTATACATCTACAGGAATTGATGCCATTAATTTTGAAAGTGATTGTGTAAAATCTGAAAATAACTTAGAAATTGAACTTAAGAATAACTCATATTTGTATATATCATCGTTAAAAGCTGATGGATTAGATGGTGGTGAAACTAAAATTACTGATTCTAAAGGAAACATAATTATAACAAAATGTGGTCAACGTGGTATAAAAGGTAATGCAGTTGTTATTGGACCTGATGCAAATATATCATTAAAGAGCAATATTGAACAATATTACACAAAAGAATTTGTTGAAGAACATAATAGATTAAATCCAACAGATCAAATAAAATATACTACATTTGATGGTATATGTTATGTTAAGAATAATTGTAAAGTATTTATGCCAGAAATAGCAAATGGTTTATCTGATACTGATAAGAAAAATAGTGGTTTTGCTGATATATATGGAAGAAATGGTAAAGCTACAAGAGGTATTATTGGATTTACAACTTTAGAATTAGTTGGTGTATGTATAACTGGATCAATGTGTTCTGTTTCTACAATTAATATGGGTAGTGCAAAAAGATTATATTATAATGAAATTATTAAATCAAATGATACTATTCAAAATCCTATTCCATTAACTGGTTCTCCAAGAATACTTAATGAAGTTGATCCAACAGATGAATCTAAAAATGTAGTTGATTTTTAAACAATGATAGTAATTAATGGAGATAATATTGGTCTTATAAAAATTTATAAGAATGAAATTTTAGAAAATATTAGTGCAGTTTATCATAAAGGTGAAATGATCTGGGGTGGTAGTGGTGCACTAGCATGTTTTAGCGGTGGTACATGGATAGATACATTACCATGGCTTGATGATGCTATATGGAAAGATTAAAATATAAGAAATAAATTAAATAAATAAGATATATGGGTCTTTATACAGGAAGTTTAAATGAATTTATTGATTGGATATCTAATAGAGATATAATAACTAATAGAAAAACAATAGTTGACACAATTAGTGGTGGATCAATTCGTGAATTATTACAGAGTCATTTACGTAAGCCATTTTATGTTCACGAAGATATTGATAATAATAGAAAACTATTGTTCTCAAGTGAAGAATCTAAGATTAGATATTTTAAAGCAGTAGAAGAAGCGGGTGGTAATGAAAATGCCATAGCTCAAAAATATAAAGATTTAGTATTACTTGAATTTGATATCCCTGCACCTCATAAGATTATTTGTGTAGGGGAAAATGATGAAGTACTTAAAACAATGAATATTTTAAGTGGTAGTGCTCGTCAAATGATTAAGTTTAAAGTATATATTGATGATAAAACTAGTGGACTTAACTCAAGTTATGAAGTTAAATTTAAACTTGTAGGACCTAATAATCAAGTTACATACGAAGATGTTCGTACTTATGATAGTACTAGTACAACAGACGTACAGTTATTTGACTGTTTTGATTATTTGCAAACAGGTTCAAATACATTAACATTATCTATAAGATTAACTGGTGATATATCTGCAGAAAAAATTAACCCACAAATTCCTATTAATATTATTAGTTATAATATATCAGCAGAATATGCTACATCTAATTGGTTTGATCCAATTTCTATTGGTTCTAACCTTCCTATTAATATGATAGTTAATAGAAGTATTTCAACTCCTGTTTCACAGACAATTTCATATTACATAGATGATTATTCTAATCCTAAAGGAACAATAACAAAAAATATTGAAGGATTACGTGTTGCTACTTCATTAACAATTCCTAACGATATTATTAGAGAATGTGTTTGGCCACAATCTGGTACAGAAGAAAGTATGCATCCTAAGCATTATCTATTAATCAAAGGTAATATGTCAACAACAGATAATAGTATTAACTTTGATTCTAATTCATTACTTTATGAATTTATAACTCAATCTGATGAACAAGAAGAATTAAATAACCACTTTATAATCATTAAACTATCTATACCTGCTGGTTCTTTACAGACATCAAATGGTATGGAAGGAATTTATTTGACTGGTATTCAATATGAAGAGTTTATATTAGACTGGGCATATTTCACAAATGGTGGTACTGATGCATCTATTAGTGTTGAATGGGAGTTATGTCAATATGATACTGAAACTGGCGAAGTTATTGAAGATTCTAGAACATATTTGGCTACGTTATCAGGTATTAGAAACCAGGTTGCAGAGCCATTAAGATTTGTTCCAGATCAACCTTATCTAGAATCAGAAAACTGGCATTTGGTTGGTACTGTATTAAGTAATATTAAAGATTCTGAATCTGGAGAACCACGTAGATATAAAGCATTCGATAGACAAATTATTATTGAAAGATCATCATTTGAATTTGAATTTAATGAATGGGCTGGATATGTATTTAAATTAAATGCTTATGGCCGTACAAACAGTGAATCTGAAACATCAAGAACTAGATGGATGCCAACAGGTACAATATTGAATACTGCAAATATTCCACAAATGAATTTTTCTCCGTCAATTCCTTGGGATTCTGCAAATGGATGGTCAAATAATAGTTTGACATTCAATTCAGAAACATGTTTTGGAACAATTAACTTTAATGCATTTCCAAGTGGAAATCAATATTTATTAAGTGAATATGGACGTACAATAGAAATTGACTTTATGTCAGGTTCAGTTAATAACGATGAAGATCCATTGATTATAATAGGTGCTAACGGAGAAACAAGTAGAACTTATGAAGGGTCTACTCGTACAAATCCTGCGATATATATTTATCCTACAAAGGCGGTTATGTATTCAGGTGCAACTGAAGTCATTAAGACAAACTATAAATCTAATGAACGTATTCAGTTAACATTCATATTTATGCCTAATACTGCCATTAAAGATGCTAAAAACGTTTATATTGTTAATAATGGTGTACTTGAACGTGGTGCTAACTTAAGTGACCAAACAATAAGTAATGCAAATGGATGGATTAGAATTGGTGGAACAAACTCTCAAATATCTTTATATAATATAAGAGTTTGGTGGAGAAATATGCCAGTTTATGATGCATTTACAAACTTCTTATTTGATGCTCCTAATAAATCATCAATCATTATTAGAAACTCAATTACAAAAGGTTCTGGATCATCTGAAATTGATTATGATAGATGCGTATCAAAAATAGATACATTCTTAATATCAGGTAACATTAATAATATATTGACTCCTGGTGTTAATAAAGAAGATTCTGAAACTCCAGTTAACATTTTATATACAACGCCTTCAGATGGTCAGTATTTAGGATTCAATGCTACCGCAGTTAAAATGAGAAAACATGGTCAGTCAACATTGAACTATCCTATTGCTTCATTTAAATTCTGGCTTAACAAATCAAAGGGTGAAAATAATCCACAAGTTGAATTTAAAGATGGTGTTAAAAACTTAAGGTTAGTTAAGAATAGATATCCTATTAACATAGGTTCAATTCCTTCTAATAAATATGTTTTACAAGCAAACTATGCTGACTCATCTGGTGTTCATAATGGAGGATTACTTAGATTAATTAATGAAACATGGTATAATGCCCCATTTAAGAAATCAAATGGTGTAATAGAATATAAATTAAGAACTTCTCCACAGTTATTTACATCTAACCAAACAGTTATTCATAATGATACACTATTAAATGAAGTTGGATCATCTGTATGGACTGATGGATATGGAAATACTGATGTAGAAATAAATGGAGTAAGCGCAAAAAATCATACATGGGGTGACTTACGTATAGCTGAAACTGGAAATGCACAACTAACAGCATTCCCATATAAGTTACGTAATGCTCCTGATTCACGTCCTGCTGTTGTATTCTATACTGATACATCTTCAGCAATACCTACTAAAAAGTTCTTAGGACAATTCGTATTAATGGATGATAAGAAATCAGATCATATATTTGGCGAACGTTCTATTTATCTTTGGGGTGATGGTAATGATCCATTCTGTATGACAACAGAAGGTGCAGATACTCCAGTAATTATAAATGGTAAGACTAAAAAAGGATATGACCAAGATGAATTCTGTGTTTGGGATAATAAACGTGTATTAAGAATTGAATGCGTACTTATTAACACTCCATTAACATCATTCATGGATTTTAATGTACCTAATGACATTGTTATTGATAAAGACGGTAATACTGAAGATGATCAAACATTTACAAATGATCATGCCGCTTCAGATATTAAATATGAAACAGATCCTTCAACTGGAGAATTCATACTTGATGAAAATGGTAATAAGAAACCATTGAACTATTACTGGGAAGACTATTTTGAAATGATATTCCCTGATGAAGATGATATTTCTGAAGATGATGCTGCTGAGAATTTAAATAAATTTAGTGGTGTTCATAAGACTCCAGAACAAGCAGCAGATCCAAATTATAAATGGCCAGAAGGAACATCTAAGTTCATTAAGAAAGCACAACCATGGATAGATTTCTTGAGATGGATCTGTTCAATAGGACAGCTTAATAAAGATTCACAAGGAAACCCAATTATAAATGGCAATGTTTCTACAGCAGCATTAAATAAATTTAAATCTGAAGCACATGACCACTTAGATCTTTATAAGTTAGCTGCTTATTATATATTCTACATAAGATTTGGTCTTGTTGACTCTGTAGAACGTAATGCTCAATATAAAACATATGATGGATTACACTGGTTCTTAGAGCCATGGGATATGGATATCGCATTAGGTAATAAGAATACTGGTGGTCTTGCATTTGATCCTCCTATGGACCGTACAACAATGCTTGATGCTACATCACAGACATATGCATATTCAGGAAGATCAAAAACTACTTCTAATGTTCTATGGGATTGCTTAGAAAAATGGGATTATTGGAGAGATGTAATTGTTCCTGAAACTGCACAAGCATTATATGAAGGTGGATTGACATACGATAAGATAACAGAAATGTTTGATAACAATTTTGCTAATAAATGGGCAGAATTAGTATATAATGAATCTGGTATGTATAAGTACGTAGAAAAAGCTCAGGATGCTACATGGCTTAACTGGTTACAAGGATCTCGTACTTCACACCGTCACTGGTGGATATCTACATCAATGAACTATTATGATTCTAAATGGACTTGTGGACAGTTTAATTCATCAAGAATATATATGGCTGTTGATAAACCTCAAGGAACTGAAGCTATCATAACAGTTGTGCCTACATCTGAATCATATTTTAAATTGACACAGATGGATACTACATTAAATAGAGGATTATATAGAGCTACCAAATCTTCTCCTGCAAGATGGGATGCTACAAACTGGTCATTCTCTACAAAAGACCCATCACACTTATTTGGTGCATTATTCATGGAGAAGATTGACTTGGATGTATTTGGACAAGGATTACAAGTATTATCATTCCAAAATGCAGTTGACCCAGTATTAGGAGCAACTATTAAAGAATTAAGTATAGGTAGTAGATTGCCTGAAGACTTAGAAAGTCCAAGTAGAACGCAATTCACTGGATGGATTCATAAGGTAGCTCCAAGTATAACAAACTCTTCATCTACAACTTCTGAAGATGATTCTGAAGGAGCACCAGATGCATTAGAAAACATTATAACATATAATATAACAGGACAACTTGGCCTTAAGGATGGTGATATAATAAAATCTAATAGAGCAAAACTAAAGAACATATATGCTATAGGTACTGGATTTACAACATTGACTTCTTCTGCATTAGGAAACGTATATGAAAACGTCCATTTGCCAGGAAGAACTTTAGAAAATACTGGATCTACTGTAAAAACAACACCTGGCGTTATTAGTATTAATGTTACTAATACATCATGGAAAAACATAACATTCTGGGAAACATCATATAACTCATCAGGTACTGAAAGAGTTCCTTATGAAATTAATGGGGAAGTACAGAGAGATGAGAATGGAGATATCATATATATAGAAAATCCTACTGTAGCTACATTTAAAAAGATGAATAGAATTCCTAAAGAATTTAAATCATTGACATTCAAAGGATCTACTGCTAATAATGTATGTACATTAGAATTTGTATTAGATTGGTTTAATTCTATTGAATATTATGTTAGTCAAGACAATCCTGAATTATCTGGAGATGCATTAGAACGTAAAGTACTTGAATATATTGGTAATAATTGCACCGCATCATTAGATAATATTAGATGGAACTATAATAAGTCATTTAATGATCCTGACTATAGACCAATAACATATAAAGATGTAGTAAGATTAGGATACCTAAACGGAATGCCTGATGAAAATGGAATTGGCGTAAACTGGGGTACAAATTCATCATTAAAAGGATATGTTAAAATTGAAGGTGAGAATATGAAACCTGCGCAATTAACTGAATTATCTAACTTATTTGGTGAAAATGTATTTACTTTAAGTAATATTAACTCTAACTTAGTTATTGACCAAGAAAGTAACTATGCTCAGATTTCAGTATCAGGAAACATACATATAGAAACAGATACAACAACCGGTGAATCTATAATCGTTGCTAATGAAGGATCATTGATTAAATTTAAATGTACATCATTCTTACTTTCTTCTGAAAGTGTTGAAAATTATGTATGGACAATCAATGGAGCTGAAGGAAACACATTCGAAAATGCTCCTGATGGATTTACAAGAAATCTTATATTAGATCAAACAACAAAACCTGAAAGATATACTATTACTATTACTGCAACAAAAATAGGTGATCAATCAATTAATTCATCAGTAATTGTATATATAGATCCTACAATAACTGCTCGTGACTTTAAGTTTGAACCTGTAAACGGTCGTGATGTTAGACGATTCATATGTGACGAAGTAACTGCTCGTAATATGTTCGGAAATAATGCTATGGTAAATGGTCAGCTTAGAGACATATTCATCATTCCTAAAGGTGGAATGCAACAAGAATTTAAGTTAGATACTACTACAGAATTTGATGCTACAATACATAGTGTAAGTTTCAGAATTGGGGCAATCAATAACTCATTACCTATCAGAGAAACTGCATCAACAGGATGGACAGGAAATGAATTATCAGTTAATGATTCAACTGAATATTATGTAACTACTAATGAAGTAGCAGATGGAGAATTAATTAAAGTATTGACAACAGCCGATAGTTATATCAATCGTACTAAGAAGGTAGTTAATGGCATATTGACTGGTGTTCGTAATAGTATTAAGTTTAAGACATGTGATGACATAACATTATTCAATACCACTTGTGAAGATATGAAATACTTTACATTATATGGAAGTGTCAAATATAATTCTCCAAGTATCGGCACTCATACATATGCATGCAATATCATATTATATGATGATTCTAACTTCATATTGTCGCAAAGCTCTAAAGCATTCGCACCTATATTAAGAAAGCTTAAGGAATATAATACAGAATACTATAGTCCTATAACATCATTATATAAGTCAGACCTATCAGTATTAAACGGAACATTAGATTTTAAAGATGACCAAGGAAACACAATAGATATGGCAAATGATGCACAGTCATTTATCGCATCTGGTAAAAATGAAAGCATATTCAATTATATGCCTAACATACAGATACTTGACTTTACAGGATTAACATATAACTTTGAAGATTTTGCTACACAAGGAAAACAATACTTTAATATGAAAAAGTTAAGATCATTAAATAAACTGATATTAAAGGACTGTCCTGCAACAAGTATGGATCTACTTATTGAGAATAGCTCAACAATACAAGAATTAGACTTAAGTGGAAACTGTAATGCTGGTCTTATTTGTAAAAATAATCCTGCATTAACTACAATAAGTCTAGGTAAACCAAGTTTAATAAACATATCTGACTGTGCAAGTTTAACAAATAATGGTGTAACAATAACAGATAACTCATTGGTTAATAGTATTGATTTGAAATCAACATCTACAGACAGTTTGATAATGTTTAAGCTATTAAATAAATTCTTGGCATAATATAATGGGAAAACATATTAAATTAACTCAAACAGTTGGGCAGGAAAATAACGTACCTGCTCAACTTATAACAAAACTATATACATTATATAGTAATCAATTAAAAGGATTGGATTCATGGGACTGTAATGAAGACTCTATACAAGGAACATTTAAGACAGGATATACATATGATAAATATGTAGAAGCATTACATTCATTCTTCAATAATCTTAATATTATATCTGAAGGATATTATGTATATTTTGAAGATCCTGTTGTAGAATCAATAATATTAAACCAATTAGTTAATGTAATATATCCAGAAAAACATTATGAAGGAGTTATTACAGGTTTAGAAGTAAATAATTCAGGTAATTCTGATTATTATGGATTTAGACGAATATTTAAAGGCAATAATGAAATACAAACATTTGATGAGCTATCAAAACTAACAAATGTGAAAGCATTAGCAACAAGTGAATTTGCTAGTTCACAATCATTAACAAGCATAGATTTAACAAATATTGAAACATTTGGAATTAATGCATTTGCATATTGTTCTAATTTAGAATTCTTTAATGGACAGAATTCAGAAAAAGGATCTTTACGTTTGCCTAACCTTAAATCAAACGGTTTCTCTGGAGGAATCTTTCAATGGGAAAAGACAAATAATGTATGGAGAGGTCCTAAAGTAAAAAAGATATATGACTTAGGAAACTGTACAGTCATACAAGATAGAATATTTTTACACTGTATTTCACTTGAATATATTGAAGACGGCATATTAGAACAAATTACACGTATTGGACATTATTCATTTCAATACTGTGAAAACTTGATAATAAATGACTTAAAATTGCCTAATATAACAACTATAGGAAATGAAGCATTTCGCAATACACAAATAAAGAAAATATCTGAATTGGGAAACTGTACGATATGTGAATACACATTTGAATACTGTGATAAATTAACATCAATATCTCCAGAAGCATTAGAAAATATAACAAAAATATATAAAGGGGCATTTGCATATTGTACAAATTTGGTAATAGATGACTTAAGTCTACCACAATTAACAGAAATTAGTGAAGATGCATTTAGAGGATGTAAAATAAAAACAGTATCGAACTTAGGTAATGTAACAACAGTAACTGGATTTACAAATTGCACAACACTAACATCAGTATCAATTCCATTAAGTGCAAATAAATTAGGTCAAAGTGCGTTTATGGGATGTGTCAATCTAACAGGTGTCAATGATATCATAAATAGAATAACATATTTTGATACTGATTGTATGACAGGTATATTAACATTACCATCAATTATATACATAAAAGCTAATGTTTGTAGTTATAGACCATTTAAAGATTCAAATGTTAGATCAATGTATCTTCCTAACATAACACATACAAACAGTATTAGTGGATATGATACTCCAGGTGTTGGTAGATTAAATAGAACAGTAATGTGTGGATCAACAATGGATATCTATTATCTAAAAAATATTCGTAAAATAAATGGATGGCTATTTGGTGGTAAGTCATACGCCGACATATATGCAACGGAATGGGATGGAACCTTATATTATAATACAAACTATGAAGGTCTAGGAAGACGTAGAGAAAACAATAATTGGGTACAGGAATATAAAGGCGCGGTACCATTTGGAGAACGTGGGCAACGTATCGACAAGTGGGCAGCTAATGTACTTTGGGCAAATATAAAATATTTGGTCATAAATAATACAACACCACCAGAATATTGGCAATCAACATATCAATATGGAGGCAGTATATTTAGTAGTATATCATTATATATGAAAGCTGAGAGCGGATCTAATGAAACTTTCCATTATTTGGTTGTACCTAGATCTGCAATTAATACATATTTAAACTGGGATGCAATCAATCCTGATTTAAGTTCACCAAATTTAGACAGTGAGTATAGACAAAAATTTACTGATATTACCAAGTTTACAAATGATGCTACTGAAAATAGAATAATAGCTTTAGAAAGCATGGGGCATTTTGCAACAAAAGCAGAATATGATGCTGCTCCAGATATGCCAGATGGAGTACATAGTAAAAATGAATATCTAATAGAAGAATACATGGGATTATTACCAGGAGAGTCAATTAACTGGGATTCAACTCCAACTTGGGGAGTATAATATAATAAAATTATAAAGTAAATAACGAATGTCTAAAAAACATATTAAAGTTAATCAAATAAATGTTCAAGAAACTAATGTTCCTTCTGAATTAATTACCAAACTTTATAGATTAATTAAAAGTACTGAAGCTGGAAACGAAGTATGGGATGCTATGGATGAAGGCAAAATAGATACGGCATTAGTAGGATCATTTAAAACAAAAGGATATACATATGAAGAATATGTAGATAAAATAAATCAATATTTTGATGGTACTTTAACTATAGAAGCTGAAGGATATTATATTTTATTTCAAGATGATTTTGTTTTAAATACTTTATTAGACAAAGGATTCGGTGATGGTACAGGTATATCTACAGATGTAGCTAGAAATATTATGTTTAATCCATGGGATATGTTTAAATCAACTGAAATAGAATATTTTAATGAATTTAAATATTTTTCTGATTTAAATAGTAGAAATACACAATCTAATAATCCTGGTAATAATAGAAGTTTTTGTTTTAGAGATTCAAATTTAAAATCAATAGACTTAAGTAATTTAACAGCTCCAGTACCTTATAATGCATTTAAAGGTTGTACATCATTAACTTCAATAGGTAGTTTATCAAAATGCAGTTATATTGGAGAATCTGCATTTTCTGGTTGTACTTCATTAACTTCAATAGATTTATCAAATATTACATGTTTATATAAAGACTCTTTAAGACAAACAGGATTAGTTCTAACAAATGAAGATTTACAAAATATATCTACATTTATTGGAAATCGTGATTCAGGCGTTTTTGGCGCGGGTAATTATGTAACATTATTAGACATTGAACTATTAGATTTACCAAATTGTACATATGTAGCAGATACTACTTTTACTAAACAAACAAATATAAAATATGTTAATTTAGAAAATTTAAACACACTATGTGGAAATAAAACATTTTATGGATGTACACAATTAATTACAGCAAAATTAATTGGAACATTTATTGAAATAGATGGTGATTTTTCATATAATGGTAATGGTATGTTTGAAAGTTGCGTTAATTTAAGAGAAGTAGAATTACCAGTAAATTTATCAAATTTATCATATCATATATTTTATAATTGTACAAATTTAACTACAGTTAATTTTAGTGATTTTCAAGAAAATCTTACTATAATTGATGGAAATGCTTTTTATAAAACTAATTTTACACATAAAGTATTTTATTTACCACGTTGTATAAAATTTGGTGGTGTATATAATCATGGAAGAGGATCTAATTATGATGGATCTACTGCTCCATTTATAGGTATGATAGGTAATTATAGTTTTTATTTACCAAAAATTACTGAAATTCATGATTCATATGCATCTAATAATTCAAGAGGAAATAGAGTATCATATTTTGGTGAAAGGATATATATGCCATATATAACATTATTTTCAAATAATGTTCATAATCAACATCATGACCATTCAACTATTAAAACATTATATTTTAAAAAATTAAATAAAGTACAGGCTAGTACATTTGCAGGATTTACTGTAGATATACTTATATTTAATAATGCAACACCTCCTCAACTTGAAATAATGAGTGATTGGGTAGATACTGGAGATGGTGATAATGGAATATGCTTATTTAATGAAGATATGTTTAGAACTACTATCATTAATGATGGTATTTATGTACCAGATTCTGCAGTAGAAACATATAAAGCTACTTCATATTTCTCAAGTGTTATAGATAAAATTAAACCTTTAAGTATATGTCCACGAATTACTATTGAACAAGGCATGGGTGGTATGGCTGGACTAATAGAAGAATATATGAATGAAAAATAAACATAAAACTAAAAAATAAAATTAAATAATATTTAATAGAAGAATATATGGGATTAGGTCCAAATGAAACAATTAACTGGGATTCAACTCCAACATGGTCAATATAAATATATGAACATATAATATGTCAACTTTACATATAAACGTAAATCAACAAGAAAGTATAATTGAATATAATGTTCCACCTTCATTGATAAACAAGTTATATAAATTAGTTAACAGGGAAAATAATGGTGAAACAATATTTGATAATAATACTAATATAATTGGAACAATCAATACTGAATATACTTATGAAGAATATATAAATATTATCAAAAACAGATTCAACCAGTTACATATAAATGCAGATGGATATTATATATTATTTGAAGATGAAAATTCTAAACAAATATTATTTAATGCAATTAATTGGACTGAAGAAGGAATTACTGCAGAACAAGCAGCTAATATTAATTTAATTGCATCAAATACAAAAATTAGTGGAACTTCAATAATATATTTTAATGAATTTAAATATTTTACAAGTAATAGTGGTCTTACTGATTTATTTAAAAATTGCACATCATTAAAAGAAGTAACTATGCCACCAATTGTTGCATCTTGGGCTAGAGGATATTATGATCATAGCCCATTTTATAACTGCTCATCATTAACAAAAGTTAATTGGAATAATTGTACAATAACTGGAGGAGATAAATATAGAAAATATTTTGGATTATATAATAAATGCTCATCAATAAAATGGTATGATGGAATATTGCCTCCAGGATGTGATGAAATTAGTGAACACATGTTTAATAATAGTGGTGTTGAAAAAATAATAGCTCCAGAAGGTATTACATGTATGGGTGCTATTGTTGGTGCGACAAAATGTGTATATATTGAATTACCTACAACAGTTACAGAAATAGATGCACAACATTGGGGACGAAATATGAATGAAAGATCTGGTGGTACTGGACAAATAGTTTTGGCATGTAAAGCTATAACTCCGCCAACATTATTAAGGACTGATGGATTTCATGATGCTGATACTACAATATATGTACCAGATGAATTAATATCCGAATATCAAACTGCTTGGAGTAACTTTCCTAGACTTTCTGGAATATATGGATTATCAGAATTACCACAAACATATAAAGATATGGGTACAATTAAATAAAAGAATATATGTAAAAGGAATTATGAAAGTAATTCCTTTTTATTTTGATCTTAAAAAATATTTATTTTTATTAAAATATGTATTTTTTAATATTAATTTAAAAAAAAGTATATTATTTTTAATTGTATTTGAAATATTATAACAAAAATATTGTAAACCAATAATATGACAGATAAACGTTGCTTGATTTATGAGACTCTTGGTAAAGTTTCAGATCTTGAAATCGTTGAAAGTAAAGGTAGCAACGGTATGCGTCTTCATGGTGTATTTGGTGTTTGTGGTATAAAGAATCAAAATAATCGTGTTTATGATAAAGAAAATTATAAGCAGATGGTTGAGTCTTTACAAAAAGTTATCAAAGAATCAGGTTGTCCTGGTGAATTGGAACACCCAAACTCAATGAATATTAATTTACAAAATGTATCTCACAAGATTGAATCTATTCAAATGAATGAAGATGGAACCATCACTGGTGATATCTTGCTTTTGAATACTCCAAGTGGAAAAATTGCTCAAGCAATTGTAGAAGGCGGTCTTCCATTGTATATATCTTCAAGAGGTGCAGGTACTATCACTAATGAAGGTCGTGTAACGTTATCTACTATTAAGACTTACGATTTGGTCGGTACTCCAGGTTTTAGTCAAGCCAAACTTACTCTTAAAGAGAATCAAAAACTTGAATGTCTTAATGAAGGTTTAGAAGAAGGTAACAATGAAACTTGGGTAATCGTTGAAGGTTCTGATGATCTTTTATCTGATGATGATGATAAGGATAAAGATAAAGAACCTAAAGAAGAACCTAAGGAAGATGATAAACCAAAGGATAAACCTAAGGAAGATGACAAGGATAAAGATGACTCTAAAGATAAGGATAATGATAAAGAAGATAACAAAAATAATGGCAATGATAATACCGATATGGAAAAACTTAGAGAAGCTGTTGAAGAGCTTGCTAAAAAAGTAGAATCTCTCCAAGCTGAATTGCATGTTGCAAAAGAAAGTTTAGAAGAGACTAGAGAATCAGTTAAGCCAGTTAATTACGAAGCTATTGAACAATGGGTAAAGGAAGAATTTGCTCCAGAATTCAAGCAAGAAGTATCTAATGAAATTAACGAAGATATTGATGAAAAGATTGATACTAAAGTTAATGAATCAATGGAAACTATTGCTACAGGCGTAGAAAATTGGATTAATGAAGAATATAATCCTGAAGTTCAAAAGTGGGTTAATGAAGAATTCGCTCCAATGGTACAACAATGGATAGTTGAAGAATTTGCTCCAGAAGTTCAGAACTGGGTAGTTGAAGAATTTGCTCCAGAAGTTCAGAACTGGGTAGTTGAAGAATTCTCACCTGAAGTACAAAATTGGATCGTAGAGGAATTCTCACCTGAAATTCAAGGATGGATTACTGAAGAATTTGCTCCAGTAGTAGAAGGATGGATTACTGAAGAATTTGCTCCTGAACAATCACAAACTATTGAAAATAAAGTAAATGAGAATGTTTCTGCATTTATGGAATCTCAAAAGGCTGGTCGTTTAGAAGAAATTGATAGTTTACTTGAATCAATTGCAAATGACGATAATGCATCAGTTAACAAAATTGTTGAAGAAGAAGGAAAGAACAATAAATATAAAGGAGTTTATGTTGTAGAAAACATGCCTGCTGAATATCGTCCTTCTTGGGAACTTCTTACAGAAGCTCGTCAACAAGAAATTATTAGAAGTTCTCGTATGTATGACTTCATGAAGGAAGGTCAAATTGAGAAGTTCTGGGCTAACGTTGATTTCAATCAACAAAATCCTGTTTATGTAAATGAAGCTAAGGAAAATCCTATGGAAGCTTATCAGAATTCAATTGTTGCAAAGATGAAAGCTCTTCGTAGAAATTGCTAAATTTAATAACTAATAAGGAAATTGCATATATTTTCTATTAGGAAAGAAAATATTTATTTTTATATAAAATTAATTTATCTCAAAAGAGAATAACAAATAAATTTCAACTTAAATAATATGTTTAATGAACAAAATGGTGTACAGACATGGGAGAAGATGTTGAAAGAAAACTTCAATGTTACAGACCAGGAAAAACTTAACTGGGTGTCTCAGTACGCAGCTATTCATGAAATTCACGAATCTCAACTTGGAATTAATGGTGGTCAAGTAGTTACTAACGCTACAACTTATCCAGGTGTTGGTCCTATCTATACTACTCCAATGAACACTACAGGTATGGGTAATATTGCTGCTCCAAGTCAATTAGATCCAATGAGCACAGCTCCATATAACCAAGCTAATCCAACAGGTTCATTCTGGGGTCAAACTCCAGGTTCAGGTGATATTCCTGTATCAACATTACCAATGGCTCTTAACGTTGCATTGTTAACTATTGGTCTTGAATTAGTTCCAGTTATCCCTGCTAAGGGTCCTTGGGCTATGTTAACTTACATGGACTTCCCATATGCTGGTGGTAAGTTAGGTCGTGTAAACGAAACTTCATTCGATGGTAAGGGTGATCTTAATGAAAACAAACCAATCTATGTTAAGATCAAGGGTCTTACACTTGCTCAGATCCAAACAATCCGTCAAGGTATGGAAGCTGCAACTCCAACAGTTAAAGCTGATGATACTGTAACTGTAGGTGGATTTGAAGGTAAGTTCATTTCATTAGGTCGTATGGATGCTTGCCCACTTGTAAAAGTTGTTAAGTGTTCAGATGCTAATCACTCAATCCGTGAAGAATTCGACGCTGCTACTTCTGTAGTAATCGGTAGTGTTACTATCACTCTTACTGCTGCTAATGCTTCTACAGGTGTTCCTGCTCAAAAGGTTGAAGCTGACTTCGTACAGACTTCTGTTGATTTAGTAGATGGTTTCGCAAACTTCTTCGATGGTTCTAAGAATTCAATGACACGTGCTCAGAATGAAACTGGTACAGGTAATGTAATCGGTCTTCGTTTATTCAGCAAGTGGATCCAAATGGGTGCTTATGAAGTAACTGGTACTGTTACTCGTCAACAGTTACAAGATCTTCCATTATATGGCGTAGATGCTGTAGGTAAAGTTATGGAAGCTCTTCAAAACGAAATCACTCAACATATCAACCAACGTATCCTTGAAAGAGTATTCGCACTTGGTGTTACTAATGCTGCTCAACAAAAGGCTCGTCAGGGTGTTGATTTGAACTTGTGGATGGGTAAGACTGGTTCTACAATTTCTATGGCTCAAGCTTATGCTGGTGTACCTCACTTCACAGATATCTACGGATATGATCACAAACCAACTTGGACAGGTATTAAGAACTCAGAAGTTAATACTTCTGCTGAAAATCTTTCTACACGTCAACGTCGTATCATGAGCCGTATCTTAGCTGCTGCTAACTTAATCCAATTGGTAGGTCGTCGTGGCCGTCCAACATGGATCGTTACTAACGGTAAGATTGCTTCTGCATTACAAGATGTATCTGGTTACGTTGTAGCTCCATTCTTGAACACAATGTCTCAAGCTAATACTCAGAACTTATACCACGCAGGTACTGTTGCTGGTCTCCAAGTTTATGTAGATCCTTACATGGATTGGAATGATACTCGTATCTGTATCGGTCGTAAGGGTACTGGTAACGAACCTGGTGTAATCTTTATGCCTTATATTCTTGCAGATACTATTAGTATTACTGCTGAAGGAACTATGGCTCCTAAGATGTTGGTTAACAGCCGTTATGCAATCGCTGAAGCTGGCTTCTTCCCAGAACTCGCATATTTCACAATGGTTGTTGATTCAGAGTTCGATATCATCTAAAATATATACGAGCAATAACTCGCCTCTATATATTAAATCGATACTTGTGAAAGTATCAAGGGTAACCTTAGAGGTTACCCTTTTTTATTTTGATTAAGATATTAATAATAATTACAAGCTTTACTTTTAAACAATTAGTTTGTAAAATTTTTATTTTTATTTAAATTGTATTTTTATCTATTATGACTTTAAGTCATTAGATTATAAAGATTTACAATTAAAAAAATAATAAATATACAAAGATATATAAATATGGCAATTCCAGTACATTTGCAACAATTTAAAGCTGCAGGTATTTACCGTGTTGTATTTGACCATTCTACAATAATGAATGAAGATACACAGCTTCTTAGATTAGTTGTTGGTTACTCAGAAAAAGGACCTTTCAATGTTCCAGTATTCGTTCGTAACCCACAAGAATTTAAGTTGTTATTTGGTGACATATCTAAAAAGCTTGAAAAGCGTGGCATATACTTCCATCGTTTGGCTTTACAAATGCTTAAGGTAAGTCCTATTTTATGTCTTAACCTTAAAAAGTTTGATAATGAAACAGTAGGTGCTGCTACAATCAGTACAGACTTTAACCCTAAATTCAATCCTATTGATGAGGTTAAGCTTAATATAGAGGATATATATGACACAACTCGTTTTTGGACATTAGATGCAGAACATTTAAATAATTTACGTTCAGTAGAAGGTGCATTGTTAGATCAATATATTAATATTTCTGCAACTAATATAAAAGCAAATTCAGCAACATATTTTATACGTAAAGCATCAGGTTCAAAAGTTGCAGGATATAACATTACTGTAAACGATTGGTATTCTGATGAAGATATGCCTGAATTTATGGAACCTTACAAAAATAACTTAATTTCTGACTTCTTTGCAGAAATTTACGTGTTCAAAGGAAAGTTCGAAGCAAAACAGATATTAGCTTCTGATACACTTAAAGATTATTTCATTATCACTAATGAACTTGATGATAATGGTAACCAAGTTCTTAAATTACGTGATAAAGTAATTAATCCATTTGGTGATTCAGTTGATACTCTTGACGCATTGTATAGAGATGAAACATCTAATGCATTAGGTCACTATATTGGATCATTAATACCTTACTTCAAGAATAAACAAGGTGCATATGCATGTCTTAACGTTGTATTCAATAGTGATATTGATACTCATAACTTAATGATGTCATTCAATACTGATTTATTAGAAGAAGAATTGGCTGCTAACATTGATCTTTCAGGTCGTATGTTTATCCCAACAATTGAAAATCCTAATAAATTAAATTCATCATTAAATATTGATAAGATATATGCAGGTACTGCTACAACATCAGTATTAGGTAATATTAATTCACCAGTTATTGCTGATTTGATTAAATTCCATACTGATGTATATGATCCTGAAACAAAGACTCCAGCACAAGATATCTTTGTTGGCAATACTCGTGTTGCAGGTACATTATATGTTAAGACAATTACTTCTAATCAAATTAAACTTTCTCAAGTTGGTACTGAACAAGAAGTTACAATGACATTCTTTAATGATGGTGAATCTAATAAGACAGTTGAAGCTGCTAAGAAATTAGGTGTTATTTATGATGAAGAAGGAAATCCTGTTGATGGCTTAGGAACATATTGGAAAAATGGTAATGCATTTATTGAAGAAAGCAATCCATTAGCTGGTCCTGAAAAGGTTATTACTGCATTATCTCGTCTTGAAAATAAAGGTGCTGATGGTCAAATCTATACTGATATAGATGAAAACATGAAGCCATCATTTAAGACAGTTCAAATCAAGACTAATCTTACATACTTAAATACTAATACAGTTGGTGCTGATTCTGTTTATGGTTCTTCTGTTTCATTCATTGATTTCTGTGATGATAACTGGGAATGGAGAACTGACGTTGAAATAACTCCAGGTCTTCCACAAGCTGCATTAATTGGTACTGCTAAATATGATTCTTCATTGATTAACGTACTTCAAAAGGGTGATTGTATCTTAGCTAAAGATAATACTGTTGATTATAACGATAATGGTGAAAATGACGATAATGATGGATTTGAAGATAATGTATATGTACAAGAAACAGGTACTAAGTTAGATGAAAATGGTAATTTCTTATATTATTATGTTCTTCTTTCTGCAGAGCCATTCTTATACGAAATATTAGATTCTGAAACTGGTTCAATTACTAACCAATCATTAGTTCGTATTGATGCTGCTCTTAACCAAGAAATCGGTACAATGAAACCTCAATATCTTGAAGGTTATACATACAAGAATGATCGTCCACTTGGAACTGATATGTATGCTAAAGTAAAATGGCAAGAATTCATACTTTCTGCTATTACTGATTACAAGGGTCTTCGTACAGGTCTTTTGAATAAGGCTGAAATTGATTACCGTTATGTAATTGATACATTTGAATCATTCCCAGTTTCTAATCTTAAGAATACACTTTCTTACTTATGTAAAGAAAAACAATCTGCATTTGCAATTGGTAACTTCCCATCAGTACAATCATTTGTTAAGTGTCCATATACTTCATTTACTGATTCAAAGGGAGTATTCAATGTAGAATACGTTGTTAAAGGATATAACAAGAAGAAAGCTGCTGCTATAATGTTTAGTTTACCAACAGAATTAGACGGAGCATCATTCATCGCATTCTATACACCTCTTAAGTTTACTGATGGATATATTGATACTATAGTTCCTTCTGCAGGTCTTGTATCTAACTTATTTATTGAAAAGTATATGTCACGTCAACCATACTACATTGTAGCTGGTCCTAATTATGGTAATATTTCTGCTGCAGGTCTTGTTGGTCCTGACTACAAATATTCTCAAGATGAACTTCAGATAATTGAACCATTTGGTGTAAACGTTATGGTTTATCGTCCAAACTTCGGTACATTCATTAACGCTAACCAAACTGCTAAGCAGACTCCAGTTTCTGCATTATCTAAGGTAAATGTTCGTGAATTATGCATATACTTACAGGATGAAATTGAAAAGGTTCTTCAACGTTATCAATGGGAATTCAATAACCAACGTACACGTGATGCAATCCTTGATAAGGTTAATCAAATCTGTGCTGTAACTGCTGCTAATGGTGGTATACAAGCTTACAGAAATATTATGGACGAATCTAATAATACTCCTGAAATTATTGATAATGAAATGGCTGTTATCTCTACTCACATTGAACCTGGTATGGGTTGTGGTAAGATGGTACAAGAACTTCATTTATATAGAACAGGCCAGATGACTGCTAATATTATAGATTAATATTATAATTATATAAGGGATGGTACTTCGGTGCCATCCTTCTAAAAAGAAGAATACAAAATATATGATATATTAAAATATAATGGCTACTACATTAACACATTTACCTCATATCAAGAATGTTAAATCTGGTATCAATAAATATGACCCAGTTCATAATTCTATATATGAAGTATATTTCACATTGCCAGCAGCTATCCAAGAACAATTTAAGGAAGACGAAATACTTTTAACTGAACAAGTTACAAACGTTGCAGGTTTGGACGTATTACAAAAGACAACAGAAACTGGAGAACAAAAATTCTATGGTGTTACTGTTTCTTATTTGAATCCTGTTCTTGATACAACTGCAGCTGACATTACTATAGATCTTAATCTTAACTTACGTAATGTTACTGATAACTTTGTATTGAAAGTATTCCGTGCTTGGGAAAATCTCTCTTATAATTTAGCTGATGGTACACGTTCAATTAAGGTTGGATATATTTCAGATAACTTAAGAATTGCTGTTGCAACTCGTAATGGTGATATCTGGAGAAGTACTATATTCCACCACGTTATGCTTAAGAGCGTTACAGGATTGGAAAATCTTGATTATGCTAATAACGAAGCTATGAAATTATCTATTATATTACGTTCTGACTATTGGGAAGACGAATTATCATAAGATAATTTATAAACATAACAAGGAACTCAGAAATGGGTTCCTTTTTTGTATATTGAATTGTTTCCTATATTTAACTATTTATATTTTAATAAACTTTAAATTTAATTAAATATGGCAAAGAAACAATTAACTGAAGAACAAAAGAAAGAAAAGAAACTTGCAAAACTTGCATCTGCTTATGAATTAGCGGATAATGAATTACATATTGCAGGTAAACCTATTAATGAACAGATTCATACTCTTGTAATGGCATGTTCAGATATTCAAAGTGAAATCTGTTCAGTAGCTGATTCTATTAAGATTGATGACTTACTTAAGGTACAGGATATTACTGATATTGATAAAAAGACATATTTGGATTTTGTAAATATTACTGCTTTAAAAAATAATGACAAACTTAAGGAAAAGGCTATAGCTAAATTTGAGAATGATTTTTCAAACAAATTAATGATTGCTAATCTTCGTCACTCATTCTTAGAATCTTATATGTCAGGAAATGATCTTAAGATTACTGACCAAGACAATTATGAATATAAGCCATTTGAAGATTATAAGTCTGAAGAATTTGAAAGGATCATGGAAGATTCTGCAAAGAAACGTGAATATATCAATAAAATACTTTATGGTCATTACAAGACTTTAGCAAAAGCTGCTGAATATATTACAAAATTAGATCTTTCATATTCAAAGTTTAAGAATCTTGTAGACTGGGAACATTATAAAGAAGGTGGATACCCATCACCAACATCTCCTGCAAAACTTTGGTCGATATTCAATAGATATAATGAAGCATTTAATCTAATGACTAAATATGAGTTTACACAACAAAATGAACTTAATAAAGAATTTGGATTAAGTGTAGAATTAGTTGAACCACATCCTGTTAGACACCCATGGATGGATGCTAAAGAAGCAGAATCAGATAATGAGGAGGAAGAATAATTATGACAATCTTTATAACTGGTACTGTTGCTGATACTGCTAATGATCTTGATGTAAAAAGATTTAATAAGCAGATTGTAGAATGTCAATGGATTATAAATATGGCAGAAGGAAAAACAAAACCTTCTAATCACCCTGCATATTTAATGTATAAAGACCATATTGACTGGGTAAAAAAATATAAGGAATGCTTTATTGCATATAGAAATAAAGATTATGAATTATGTAAACAATTATCTAAAGAAGCAGAATTGATTCAACCTAATTTTCTATGTGATGAATTATATACAAATTTCAAAAGACGATTATATGCAAAAGATCCTGAATTTTATAAAAGATGGGAATACTTAGGTAAAACAGAAGCAAATTATTATTTTGTAAATGGAAACTGGGTAAAATATGAAAATGGTAAAAAAGAAATTGTAGATAAGATAATTTAAAATTATGCATTCTAAAGCTTGCTAAGACCTTAGAATATAATTTATATATAGTTTATAAATTTTAATATTCTAAGGTCTTAGCAAGCTTTCTAGATATATCTAGCACTTAATTTATGATAATAATTATGTAATTATTTTTTACCTTCCTTTTCTTTATCATGTTTCATTAAATTAATAGATATTACATCTGACATATTATATTTTAAATCAGACGTCATTTGTGTAATATCAAATAATATATCACCTAATGTTATAATTGCATTTAATGATTTTCTTTGGTCAAAATTTCCTTGATCATTAATTAATACATCATTAAGTTTTTCAGATAATCTTCCTATGTTTTTAGTTAATGATAATATTGTTGAATATGGTCCTATTTCTTCAGGATAATTTTTATATTCTTGTATTTTTGCTTGATATTCATTAATGTCCATAATGCGTTTTTAAATATTTTTCAAAAATTCTAATTGTTTTTCTTCTCTATTATCTCCAGAACCATGCACAGTATTTGTTTCTTTACGATTCTTAACTTTTTCAATACCAACTCTTAATACATCATGTAATGCATATCCCATATCATCAGCACATGCCCATATATACCATAATGTATCTGCAAGTTCTTTAAGTATTGCTTTCTTAATGTCTTCAGTAAAAACACCATTGTTATCTCTCAAGCATTTCTTTACTTTTTCTGCTACTTCACCAGCTTCTCCATTCAATCCTAATGCAGGATATGTTATTGGCAACTTATCTTGTGGATAGAACTTTGACGTCTGCATAAACTCTTCATATTCTTTTAATATATTAATATTATTCATGATTTAATTTCTTATATTGATTTATTTTACATTTAACTAATGCATCTGTTTCATGTCCATCAAATTTACATTTGCCATTATACTTACTAAATCTGCCAGCAACTGGTCCATAATCATTATAGTGTTCACATGAATAACACATATTAGGATAATCGTTTGGATCTAATAAACAACCGAATCTTTCTTTCATAATTATATATTTACATTTATAATTTTATATGGATATTTTTCTTCATCATATTTTCTACATTTTGCTAAACCTTGTAGATATATTTTATTTGATAATATCTTTCTATCAAAACAATCAATTACATCAAATAATATAAATTCTTCCTTAAGTTCAGATAATCCCAACCCACGACCTATTGATTGCATATTAATTACTTCTGACTTAAATGATTCAAATAAAACACCATAACAAAGATTTGATAACGTAATACCCGTTGATAACGTACCATAAGATGCTATCAATATACAATCATTATTTTCTTTAAGCATTTGTTTAATCTCATCACGTTTCTTTGGTGATACTGCTCCAGTAATTGTATCTATATGCTTATTTGGAAAACGTTTCTTAATGATATCTGTTATATAATGAATATATTCTGTATGATGCGCAAGTACCAATGTATTCTTATCACATTGCGCTAATATATTATTGCAAAGATAATCAATACGTTCTGTCATAAAATGCGATACCATTCTTTCAACAACTAATGAATTAGTTGATTCTGACATATTGATATAAGTCTTTAATGTTTGAATCCAATTCTTTTTTCCTTCATCAGTATCTTCATAAAATTGCAATTTCATTTCATTAATACCCATTGGTAGTTTCTTTTTGAACTGTATCTGAAACTGTGGATTATCTAATTTTATTCGTTCTTGTACTTTCTTTCCATTACGATTGATTCTTTCTTCTGTTACAAATTCAGATAATGCATATTCCGCGCATAATATATAATTATTAATAGATTTCTCTAAATCTTTATAATGAAGTCTTACTTGTGTAATATTTACTTTTGATATATATCCTTCATCCATCAAATATTTTGGCTTAATCTCTTGTATTGTAGCACCAAGTAATGATTTAAGACAGTAATATTCAATAGTCTTTTTCTTAGGAATCGTTCCAGTCATACCAAAAGCAATTTTAACATCCTTCATAAATGGCTGACTAATAATTGTCTTAATTTGATTAGCAGTTGCTCTATGTGTCTCGTCAACAAACACTATATCATATCCATTAAAGAAATCTGGATTATACTTTTTATTTGGTTTTGATTTTGTTCCTTTATCTAAGAATTTAATTAATGATTGGAATGTTCCTATTGTAAGATTAGCAAATTCAACTAACTTACCACCGCCCCATACACATTCAGTATTAAAGAATTCTGCATATTCTGAAAAATCATTATATCCTTGTGTTACTAACTGAATAGAAGGCACAATCATTAATATCCTTTTAGCCCCAAGATATTCAATACAATATCTAAATATCATATAAGCTATCAATGTCTTACCTGCACGAGTAGCTAATTCAGATACAGATTGTTTCCAGTTTAATATCTTATATGCAGCTTCATATTGATATGGTCTTGGTGAAAACTTCAATCCCCAGTTATCTACAATTTCTTTAAATTGTTCAAATGTATGCGGTATGTTTCTTTTGAATACTTCGCTATGATCTAATAAACCATCAAAAGGAATATCATTTTCTTTAAAGAATAAATATATTTCTTGCCATAAACCTATTGCACAATAATATATGATATTACCTGAAGGCTGGACATATGTATATAAGAAATCCTGAGTAAATGGTGGTCCATGATATGTTGAAAGATAACATATAGGATCTGTAAGATTGATATGATCCTTAAGTTTCTTTAAATTAATTTCATCATATTCAGAATCATATTTTAAAAACAAATATCTTGGATCACTATCAGAAAAAACAAAATGTATCATCTATTTAATATTTCAAAAATTAATAATTATAATTTAAAGTTTCTATATGTGTATATGTTAATATATCATTTAAGTCTTCAACAGTCTTTACATTAGATCTTAATGTTCGTTCGATTATTTCTCCTTCATTATTACATTTCCAGCAATCAACATCAAAACAATATTCATTTGATAAAGATTTATATTTTGATTGTACATCTATATAATATTCTGGATTTGATCCTGTCTTTTTATATGATCCTAATACTTTTTCTGGATGATTTGTATAGAATCCATTTGCTAATAAAATGTCTGTTGTTAAAATCATAATCAATAAATAATTTATTTTTTTGTTGGGTCTAATAATTTATATGGTAGATCTAATCTATATCTAAAAGATGTATGCGGCCAATGCTTTAAATGGATTGCACATTTATCATTATAGTTTTTATATTCATTTTCCCATGGGCAAAATCCATCTTTTTGGTAAAACATGCAATTAAAGCATATTTTAATTTGATCATTTAATCCAAGTTTAGATTTTGGCTGTAATTGAACTTTCTTTTTTCTAGGCATATTCAATAAAAGGTAGGTATGTAACCTACCTTATATAAATTAATTTGGAAGCTTCTTCTTTTCTTTATCTTCATCATCCTTTTTATTGAATGTTTCCATCTTACGAATAACGATATCGTGTTTGGAAGCAATATCATATGTAGCTTCAGTAGCATCTACATAAGCATTATGCAATGGCTCAAAATATTTATTGATTGCTACAACTGCAGACCATTCTGTATAACCAGTAAATGACATTGAACCTAATGTACGAAGAATACTGTCAAGCTGTGCATAAGGAATCTTCTTTGCTTTCTTTTCAGGGTTCCAGAAATCGTACATACCAACAAGACCTAATGTATATTGCCATTGCACGGTCTGCTTATTTAATAGCATACGAATTCCTTCAGCAACTACTTTATAATTATCCTTTGGCAAATCAAATTCAAGTTTAGATACTCTTTCATCATTTGCTTCAGCATCAGCAATCAATTCTGCTTCAATGTTTTGAAGTTCTTCTAAAGTCTTACCTTCAATAGAAGCTTCATACTCTTTCAAAAACTTTTGTTTTTCCTCTATATTCATGTATAAACGTTTATATATTTTTGTATTATAGAATTATAAAAAATACTATCAAACCAATTATTGCATATATTGATGTATGTAATAACATCTCTTTAAAATTTTTAGCAAATTCCTTTCTTGAAACAATATCAAATATTAATAAATAATTATCTGCTTCCTTTGGGCCAACATGTTTGAATTCCAAATTAATATAATGATAAAGTTTTTCAATCTTAAACACTTCTCCTATTATATTCAATTGCTTATGAACCCAATGTTTTACGTATTCTTCATTATTTGTATTGTCTCCATCAAATTCAATTATTGTTCTAGTTATATCAAACTGACCTTCTTTACTTATATTTGGATTTGCAATTCCATATAATCTACCCAACCAATCTTTATGAATATTAACATTCAAATATTCTTTTATTACTGTTTTAAATGCATCACTATAAAAAGAATCTGATATATATTCGTAATCTTTAAGATAATCTCGTAAAGAACTTATTGTTTTACATATTCTACCTATTAAAAGATTACCTAGTAAATCTCTTAAAAACTTCATATATAGTTAAATGTAATTTTAATTAAAAATAGTAAATAAATTTTACTAATTTCAAATAAATAGAAAATAAATTTATATACTATTGAATTTTATATAATATATACTATATTTATATATCATTAAATATATGAATATTATATGATTTAAAAATTTATTTTTAATAAAGTTAAATATCTATTTAGCTGAAGTATGATGTAAAAACTAAAATTTAAATATAATATGAAAAGTTTAACTCAAATTAAAGAAGCAAAATCAAAAATTCAGTTTGATGTACAAAGTAATTCTATAAACTATATTGGGGAAGCTGACCTCAAGAAGTATTTAGAAATTGCTGATAATTTCATTTCTCCAGAAGCCAAAGACATCATTAATTGGCTTATTGTAAATAATGATACATATATTGCAGAATTATCTAATGATTTAGATGAGAATGCTTTAGCAGGATTTTATAAAGCTGGTGTTCCATCAAAGGATAATCTTAAAGAACTTTATAAATTACTTGGAACTCTTATTAAGACTGGACGTTATATGGAAATTCCAGTGTTCCAAACAAAGGCAGAATTTGAATCAATTATCAATAAGAAACAGGCTCCTGACGCAATTATACTTGATTTGAATTCTGAAGCAGGACGTACTGCTGTTGCTAAGAAATATGAACCACTTATTCATAAGATTGCTAAGCAATGGCTTGGCAAGATTAACCTTGGCTATAATGATCTTTTGGGTTGCTGCTCAGAAGGTTTGGTTTATGCTATGAATACTTATGGCAAAAAGAATAAGAAATCTACTGCAACTGATGAGGCTGTAGTATCTTATACTTTTGGACAGTATGCAGCATATTGTATGCGTAATCAAATTATTGGTAATGGTGTTAATGATTCACATCTTGTAAGAATTCCTGCTTCACAACAGAAAAAGGAACGTGATCAAAAGGGTCATAATACAAAGAACATATCAGTATCTGGTGATAAGGCTGTAGGACATGATGATGAAGGCGGAAAAACAATGTTTGATTTCATTGGATCAACATCAGATGCAGGAAAGAAATTAGATAGTGAAGATCTTGAGAAACTTTGGAATCGTATTTGGAAAGTTCTTGAGGATGAATTTGATTCAAAGATTCTTGATGTTTGGTATTCATTCTATGGTCTTCGTGGTCACAAGAAAATGAAGAATAAGGAAATTGCTGAAAAATATAATGTAGCAAATTCAAATATTACATATTACTGCTTTAAGATTAATAGTTTCATTAAGAAGAATAAGAAGATACTTAGCTTATTCTCAGATGCATATGAACTTATGAAAGAATGCCTTAATGAAGCAGACAGGGAATCTAATGATATTCAAGCAGTTAAGCACCAAGAAAAAATAGAATTAGAAGAAGTATGAAAATATATATATGATGAAGAGTAATGAAAGATATTAATAATTTTATAACTGAAATGAACTCTGAAGAACAAATTAAAAATACTATTTGGTCTACAGATTGTAAAGGAATTAAAGATCCAGATATATTTATCATAAATATTGAAGATAAAATAATTGAATTTGCAACTATTGAAGAAATTAAAAAAGATAAAGATTTCTTTGGAGAAGCAACAGAAAAAGTTTTAAAATTAAAACCAATGGAAAGTTTTGAGGATTCTGTAAATATATATGTAAAATTAAAATAATTATGAAAGATATTAAAGAATTCATAATGGAATCTAATGCAAATCATGTTATATTCAATGCTTGCATGGAATTAGATAATAATGAAAATATTTATAAACAATATTGGGCATTAGCACAGAATCTTGTAAAGAAACATAAATCAGGTGATTTTAAAATTGAAACACTTGAGAAATCATCAGTTGTATCTAAATTGGCAACTGCAACATTAAAGGCTGCTAAATCTGGAAATTTATCTACTGATGATAGAAAACGTCTTTATAAGTTTATTATTGGTAATCTTCTTAAGACAATAAGTAATGAAGGTGAAGACTTGACAAAAGAAGAAGAGGATTATATGATTGAATGGGACTATAATAATTCTGATAAATGTGGTTGGTAAATAAATATATTGATAATATAAATGAAAAATATTACAAACTTCATTAATGAAAGTAAAGATTGTCACAATAAATGGGCATCTCTTGTAAAAAAATTATCTGATGAAGATAAAGAATGGATTAAAAAATATGCCATAGATAAAGATAATAATACAAATTACACAATGGAAGAAATTGAACAACGTTTGTGGAAAGGTGATTTGAAAGATCAATGGGATACAATGAATAATTATCTTATAGATCATATTCTTACAAGAGATAATGGAATAACACAAAGAGATGTTATCAATACATACAGTTTAGCTACAATCGGAAAACAATCAATGATTGAAGTTTTAGCACAAACAATATATATGATTAATCGTAAACTATGAAAGATATTATTGAATCTTTAAAACAAACTGATTATTCAGAATGCCATGATGTTAAATGCATTAAAGAACTTACAATAGAACGCAAGACAGGAACTAAGACATTTAAAGTTGATACAGAATATAAAGCATCAAAAATTAATGATAATTGGTGGCTTATAGATCAAATAGGTATATCTTCTAAAGAATTCAAAAAATATTTTAAAGATATTTAATGAAAAATATTAATAATTTCATATCTGAAAAATTAATTATAAATAAAAATATTAAAATGAGCAGTACTGGTGAAGATTATTGGTCATGTAAAGATATTTCTAAATCTGATATGATTAAGTTCACAAAGAAAGCATTGAAAGAATCTAAAGTAAAACCAGAAAGAATTTTAGATGAATTATCAGGATATGAAGATATTGATGATTTACAACAAGCATATGAAAATGAAGAATTACCTTCTTATTTAACATTTGAACAAAAATTTTTAGATATGATTGCTAATGATGATAAATATAAGTGTAAAGAAGTAAACATAGCTCAAGCTTTATGGATTCACGCATATGATATTATAAACGAAATTATAAATAAAGGTGAATAATTAAATATGAAATCAATAGTTGATTCGATTAATGAAAAACTAATCATCAATAAGAACACTAAAATATCATCTAAAAGAGATTATATAGAGCCAGAAGATATAGAAGATATGGAAACTCCAGGTAAAGATTACTTTGGAGATGATGTTGTTATTGTAGGAAAACCATTTACAACAAAACCAAAAGATCAAAATTATTTAGAAACACTTAGATATATACGAAAATCAAAATATGTAGTATATAACGATTTAGCAGATATAGATAATTTAAATGATTATGATGATGATACATATTTCGTATATGCCGCTCATAAAGGTGATAAAGAATTAAACTGTTATACATACGGCCCTGAAGGTGTTTACGGGGTAGATGAATAATCAAATATAAATAATAGTTATATAAAATGAAAGATATAAATAATTTCATATTTGAAAAACTTATTATAAATAAAAATACTAAGTTTAAGAAAAATTATATAGAACCTGAAAATATCAAAGGACCAGAAACTCCAGGTAAAGATTCTAATGGTGAAGATATAACTATTATAGGTAAACCATTTAAATCTATAAAAGATAAAAGTTATACAGAAAACATTAGGATAATTAAAGATAAAGGTGATATCATTAAAAAAGATTTATATGAATTTGATGAAGACGAGCTTGGAGATTTTGAATGGTTTGTATATATAAAACGTAAAACATCTGGGCATACTGTTTTTTGCTGTGGATATGGATTAAACAGTGTTTATGCTATAGATAAATAAGTGATTACAATTAAATATAAGATAATATAATGAAAGATATTAGAAATTATATATTAGAACATAATATAGTTGAAGCTGTTGAAGCTTATAGATTAAATGAAGTTGAAGCTACATATTTAGTTCAACCTGAAGAAATTATACTTCAAGCACCAGAAACATATCAAGAATCTGATATTCAACAATATATGGATGATATGTGGCTTAATTCTTTACCATCAGGACAAGATTATTCAGAACAATTCTTTGGAAAAAATAATGACAGTATATCAGATGTACATTTTGAATATGATACATTTGAGCATATTGATATAGAACCAAAAGAATTCATCGAATGGGATTCAAAATTTGATCTTAAGAAAACTAATGATGATGTTAAATTAGATTACTTTAAAATTAAAAATCTTAAGTATATAATTAATTTTGATAGATTTGATATGGTTGATGTAACTGATGATAATGTTGAGGAAAAACTTAAAGATATATTCCGTGCAGCAGAATCTAATGATGCAAATAAAGATTATCCTATTGAAATAAAATTTGATGAAGACTCATTAGAGTATAGAAAATAATATGAAAGATTTAAATAATTACATATTAGAAAATACTAATAAATTATATGAAAATGAATTATTAGAAAGATTATGCAATCATATTTCTATAATAGTATATACAAAATATGGTAGTGGTATAATCCCAAATATTCAATTAAAAGAATCATTAGGAAATTTTAAAAATGCTCATAAAGTATTAAATCATATAATTACTGAACTTAAATCTAATTTTAATTCACAAGAAATTAATTGTGATAATTATGATGTATTTTTTAAGAAAATTAAAATAGATATAATAAATAAAGATTTAATTAATGCAAGTTATTTAAATATTGATAATGATGTTTTAGAAATTGAAATATTATGTTTAGATAAAGAAACATTTATTGATTATATTGATGATTATATAGAATTAATATTGCATGAAATGTTACATGGATATGAAGATTATTGTAGAAAATCATCAAATAAAAAAGGCATATTTGATCTTTGGAATATAAATTATAAAAAATCTTATATTAATATAAATAATATTAATGATATTAAAAGATATTTAAGTAGATGTAAATATTTCTTTAATTCACAAGAACGTAATGCATATTTTTCATCTTTAGAATTATGTATTAAAGATATTATAAAAAAATATCATATTAGTGCAGATAATTTAGATTACGAAAAATTTAAAAGAGCAATTAAAGATCATCATATTTGGAAAATATATTTTGATTTAGGAACATTTATTATAGGATTAGAAAATATAAATAATGATAATAAAAAATATATAGAAAAACAATATAATTCATTATTTGAAAGTAATAAATCATTTAATGAAATAAAAAAAGAATTAAATATATCATGGAAAAAATTTGATAAAAAATTTAATCAATTAGTTCCAAAGATTCTTTGTAATAATATTCAAATTAAAGAATTTAAAAATTATTCATTTAATATTGATAAATTAATTTAAATAAAAAAATATATATTTTAATAATTATGAAAGACATTAAGCAATTTATCTTAGAAGGTAAGAAACATGTAGATACTGCAACATTAGCAGATTTTTATCAATGGTATTGTGGATGCGAAGCTCCAGATGGTAAAGCAGATAAATCAATAATTAATCAAGAAGACTGTGAAGGACTTTTAGATAATGGTTGGTTTGATAATTTTGATGATTCAGATCCAGAAAAAGGATGTAAAGAAATTGCAGAATTCTTTAAAAAGAACTGGGATAAACAAATTAAAGTAACATCAACAGATATTGGTAATTGCTGGTCAATATCATTCAAATTAGATGGTAAAGAATTTGAATGTGATGCTCTTAATTACTTTGGTGGAGAAATTGAATATTAATAATTATGAAAGACATTAAAGAAAAACTATTAGAAACCCAGATTAATGAAGATAAATTTGCATATTCATGGCAAAATGCTTTCATACATGCTATTATATCATTAAATGAAGTTGATGGAGAAGTACCATGCAGAGAAATAGTCAATAAGTGGTTTGATGATGAACAATCACTTCATGAACTATATACATTTCTATATCGTATAGATTGTAAGCCTGAAAAGAAAGATGTAAAATCAATAGTTGAAGCAATTGTAGATAAAGCATCTAAATTAAAAACATATAAAATATAAAAAATTATATATTTAGATGAAATCTATAAATAATTACATAGATAATATAAACTTATCTAGTTTCTTATTTGAATCTCGTGAAGTTTCAACCGCTTCTAATAAGCAACGTCGTAAGGAGCTTGAGAAGTGGTTGAAACATAAGAAGTATGATGATTATGTAGAAACTTTAAATAAGATGCTTGAAGATCCAAAATCAGCTGCATTATTAGAAGATGGTTTTGGAGGTGAACTTGGAGATACAAAATTAACATTTTCAGTTAAAGAAATTCCAGTATCTCAATTAATGCCAACACAAGCAAACATAGATTTAGATAAGTCTTTAAAATATGCATTGACTGATAAAGAATCAATGTTAAAGACTTTTAATGATCCTATAGAAATCAATAAGCCTATTGTTACGTTTAGAGAGAATTACGTTATAGACGGTCATCATACATGGTTACAAGCTATAGCATTAAATCCAAAAGGAAAGATATTATCATTTAATTATGATGGTGATATTTCTCCAATTCAGATGCTTAAGGCAGTACAAGGAACTATAGCAGCAGTTAAAGCTGATAAGAATAATAATAATGGTAAACTTCCATCAAATAATGTAAAGGGTCCTAATTTCTTTGATGAATCATTTGACAAAAAGAAAATTAAGAAATATATAGAAGATAATCTTGATGAAGACTTAATAGATCAATATGTAGAAAAAATAAAAGAATGCTATGACTATGATACTACTGTTGATTATATAGTTGAACGTCTATTAGATATTAAGTCAAATAATTATCCATTTGATACTGCACCAGATAGAAAGAATATGCCACAAGTATTCAAAGGTGGTACAGATAAAGATGATAAAAGTTCTGCATTGCCTGATAAAGAAGGTTCTGCAATGAATAAACTTAAAGATGACAAATTTATGAAATCTGTTACAAAATAAATTAATAAATAGCAAAATGAAAGACATTATAAGTAAAATAAATGAAAACAAAGGATATACAGAATATTCTTTAAAAGAAATATTTGATACTTATTTTAATAAACCAAATGTTTCAGATGGTAATGAAAATATCTTATATGATTTAATAATGTATGTAGCATCAAAAAAACCTACCAGTGCAACTAAAGTAGTTATTGATCAAGCAATTGAAATAGTTGATAAAATGGGTTGGTAAATATTTAAAATTATATAAAAGAATATAATATTATTAAAGAATGCGTTGAATGTGGTGTTTATAGGTATGCTATCAAACGTCAATTATTAAAAATAGAAGATTATATATCAAACATATATAAAATAAATAATGAAAGATATAGTAAATTTTATTAATGAAGCAATAGATAAAGTTTTAAGTGGATTCTGTATTATAGATATGTCAGATGAATCATTAGTATCAAATTGGGGCACTGGTGATCTTGTGAAATGCATACATGAAATTCAAAAACTTAAGAAAGAAAACCAAGATAAAGAATATTGGATAGTTGCTCAATATAATGAAATATATGATTTAGAAGATACTGGCAATTATAGAGTCTTATCTTCAAGAGAATATAATGAAAATGAAACAGATTTTGGCATTAATCCAAAATTCAAAGAATACTTATAATTAATTTACAATTTTAATAATATTAGACAATATTTAGAACTTTTTCTAAGTATTGTCTATTTTTGATATAAATATATAGACTTAAATTTAAATGGATAATAATCAATGGCATCAGGCAAAAGTTCCGTTCTTTTTAGAAGTTGAATATTATGATGAATATAATCCTGATACTGAAAGTAAAATAATGAAATCTTTATTAAGAAATGAAGATATTCTTCCAGGATTACGGGTTAATAAAATGTTTGCTAATTGTATCGATAAAGATGTATTAATAGCAGATGAACTTCAAAATGATTTAAAACATTTACAAGAAGAATTTGAAAAGTTTAAGAATAAGTATGCTAATTTTGCTGATGATAGAACAAAAGACAATTGCATGAATAAATTAGGTATGGAACCTAAAGATTTTTCAGATATGGAAAAATATCATGCAGCAGAAATTAAGAAAGCAACAGAAAATAATAAAACACCAATTATAGATAGTAATATAGGAAGATATAAATCATATGACGACCCATCAAATTTTCCGCAATGATACCAGGATTTGTTTCAATATATATAGATAAAGAAAATTATAAGCATTTATATTTTTATCCAGGAATAGATGAAAATAATGAATATATTTATCATAACATAGATTGGTCAGATTACTCATTTAAAATTGATGAAACCCGTAATGAAGATGGATCAATAGATTATAAGTTTTATGATAAATCAATTGTTCGTATAACTTGTAAATTAATAGATAATAAAGATAAACAACGCATAGAAGTTCTTAATTTTAAATAGTAAAACTTATGAAAGGTAATTGTATAGATAAGTTTATTGAAAAACGATTAAATAAAAGATTAATTGAGTTATTAAAAGTTCGTCTTAATATTAGACATCGTAAAATAATACGTGAAGAAACAAATGATTACTTTAATACAGGATGTTACGAACAAGATTTTTCGGATATTATAAAATTAAGAAATATTGCAAAAGAACTTGAATTAAATTGTAATAAGTTTTTAGAACGTATATCAGAGCAGTATAGTAAATTAAATTGATATGGTAAACAATATATGAAATATAAAATAATCAAAAAGCATTCAAAGACATTAAAAGTTACACACCCAGGTAAATTTCCAGATAGTGAAAAATATATACCTGAAAAAACTTCAATTGAAAGAAGCGAATGGTATGAAGTAAAACGTAAAGGTCGTATATTTGGATTTTGGCATAAGGTAGGACATGAATGTGGTTATGAAGGAGAAAGAATCCAACATACAACTCATACTTTAGATGAAATGAAAAATTACATCAAAGATTGGCATGAAGTTCATTATGGAGATAAATGTAAATGTGAAATAATCGAAAAATTTAAATTATGAACAAACGTAAGAATAGACAGGAACAAATAAGAAATGCTGCAGAATATACTTCAGCAAAAAATAAGGAGTCTTTTGAAGCTGGTGCAAAATGGGCAGATTTTAATCCTTATTGGAAAGAAGATATTCCAAAGAAAGAAAAGAATCAATACGGATTGCCTAAATTATATCTTTGTCAGATACTTACATTAGATATGACTTTTGGATATAGATATTCATATAGAGTAGGATTTATTAATTCAGAAGGAAAGTGGAATATTGAAAATACATTAACTCATGTAACAAGATATTTAGATATATTCTGTGATGAATCAGATTCACAATTAATTAAGAAGGATATTCCAATGTTTGAAGAGAAAGAAAATAAAGATGAAAAAGAACTTAAAGAAGCAGCATAATTATGGATTTTTGGTCAAACTTAAAGAAGGGAGATAACTTATATTTATTGATACCTATATATCCTATATGTGGTCAAGTATGTGAATATAAATATCAGGAAACAGAAGTTATCAATATGAAAGAATATAAGTTCATATATAGATTGACTTTTAAATATACTGATGAAAATGGAAAACGTATTAAAGTTAATCTTCCAATCAATAAGAATAAATGTAGTTTTTCATATTTGCCTGTATCAAAAGAAACAGAATGGGCTCGTGAATTGAGAATTAAATATGGAGATTTCATTATATCACCAATAGATGATAAATTATATCTTTGCTCATTAGTTAATTTAATGATAGATAATAAAATTAATGAATATAAATCTATTATTGAAACTTATAAGAATGAAATATCTGATTTAGAAAACATTAGAAGAAATCATAAAATTTATGAGTAAGTTTGCAAAAGACATTAAAGTAAATGATATACTTTGGACTATATCTGAAGGTGTTAAGCCACAGTTGGTTCCATTGATTGTTACAAATATCAATATTAAGAAGCAACTTTGGACAGGATATTATGATTTGACAGTTAAGCTTCCTGATGGTTCAGATAAATATATATCATTATTTGATACTGGGAAAAGACGTGATTATAATATTCCTTTGTTGACAGATTTATTGCCAACATTAAAATGTGATTGGAATGATAAAGATATAATATCTATAATGTGTTGTTTTGATAAAGATGCACTTTGGAATAAATATGTAAAAGGATTAGAAGATAGTATTAAAAATGTAGAAGAAGTTATAGAAAAAGGAAAAAAGAACTTAATAGAACTTAATGAAAAATTAAACTATATCAAAATGCAACATGATAATATTCAAAACGGGTAATATATTTGATTCTGAATGTCAGACATTAGTCAATACTGTTAATTGTATGGGTGTAATGGGAAAAGGCATCGCATTACAATATAAGCAACGATATCCTGAGATGTTTAATGAATACAGATATGTATGCAAAAATAATACAAGAGAACATCATTTATCACATGGTGGAGATATATGGATTTGGGATTATGTAGATATGTTCAAACAAAGAAAGATACTTTGTTTTGCGACAAAAGTAATGTGGCAATATCCATCAAAGATAGAATGGATAGAACGTGGACTACAAAACTTTGTAAACAATTATAAAAAATGGAATATTGCATCAATAGCATGGCCTAAGTTAGGATGTGCAAATGGTAAACTTGATTGGGAAACACAAGTAAAACCACTTATGATAAAATATTTAAATGATATAGATATAACATGTGAAATTTATGAATAAATAAAAATATTAATATTATGATAGACAATTACACAAGTTTAATTTACGGTTGGAAATTGACCGGAGATAAAATCAATAAGTTTGAAGAAGCTATGAATGAGATCAATGAAGATTGGTTTGATGATACTCAAAATGTAGTTATTAAAGATCATATGTGTGGCAAGTATATCTATTTTGGTCCTATACTAGCTCATTATGATTCTAATGAGGAAAATGAATTAATTATTGATAACAAACTTATTAATAAGATAACAAAATCATATAATGATTTTATTAAGAAGAATCCTGATATTGATAAGATATTTAGTAAGTATGCAAAAGGAAAGCCACAATTATATTTACTTCAGAACATATGGTAAGTCTAAATAAAAAGAAGAAAGCAAAGAATGCATATTTAGCAAATGCAAACAAGACTGATGATAAATTGAAAAGAGTGAACTTTTTTAATAAGATAAGCAGGAAAAAAATTAAGAATATAGATGAAAACTAAAGAAGATCATATTAAGAAGATTAAAGAAGCTCAGGATAAATATTATAAAGAAAGCCCATGTCTTCATTGTGGACCTGGAAATGGTTGTGATGACTGTCGTGGTTGTGAAGATGCTAAAAAGAACTACGATTTACAAAAAGTATTACGTGAGGCTTTAGATGAATATGAAAAGACTTATGGTATATCATATCAATGCGAAGAGTTAATTAAATCAACAGAAGAAGCAGAAATTAAATGGCTTGACATAAGACAGAAATGTACTGAATGTGGTAAAAGTTTAGCATCTGGCTGTTTAGAATGCAATAGATATTCAGCATTGATAAATTCATTAAATAAATTTAAATATCTTAAGGAAGATCTTGAAAGACAATATCATATTCAATATGAAGATTATAAGAATAAACAAGATAATAACATAAAAAATAGTAAAGTTATGATTATGACTGATGAACAGAAAAGAGACTTGATAATTGATTCAGGTGTTACAATTAAGCAATGGATAGATTATAATATCAATAAATATGGTGCTCAGAATTTCTTTGATTGTGTTAATAATAGTTGGGATGATAAAATGATTGAATCTATTAAACAGTCATTATTAGAAGAAATTAAGACTAAGATCAAACCAAGAAATATTGAAACTATTGATGATCTTGCTAATCTGCTTGATGGTAATGAATATGGAGATGAACTTCGTAATGAATATAACCTTAATGTAGAAGAAATCTGTAAAAAAAATAACTGGGTAGTAGTATTTGGATATTCTGATGATAACTTAGAATTACGTGGTGCTATTGATGATGAGATAGGAGCATGGGAAGGTATTACTATTAAATTAGTTAAGCCTGGTGATTTCTATTTGGTTGATGAATATGAAGAGACATATCAGAAAGCTAAAGAAACAATGTTTACTTCTATTGAAGATTCAGAATTTGAAGAACTTAAGAAAGACAACTATAAAGGAACTTGCGTTATTGAATGTCTTTGGTGTCCTGAAGATTCTGATGCATCATGGCAGTTTAATTGTGCTGGAGCTCCATCAATAAGATTCAATATTATGGAGGAAGAAGAACTATATGCAGAATGCCTTGTTATAGATTTAAATTGTTTAATAAATGGGTGATTATGAAATATATAAGTCTTTCGGTAAAGTAATTAGTAAGAAAGAATCTAATTATAAGCTTGCATTAGTATTTGCATCATGGTATGAAAAACCATATTATAAATTTATAATATGGATTGAACAATGTAAAAGATATATTAATGCAGAACATAAACTTAAATCAGAAAATCCATTTCTTGGTTGTTTTACATTTTTTATGATATTTGTTGTTATAATATTTATGATAGGCATTATTTATATAATTGGTAAATAGTTATGGGAAGAAGAACAAAAGTTAGATTATTTTTAGGTCGTTTCAATTATGCGACTGTGTATTTAGATGAGATTAAGAATCTTGAACAGAACTGTGATTATTGGTTTATTGAGATGAAAGATGGTAATATCTGGGAAGATACAGATCATTTAGTATTTACGAATGAAGATGTTCCAGTAGGATATTTTGTTAAAGATCCTGAATAAAATATAAAATTTATAGATATTTTTCAAATATTTGTAAATTTTTTTTTATATTTTTTGAATTTTATTTGAAATACTTTACTATATTTTATTATTAACTTTAAAATCCCACATATAAAAATATATACATGGGATTAATTATAAAGTGAGTAGACAGTTTAATTTAAGTAAAGTATCTTCAAATAAAATTGATAGTTTTTTAGATTCTGTAGAAAATAATATTATTGATCACGAATTTTTTGATAATTTCGAAGACATTGTATTTAAAGATGTCAAAATGCTAAAAGACTGTTCAGAATCAGTCATAGTAGATTATTATATAGAAGAATGCAATAAACTTTTAAATGCATATGAATTTGAAATTTACGAAAAATTTTATGATGATCTAAAAGAAAGAACTAGAAAACGTTTAGCTAACAAATATGTATCTAAAGCTACATTCGATAACAATATAGATATTTATTTTAATGAAGTAAAACGTGAATATATCTTGCACCCTATGGGAGAGTCTGATGAGATGGCTTTTGTACCAGAGAATAAAGATATATTCATAAAGAATAATTTAAAACTTGTTATTGATTGTGCAAAACGTTATCAGAATCTCGGATTACCATTAGAAGATTTGATACAAGCAGGTAATGAAGGACTACTGATGGCATTCAATAAATTCGATACAGATAGATCAAATCTTAGAAATAATATTTTAAATGACATTAAAGAATCTTCCAATAATGAGTTTACGTTAGAAGAAGCAGAACAAATTATAAGGAAGAATTTTAAGTATTCTAAAATATTAGATCCAACATTAAAGAAACTTCCATATAATGGTTTTAATTCAAAATTTGATTTTATAGAATGGACGAATAATAATGTTAAGAAAGCATCATTTTCATCCATAGGATTTGCATGGATTCGTGCAATGATATTAGCAGAAATTGGAAAGGTAGGTAAGATAATCAGAGTTCCAAAGTCTGCTCAGAAAAAAGGCATATCTCCAGTAAACGTATTACGATTAGATAGTATGAACCCACATACTGAAGATACATATCATGATAATCAGATATCTCGTGTTGCTAATGAAGAGTTCGTTATAGAAGATGAGATAATGGAAAACATGGAACGCCAGAATCTATTTAAAGAAGTGATCGAACGAGCATTAGGAAACGTATCTGCATTAGACAGAAGAATTATCAAAAAGAAATTTGGAATTGAAAAACCGTTCCCAATGTCTATAAATGAAATCGCAGAAAATGAAGGCATATCTCCAAATAAAGTTAAATATAGCATATCTAATACATTGAAAGCTATAGAACAATATATGCCTGCTATGGATAAAAAAGTTATTAAAGAAATGTTAGGATGAAAACGTTTAAAGATATTAAGTCTGGGGATAAGATATATTTTATTCAAGACTATGAAAAGCTGAATGGACAGAAACCAACAAGTAATATTCAAGAAATATTTGCTTCATTAATGACAGAACCTGAAGTAATAACAGAAGGTATTGATATATGCGAAGTTGAAGTAAAAGATGTAGAATATCCTGCTATACGAAGATGGCCTGTGCAATATATGAAAATGTCTGGTGATAGACCAAACGGAGTTGGCACATCATATGCAGAAGAACCTGATGAAGAACATATAACAATCAAATTAGAATCTATTTATGATTCAAATATTGAGACTTCATTTGATGCGCCAATAGATAACACATCATATTCACCAATAAAAGGCGGTACATATTATATTACAAAGAAAGAAGCTATTAAATCATTTAAAAAACTTAGTGATTTCTATGTAAATAAATATATGGAAGAATCAATAAAATATAAGCAAAAAGCATTAGGTCTTAAAGAATATAAAAAACATATAACATCTACATTCTAATATGCCATTTATTGAAATTAATCCAGGTACAGTATTGATGTTTATGGCTAATAAGTCAGATAAAGATACATTTGAAACAACTCCAGAAGAATTAATAGAATTCGGTATATGCATAGAAAAACAAAGAAGCATATATAGATTAGAAGACTTTGGAAATTTTGATAGTCTTAATTGCTTACTTGGTATGAAAGACTGGGCTCCAATGATGTTTCATATAACATATCAAGGAAAAGAAGACCGATGGGAATGGGATAAAGTTGAAGTCAATAAGAAACATCGGCTATGGGATTACATGTTTAATAGATACATTCTTGACAAAGAGAATGAATATTTTGAAAAAGCATATGAAGAATATTTAAATAATAAAAAATAAATATTATTTGAATTTTTAAATCTAAGTTCTATATTAATTTATCAAATAAAATTTATAATATGGAACTTAGAATTGGTTTTGCAAACAAGTATTACACCCTTTGGGAGTATTCCGAAGAAGTAATGGAAACATCTCGCGGTAAGTTCTTTGTTAAGCGTTACAAATACCGTCATAATCTTTCATTTGATAAGGACCGTGCATTTGCTAAGTTCCCAGGAGCTGTATTTGATGAAACTTTGGTTGGTCGCCGTGGTTCTTGGTCAACTTCCTCTCGTATTATTGATAATAATAAGTTCCATGTTGGAAAGTATGCCAACAAATTGTTCATAGATGTTGATGATTACGACTACATGATGTGGTTCGCAAATAATTGCTGTAATGATGAACAGAAATCAAATCTTGTTCCTATTTTGATTGAGCACGGATACGGTTATATTCCTGGTGATGATTATCTAAAGTCTCCGAAAGACATAGAGGAATATAATAAGGAGCAGGAGAAGATCAATTATGGTAAGTCTAAATTGGAGAAGGGAATTCCATTTATTGTTACTTTTACTCGTAACCTTAATAATGAAGGTGAGTATTTTGTTGAGCCACTCGGTATTACTGTTAAGTTCCAGAATTTCAATATTTACTATTATCATGAATTCCCTTACGGTCTTCCTTGTGATAATAACGGAAAGGGCAAGAGAATTAAAAATCGTCAGGTAATGATTGGACAGTATATTGCTGACGGTGAGACTGCAATTGTGACAGATTGGAAATATGTTTAAATCTAATATATTATTAATAAATTGAAAAACATAGGTTACATAACTATATTATTTTAGTTATGTAACTTTTTATTTTTGATATATAAAAAAATGTAAATAAGATATATAGAAATTATAATGACAAAGAAAATTGAAGAGAAATACCAGGAGTTATCAGAAGTTCAACATGTTCTACATCGTAGTGGAATGTGGGTAGGATCAACAAAATATGAAGAAAAGGATGCCTTCATTTATAATTATAAGACAGGAAAGTTTGAAATGAAAATTGTTAATTATATTCCTGCTATGTTAAAAATTGCTGATGAAGTCATTTCAAATTCTATTGACGAATTTAGACGTAAAGACAACATGGGGTTGACTGAGCTTTACGTTAAGATTGATAAAGATAATGGAGAAATTGTAGTAAGAGACAATGGTGGTATTCCTATTGTAAAACATAAAGATGCAGGTATCTATGTTCCTGAATTTATATTTGGACGATTACGTACATCTTCAAACTATGATGATAATGAAGATAGAAACGTTATAGGGACGAATGGGGTTGGAGCAAGTCTAGCAAACATTTTTTCTACATATTTTGAAATTGAATCTGCAGATGGCAAGAATGAATTTCATCGTTCTTGGTCTAATAATATGGAGACTTTAAATAATGATCTTAAAGTTACAAAATGCGGAAAGAAAACTCATTATACACAGACGAGATTTAAATTAGATTTTAGTAGATTTGAAACTGAACTGACAACTTTTGATAATGACTTCATTAATATAATTCATAAAAGATGCATTGATGCTGCTGCAGCTAATCCAGGTCTTAAGGTAACATTCAATAGTGGTGGTGAAGATATTGAATGGAAGTTTAAGAAATTGGATGAATATATTGATCTTTATTCTAATTTATTGAATATTCCTGATAAGATTCCATTTGAAAATGATTTATGTACTGCATGGATATTCCCAGATAGTTCTGTTGATGTTGGGTTTGTAAATGGTGCAGAATGTTCAAAAGGAACTCACATGCGTGCAATTAGAAATGAAATCAATCAAGCTGTGTGTGATTATCTTATAAAGAAAGACAAACTTAAGGATTTGACTACACGTGGAGTCGACAATAAGTATTCTGTATTTATAGATATTAATGTATCAAATCCTGCGTTCGATTCACAGACTAAAGATACGTTGACTACTCCTATTGATAAGTTCTCAAAAGATGAGAAACTTAAGTGGGAAGTAAATGAAAAATTCTTAAATAAGATCATTAAGTCAGAAATCGTTGCATTAGTAAGAGATTGGTATAAACAGAAATCTGCGGCTGAGGATGAAAAGGCACTTCGTAAAATCAATAGGGAAACAAATAAAGGATTGAAACGCCCTGATAAATATATAACATGTTCTTCAAAAGTAAGAGCAAATAAACAGCTATGGATCTTCGAAGGCGACTCTGCAAAGTCGGGCTTTAGAGGAGGTCGTAATCCAGAATTTCAGGCAGGCTATACAATGCGAGGAGTTCCACCTAATTGTTATGGAATGACACCACTTCAAGTTATGAAAAATGAAGTATTTAATGATATTGTAACAATTCTTGGTCTTAAGTGGGGTAAAGAATTCAATATCAATGATCTGAACTTCGGTAAGATTGTTATATCTACTGATGCTGATGTTGATGGTGATAAGATTGCGGCATTACTTCTATTATTCTTTAATAATTGGCCTGAACTTATTGAAAAAGGAATTGTATGCAGAAGCCTATCTCCAATTATTATATCAAGAAAAGGAAAGGACTGTCAGAAATTCTATACAATGGATGAATTTAAAGAAGCTGAAAAGAAACTTAAAGGTTATTCTCATAAATATGCGAAAGGTCTTGGTGGTCTATCAAATCAAGAATCAAAGGAAATGTATCAAGAACCAAAATTCTTATATTTCAAAAAAGATGAAGCTGCAGATAGTATGTTTAGAAAATGGTTTGCAAAGGGCGATTCTGAAACACGTAAACAAATGTTGAATTCGTAAATAAATCATAAATAAATTTTTATTTTTATATTAAATACATTATCAAGAAAATATAAAAATGGAATAAATGAAACCATAAGTTATATACATTTTCCTAATGAGTTAGATTTATTTTAATAATTAATTTGTACATATTACTTAATTTATTTTATTTTTAATAAAATAAGAAAATTAAAATTAATATAACTATGAAACAACTCAAAATGTTTATAAATGAATCAGTCGATAGTAAGATTGAACAAGAATTTATTAATGCATTGTCTGAAGCTGCTAAATGGGCAAGTGGCACTTATTATGGACCTGATACAGAAGAAAAAAAATATAAAGGTCCTGAAAATCCTAATCATATTGAAGTAAACATTATTATAAATACTCCAAAATTCGACAAAAAACAATCTACTAAAATAATTCAACGATGTGCAAACCAAATAATAGAAGGTTGGATTATATCAAATATGCCAGATGAATTAATAGATTCTGAAGGTAAAAATTGGAGTAAAATTGAACCTGATAATACAACACATTATGATTTTGGATATTATAATGAAGAAAATAAGTCAAATAATATTAATATTGAAGTAAAATCATATAAAGATGGACAAATTAAAAATGTAAAATATTCATCTAATAATCAAAAGAACGATGTAGATTTATATATATTTGTTGATTATTCAATTACAGATAATGTTATTAAATTTAATTCTATTAAATTAAGTTGGAAAGGTGATACATTATCAGAAATAAAAACAAAGAATATTCCTGCAAAAGTTATTAAAAATGGTAAAGATGCAATAACATTTTCATTAAAAGAAGAATAATAAGTTAAAATAATAATTAAAAAAAGCTGTACATTAAGTACAGCTTTTGTATTTTTATATATTCTTAACTATATTTAAATATATGTAAATCAAAAATAAAATAAATTAAGGAACTATTAAAATTAAGTTCCTTTTGTTTTATATAAAATCATTTTTTTTTTATTTTTATATAAATACAAAAAAATAAGTAAAGTTATGAAAAACATATTAACATACATCAATGAAAAATTAAGTATGCAGTGGGGTAATGCTGCTACTGAGTTATTTAAACTTTTTGACAGAGATTGTGGCAATCAAATAAAAACTACTTTTAAAGATATATTAAATAAGAAAAATTTTACTGTTTATGCATTAGATATTGATAATGATAAGCAAAAAGTTATTGGCGAATATGAATTAATTGTAAAAGAGATAGTACAATCAGATACATCTGCAACATTTAAAATGGATGCAGCTAAAGAATATAGTAATGTACCAGAGCATATAAAAGATTATATGCCTAGTTTATTAGAAGAATGGCGTGGTTGCAGAGATTTATGGTTTAACTATAAAAAAGGAGATGCTGTTGATAATGAAGGCATATTGTATCTTACAAGTACCAGTGACTGGGGTAAAGGTTTTACAGTTATAGCATTAAGTAAGGAAAATAAAGAAATATTTAGTAATTGGATTGAAAATTTAGATACAACAGAATTTGAAGAAATTGAAAAAGCTACATTAAAAGCTGATGAAGAAAAACGAAAAGCAGAAAAAAAGGCAGAAAAGGAAAGAAAAAGAAAATTAAAACCTAAAAAACCAGTTTATAACACAAAATCATCTTTAATAAAAATACCAAATGATTTTTACTATGATAAGGAACTTGGTGGTGATGCTTTAATTAAAGCAGCAATTAAAGAATTTAAAAATGGATGGGGTGATGAACCAATGTTTACTGTTAATCAAATAATAGATTTATTTAAAGATATAAATGATTATAATTTTGGCATTATAGAATTAGATGGAAACTCATCAGGTCATACTGACGCAGATGAAGCTTCAGAATCCATATTTAAAAAAGGAAGTTGGTGGGATTATACACCAGAATATGAACAAGAAGGATTTGGGGATAACTCAAGATTAATGAGATTTAAATCTAAAGATGATAGAAAAATATATGTTATAGATTCTGGAGATATGGGTTATGCATGGGTATGCGTGCAATTTTAATAAAAATTGTTGGAGGATATAAATAATTAAAAGCTGTACTTATGTACAGCTTTTTGTATTTTTTATATTTTTGAACTATATTTAAATATATGTAAATTAAAAATAAAATAAATTAAGGAACTATTAAATTAGTTCCTTTTGTTTTCTATATTATATTTAGAATATTTATATTTATATGGATAAAGTACAAAAGAGAACTATAACAAATTTTTTAAATACAGAATATCTTAATTATGCATTTTCTGTATTGGAGGAACGTGCAATTCCTTCAGTTATTGATGGATTCAAACCTGGTGCAAGAAAGATCATGCATGCGAGTTTATCAGGTACAACAAAAGATGGTAAGTTATATAAGTTGTTAGCATTGTCTGGAGATGCAATGCGAGTATCACTTTACGCACATGGCGACATTTCATTAAATAGCACAATCGTTAATATGTGCAAATGGTTTAATGACAATCTAAATCCATTAGAATCTGATTCTCAGGTAGGTTCATTGAGAGATCCTGATTCTGCTGGTGCTCCTCGTTATCTTTATGTGAAGCATTCAAAATATATGGACTTAATCTATAAAACTGACTATGACTTATTAGATTTTGTTTTTGAAGAAGGACAGTATGTTGAACCAATGACATATCTTCCAATCATACCAACAGTTCTATGTAAGAACAACATTGGTGTTGCGGTAGGTTATTCTATGCATAATCAGGCATATGATCCTATTGATATTATTGATGCATGTAAAGAAGTCGTAGAAGCTCGTGCAGATAAGAAAGACAAGATTAAGACACAGATTCGTCCATATCTTAAAGGAATCAAGAAATCAAATTGGAGATATGAAGATGGAGCTTGGTTTAATTATGGAGAATGGAAATTAAACCAAACAAAAGACTTTATGAATGTTACAGATCTTCCTGCTGATGTATCTTATGAAGATTTTGAAAAACTATTGAATAAGTTTGAGGAAGAAGACTATATCAAAGGTTGGAAAAACAAGTCAGTAGATGGTGGAGTCAACTATGAGATAACATTTCCAAAGAAACAGTTAGCTATTGAAATGAAAAAGGATCGTTCTGGAAAACGTATAGCTAATAAGTTCAAATTGATTAAGCAACTACCTAATGATCTATTATGGTTATTGGATGAGAATCATAAATTAAAATACTTCCAAAATAAGAATGAAGTAGTTGAGTATTTCGTAAATTATAGATTAGGAATCTATACAGAACGAAAGAAGAAGATGGTAAAGATTCTTGAGGAACGAATCAAAAAGAATGATGAGTTAGTTAAGTTTATTGAATTAGTATGCAAAGGAAAGCTTAAGATTCGTAACAGAGCTAAAGCAGATATTAAGGTAGATATGGATAGTTATAAACTTCCTATGGAACTTATATCTACACCAATGTCAAAAGTAACCATTGAAGAACGTGATGAACTATTGAAACAAAATCAAGAGATGAAAGCAGAACTTGAATATATTAAGAATACAACTGAAAAACAAATGTATCTTAATGATCTGAATAATCTAAGAAAAGAAATTGAAAAGGATTTTAAATAATTTCTTTTATCATATATTTAAAAAGAAGTACACATATGTGTACTTCTTTTTTGTTATTATTAAATATATGCTAATAAAAATAATATAATGATTTAATAATGAAACAAGTATTATTACATGAATACAAATACAAAAAACGTATTGCAGATAATCTTCAAGATATGATTAATAAAAGATATATTGAAATATCTGATGAAGAATATGATAGAATTAATACAGCTGTATTAAACTATAGTAACGCAGTACAAGAGATATATAATAATTTACAAGATGTATCATTTACAGAACCACAGAAGAATCAATTATTATATCAGTTAGATCAATTAGAAGCAGACATTAAAGCTCTTAGACAAAATATATATTATGTTGAAGAAGATGGATTATTCTTTACTGATGATGAGGGTAATGTTGCTGCTAAATTAGATCCAAACGGTTTCCATACTATTGGTGAAGCCCGTGACTTAACAATAACAGATTATTAATATTAACCATATTAAATAAATTAAATATAAGATAATTAAATATATGGGAAAATCATTACTTATTTCTGCCAATGCTGCATATGTATTTAATAATATAGGTAAAGTAACTTTTAATGATCCATCTTTAATATATAATGGTTTAACTATAACTGCTCAAGAAGATTTAACACTTAGATTTTCAAATGATCTTGAGTATAGAAATAATGTATCAATATTATGGAAACCATTAAAAGCAAATACTCCATTATCAATTGAAAATGGAGAAACTGTTACATTAAAAGGTAAGTTAATTCCAACAACTAATGGTATAGGTACATTTACAGTATCGGGCAATTTTACAGCATCAGGTAATATATTATCATTAATTAATGATGGTACAATGCAAAATTATTCATTTAAGAATTTATTTAGAAATTGTACTACATTAACTGATGTAAGCAATATAACATTACCAGATTATGTTACACAAAACTGTTATGAAGGAATGTTTTATGGATGTACATCAATAGAGGAATCACCAACATTATCTGTACAAACATTACAAAATAATTGTTATACAGATATGTTTTATGGATGTTCTTCTCTTAGAGAAATAACATGTAAAAACATTTCAGATATATCTCAGTATGTTAATTTAAACTGGGTTTATGGAGTTGCATCAGCTGGTGTTTTTGAAATAGATTCTGAAGGAAATTGGAATGATACAAATAAAGCATCTCATATACCAGAAAACTGGGAAATAACAACTGGTGTTTTGACTAATAAATATTTAACATTTAGAATATTAACACCTGGTACAATATTATGGGAAAACACAACAAGTGATACTACATCAAAAACTATATCATATAGTAAAGATGATGGTGAAACTTGGACAGATATAACATCATCTTTAGAAGGTGCTGAAATAACTGTTGTAGCTGGAGATAAAGTTTTATTTAAAGGAAACAATACAGCATACGGGTATTTTGCAAATAATACTGACAAAAGTTCTAAATTTGGTGGTACTGCCAAATTTAATGTTGAAGGTAATATAATGTCACTTATAAGTGGTGATGATTTTGCTGAATCAACATCATTTAATAATAATGCGCAGGTTTTCCGTAATTTATTTCAAGGAACAAATGTTGTATCTGCTAAAAAATTAGTGCTTCCTGTTTTAACTCTTACACTTTCATGTTATCAATCACTATTTAGTGATACACAATATCTTGACGAAGTTCCTGAGCTTCCTGCAACAACATTAGCAGAATCATGTTATAAAGCGATGTTTAAAAACGCAGTATCTATTACAAAAACACCAAATTTATATTCGACAAGTTTGGCTAAAAATTGTTATTTTCAAATGTTTTATGGGTGTACTTCATTAACAACAGTTACAGAATTACCTTTAGCTACGATGAAAGAAGGTTGTTATCAAAGTATGTTACAAGGATGTACTTCATTAACGTCAATATCAACATTTACTATTTCATCATCAGCTGTAAGATGTTGTAGAGCTATGTTCTTAGGTTGTACATCATTAACAAATATTTCATGTTCATTGACAGCAACATCATTATCAACAGAATGTTATTATGAAATGTTTAATGGATGTATTTCTTTAACAACCACTCCTGCATTACCAGCCACAACATTAGGAGCAGCATGTTATTATGATATGTTTAAAGGATGTACATCTATAACATCTGCTCCTGTATTGTCTGCTACAACAGCATCATCAGAATGTTATAGAAGTATGTTTGAAGGATGTACTTCATTAGTAACTCCACCTGCATTACCTGCGACAACATTAGGAACTAATTGCTATAGAAGTATGTTTTATGGATGTACTTCATTAACAACTGCTCCTGCATTGCCTGCAATGACATTAGCAGATAGTTGCTATTATAATATGTTTTATAATTGTACTTCATTAGCAACCGCACCTACATTGCCTGCAACATCGTTGGCAAATAGTTGTTATGCAAATATGTTTTATGGATGTACATCATTAACAACAGCTCCTGTATTACCAGCAACAACGTTGGCAAATAGTTGTTATTCATATATGTTTGGAAAATGTTCATCATTAACAACTGCACCAGATTTATTAGCAACTACTGTATATAATCAGTGTTATGTTGGAATGTTTAGATATTGTTCGTATTTAACTTATGTTAAATGCATGTATAATGAAGTTGACAATGGTGCAACTGATTGGATAGGTTATATGTTAAGCGATGTTGCTGCAACAGGAACATTAGTAAAAGATATAAATATTGATTGGAGTGGAGTAGTGCCAAGTGGATGGACAATAGTTGATGAAGGTGTATTAAAACCAACAATATCATTTGATGGTCAAGAAATAACATTAGATTGTCAGACATCAGGTGCGACAATATATTATCAATTAAATAATACAGGTAATTATATTGCATACACTGGTGTAATATCAATATCAAGTGATACTGCAGTTAGAACATATGCAGAATTGAATGATGTGACTAGTCCTAAGGTTTATAGTTATTGTGTTTATGCTCCAACATCATTATTAGATCCAACAATTGAATTTAATTATGGAACAACTATTACATTATCTTGTTTAACCCTAAATAGTACAATATATTATAGATTAAATAATACAGGTAGTTTTATTCAATATACAGAACCGATAATAATTAATGCAACTACAACTATTGAAGCATATTCTGAATTAGATGGTACAACAAGTAATACAGTAAGTGAAACATTTACATTCATTGATTATAGTCAACAATATTTCACAATTGAATCATTAGAAGATAATAATACAATTAATATAATTAAAACAAATAAGCCAAGTAATATAAACTTATCTTATTCAACTGATGATGGCACAACATGGACAGACTTAACAATAAGTGATACTACTAATTTTGCAACTATTAATACTGGTGATAAGATAATATTCAAAGGTAATAATTTAAGATTAGGAACTGCATGGGACACATATTATAGATTTAATGGATCTAAAACATTTAATGCATACGGTAATATAATGTCATTATTGAATGGAGATAATTTTGTAAATACTACTGAATTAAATTCAAGTACAAATAACCATTTTGTAGGATTATTCTATGGAACGACAACATTAATTGATGCAAATAAATTATATCTTTCTGCATCAACATTATATTATAATTCTTATAATGGTATGTTCCGTGGATGTACAAATCTTAAGTCTGCCCCACAAATACAAGCAACAACTTGTGCTGAAAATGAATGTTGTTCTTCAATGTTTGAAGGATGTATTAATCTTGAAGTTGCACCAGAACTTAACTTTACTACTTTAGCACAAAACTGTTGTAAACGTATGTTCTGTATGAGTAGAAATTCTAATATAACAACACCTAAGATGACAAAATCTCCTATATTACGTTGTGCAACTACAGCATCTGGTTGTTATGAAGAAATGTTTAGAGGTAATGGTAATTTAATTGAAGTTACATGTCTTAAGACAGATAATACTGATGCTTGTAAAAATTGGTTAGCAAATACATCATCTACTGGTACATTTAAGAAAGCATCCGGTAAATCTTGGTCTACTGGAACTTCTGGTATACCATCTGGTTGGACTGTAGAAGATTATACAGAATAATAAATATTAATATACAAAATATTAAATAATTTATATAAAATGGGAAAAATAACAAAAACTGATATATTATTTTCATCTAATTTAGGTAGTATTCATTATGAAGGATTAGATAGTATAGAAGTATTTAAGATAACTGCTTTAGAAAATTTAACATTATCATTTTCAAATAATCTTGAATATAATAATGGTACTAATTCATATTGGAGTTTTTATGAAGCAAATACAGAAATAGAATTAAGCTCAGGTAATAGCATAGTATTCAAAGGAAGTTTGATACCATTTATGAATAATGGTATAGGTACATTTACTGTATCTGGAGATTTTGAAGTATCTGGCAGGCTTCTTGCATTAATTAATCATAACTATATGAGACCTTATTCATTCAAGGATTTATTTAAGAATTGTACTACATTAATAGATGCAAGTAATTTGATAATGCCTAAACACACTGAAGTTGGCTGTTATGAAGGGATGTTCTATGGATGTTCTTCATTAACAGATTCCCCAATATTAAGAGCAGAAACTTTATCTGAAGACTGCTATAAAGATATGTTCTATGGATGTACTTCATTAAATCATATCATATGTTATAATGTTTCAGATATATCAGAATATGTTAATCAAAACTGGATATCTGGTGTTGCTGGTTCTGGTACATTTGAACTCAATTATTTAGGAACATGGAATAATACTAATAAAGCATCTCATATTCCATCTGGGTGGATTATTAATGATGAATATGGATATCCATGGGAAAATGAATATCTTCAATTTGATGTATTAACTGATGGCACAATATTATGGAAAGGTACAGGTAATAATGAAATATATAGTGTATTAACTATATCATACAGTAAAGATAATGGAACTACATGGACAGATATCACAGCTACATCTGAAGGTACTGAAATTAATGTACTAACTGGAGATAAAGTATTAATAAAAGGTAATAATTCTCGTTATGCATGGAATAATACAAAATATTCTGCTTTTACTGGTGGTACTGCAACATATAATGCTAAAGGTAACATAATGAGTCTTATTTATGGAGATAATTTTATTGGACAAACTACATTAACGGAAGAACATGCATTATCTCAAGTATTTAACGGATCAAATATTGTTTCTGCAGAATATTTAATATTACCAGCAACAACATTAACTACAGATTGTTATCGAGCTACATTTGCACATAGTCATTTATTAACAAAATCTCCTAAAATATTACCTGCTACAACTTTATCAACAGAATGTTATTATTATATGTTTGATGACTGTGTTTCAATGACAACACATCCTGAATTGCCAGCAGAAACATTAGTATATCATTGTTATCACGGTTTATTTCATGGTTGTGTTTCTCTTAATTATATTACATGTTTAGTGCAAAATATAATAAATGATAGTTTATTTGCTTTTCTTTGGGATAATACATTGGGAAGTATTAATGTAGTGTTTCCAACTGGTGTATTTATTAAACATGTTAATGCAACATGGCCTAAAGCTGGTGGTAATAGTGCTACTGGCATACCTTCAACTTGGCTCATTAAAAATTATAAAGAATATTATGATATATAAAAATATAAATAAATGAATATATAATAAATAGATTAATTATAATAAATGAAAACAATAGTTATAAATAAATCAGGTGTTCCTGCTAGTCCATTAGTCGCTGCAGAATCAATTTATAATGTTTCACCATTATTTGCATCTTCTAAACCAGTAGGTCCATGGGTTTATGCAAAAAAGAACACTACTGATGTTAATGAAAATATAGAATTACCATATTCTGTTAATAGAATTGATGGACATTCTGGAAACTATGCAACAGGTTATTTTACATTTACATCAACAATTACTATTCATAAGTTACAACCAACTTATCTTTGGTTTGACCATGCAGATCATTCTGCAGAAGTATATATTGGAGAAACATTGGTAACTAAACACTGGGGTGGATATAATGCATTCTTTGTAGATATAACTGATTATATTCAAGTTGGCACAAATAATTTAACTGTTAAAATCAAAAATAATGAAGGTAATAATCTTCCACCCGCAGCTGGTGACTTCAATCGTAATGCAACATTAGGTAAAGTTAAATTATTGACTAGCCCAGTATTGCCATCGCCTGAATATGGATATGATGGATTCCATATTACATCTACAGTAACTGATGCACAAGCAATTATGACAGTTAAAACAACAATTCCAACATATGCTGATGTTGTATTAAAAGTCAATGATGAAGAATTTAGTTATGTAGAAAGAAAATTTGGTAAAGGTGATATTACATTTACAGTTACTATAGATAACCCTCATCTTTGGAATGGTACATTAGATCCACACCTTTATGATGTGACTTTAGAATTATATTATAATGAAGAACTTAATCTTCAGTTGAAACGTCCTTATGGATTAAGATACTTTGATTATGTTTGGGATGATGCAACTATTGAAGGATATGATTCAGAACATCCATATACAGGTTTCTTATTAAATGGCAGCCCATATTTGTTAAGAGGTGTTTGTTCTCATCATGATTTAGCAAATAAAGCTAATGCATTGACTGTAGAAGACATCAATAATGATTTTGATATCATAACTGAACTAGGTGCTAATTTCTTACGTCTTGCTCATTACCCTCATCCAAAACAAGTTTATGACTATTGTGATAGATTAGGTATTATTGTACAGACTGAAGCACAATGGGTAAACTCTTCAACATTAACAATGCCAGAAGCATATTGGACTCATCTAGGTGAAGAAATTGAAGATATGGTTAATCAACATTATAATCACCCATGTATATTATTCTGGGGTGTTGGTAATGAAATTAATACATCAGTTACAAATTCAACTGAAGGTAAAGATTTTGTTAAATCAAAAATTGAAGGATATAGAACACAAATTAGAACATTAATGCCAGGCGCTTGGGTAGGCTATACTGTATCACATGGAACAGATAACGGATTAGGAGTATTTAATAATCCTACTGTTGATTGGGTTGGAAACAATATATATGTAGGTTGGTACATAGATCAAAATTCAAACAATCCAACAAACCGTCTTAATACAAGAATAAATAATAATGGTACTACACCAACTGCATATTCAGAATATGGATGCGGCGGTTCTTCAACATGTCACTCAACAAGTTATATGTCAACTACGACACGTGGAAATAACCCAAGACATGATATTGAATATATGATGTGGTTACACGAAGGACATATTGCAGCTATTAAGAATTTCCCACAATTGTTATTTACTTCTCAATGGCAATTATTTGATATTGCTGTTTCTAATAGACAAGAAGGTTATAAAGTATGTTTGGATGATGAAACTGTTACTGATAATAATGATTTGAAATTCTTAAATAACAAAGGATTGGTTGAAAGAGATCATAAAACAAAGAAAGATACATTCTATATTTATAAAGCATGGTGGAATCCAACTCCATTTGTACATATCTGTCAAAAGAATTTTACAAAGACTTCAGATAGAGTTATCAAATGCTATACAAATTCAACAGAGCAATTCTCATTATATGTAAATCCAACTGGTGAAAATGATGTTCCTGTAGAAACACTTACACCAACTAATAATATTTTAGAATTTACTGCTGCAACATTTAGTTCAGGAGATGTAATCGTAGTAACTAATGGAACAGTTGAAGATACTTTTGTTATAGATCCAACTGAATAAAATAAAATCAAATAAAAAAGGAACTCTTAATTGAGTTCCTTTTTTGTTTCATACATATATAAATAAATTATATCTATTTCTCCATCATTAAATTTTCTTTTAAATTCTTTATTAAATGATTCTTTACGTTTAAAATATTTATCTATCTCACATCTAAATTTCCATTTTGTTATCCATCTTTTACTTTTTGAATATGCTAATTTAATTCTATCTAATATACTTAAATCAGGTCTATTCATTAAATAAAACATATAACAGTTCCAATATCTTTTAATTAATTTCCAATATCCTATTTCGCCAACTAAATAAAATCGTATTCCTTTTTTCTTATAATCATCATAATTATATTTAGGCTTATCACAAATTAATTCTAATATTTGTAAATCTCCATGATATTCTCTATTATAACTTTCAAAAGCTTCATAAGATCCCCACATTTCAATTTTCTTTCTGTTCTTATTATTGAACATTTTCTTTATGTGTGGTAATAAAGAAATGATTGATTTTGTTCCTTCAATATATTCTACCATAATTTTATTCTATCCAAATCCATTTTGTTTCTGATATTGTAGTTAGTCTCATATTATCAAATCCTTGTGCAATATAGTCTCGCATAATCATATGAACTTCATCAGAATTTTTTGCAAAAACTGGTAATGCATATTTGATTGTCTTAATTGTTCCTTCTTCAGTAGGAACATCTTCTGCAACCTTGACTGCAAATATTTTTGTTCCTTCTTTATATTCATTTGCAGCAGGCTTAAAATTCTTCATCATACATACATCTTCTATTTCAGCATCTGTGCCAACAATCTGTATTATTTTGTAGCCTGCATCTGCAAAATGTAACGCATCAGTAAAATAAGTTTCTATGACACGTTTTTCTTTATCATTTATGGATATGTTTCTATTTAATTTAATCTTAAAATACATAACTTACCTCTTTATATATTTATATTTAACTATTCATTAAATTCGACTACTTTTGATCCACCAAAAGGTCCATACATACCTAATAGTTTTTCTGAAGCACTTGCATCAAAACGTAAACTATTTTTTTTGAATATTGTTTCTTTATCTTCTGCATCACTAATAAAACTGTTTCTGTTCATAACAGATAGATTATTCTTCTTAAAGTCTTTAGCTATCTTCTTATCTTTAAACTTATGACCTGCAAGAATAAAATATTTAAACTTATTAGAATCCCATTTATTCTTTGATAAAAAATTTTCAAGTTTTTCTTTTAATTCCTTTCCTTCTTCATCAGTTATATAAGGTTCCTTCTGAAGTCTTCCTTTATCAATTTCATATAGTTTATCAATTTCAAAATGATCCCAGATACTTTTAAGTTCTGGAGACATTGAATTATTAATTTTGATATCCTTGTTAATAATTAGTTTTTCTAATATAAATGATTTGATTTTTTTCATTATATTATTTATTATATTTTTTCAACTTTACATAATATCATATTTTGATCATTATATGTAGATATAATATTTGATTCTTTATATCTTATACCACTTTTAGATTTTAACAAATAACCATCCTTAGCATATTTGACCCAATAATAATCTAAAGATGCAGTATAGTTTCCATTATCTAATGGTTTTAACCAATGAAACCTATCACCTTCATCAGAATCTCTTTTAATCATTACTATAGCTTCTTCTGGAGATTCAGCATGATCTACTATTTGTAGTTTGTCTCCTATCATATAATTATATTCTTTACCATCAATTTCTATAATTATATTATCATCATCGATATGTTTATTAATTTTAGTATTCTTATTGATTACAAATTTTTCTAATAATATATGTTTTAATGATTTCATATTATGTTAAATTTTTTATTTTTTATACCATTTAGGTGGATTATCTTCTAATTCTCCACCATGAAACATATATTTCATGTTTTTTACATTACTTACATCCCATTTTGATATATCTCCATTAAAATGTGAATAAGCAAACATTTGAAACATATTTTCAACATTTCTTACATCCCAATTAGATACGTCTCCATTTTCTCCAGTAAATTTTGAGCCTAAAAACATTTCTCTCATATTGGTAACATTACTAACATCCCATTCAGATATATCACCATCAAAACTTTTATTTACATCATTATCACTAAATACTGCAGACATATCAGTTATTTCTGAAGTATCTATATCATTAAGATCTGCAGTATAACCACGTTTATTTATTAATCTATAAACAGTTTGTATTAGTTCTTTATTAGTCTTTGGATGATAATGATACTTATCTATTTTAGTGTTCTTATTGATAATAAGTTTTTCTATTATAATATCTTTAAGGTTTTTCATAATACAAAATCTTTTATTTGTTCGTATAATTCTTCTTTATAGTTTTTGACATAATCTATTAAATCTTTTTTATCAACATTCATAAATTCTGCCATGTCTTCCCATAAGAACAATCTTCTGAAATATTCTGCGATATCTTTATGAAAGAATTTATCAACTATCTGTAACCGTGTATCATATTCATTGCCATCAAAAGTACCACTTGCTTGAAAATACATACATAACTCATCTATTATTTTATTCTGTTCATCATCAGATAAATTAGTCTGTTTATTGATTTTTGTGTTCTTATTAATGATTAGTTTTTCTATTATGATATCTTTTATGTCTTTCATTTTATACCAAGATATTTTTTGTAAATTTTGCAAACGTTTAACTTTCGATTTATCAGCAATTGATTTTGGATTCCAAATATTTATATGATTGTGCTTTATTATGCCTTCATATGTTTTTATACCATTTTGGTGGATTTTTTTCTAAAGGACATCCACTAAATATATCGTCCATATGTTCAACATTACTAACATCCCATTTTGATATATCATTTTTAAAATTAGAATTTTCAAACATTTTTGTCATATTTTCAACTTTGCTGACATTCCAATTAGATATATCACCATTAAATATAGAATTACTAAACATATTCCACATGCTTGTTACATTACTAACGTCCCATTTTGATATGTCACCAGTAAAAGATGATCCTGAAAACATATTTGCCATAAATTTAACTTTGCTAACATTCCATTTTGATATATCACCATTAAATCTAGAATCATGAAATATATATCCCATATTATTTACATGGCTTACATCCCACTTTGATATATCTCCATTTTCTCCTGTAAAATTAGAATTCATAAATGTCATATACATTGTTTTAACATGACTTACATCCCACATTGATATATCTCCATTAAATTTAGAATTATAAAACAATTCATTTAATGATGTTACATTAGATACATCTATATCATTAAGGTCTGCATCATTACCACGTTCTTCAATAAGTTTTTTAATTGTTTTCTTTAATTCATTTAAATTTTTAGGACGATAATTATATTTACGGAATTTAGCATTTTTATTAATAATTAGTTTTTCATTTATTTCTAAATTTTCTTTTAGTATATCTTTTAAGTTCTTCATTTTATATTAAGATATTTTTGTAAATTTTGTAAACGTTTAACTTTTGATTTATCAGCAATTGATCTTGGATTCCATATATTTATATGATCAATCTTTATTATGCCTTCATATATTTTTAATAAGAATTTTATAAATTCCTTTGGTTCATTATCAAGTAGTTCAGCAAATTTTTCATATCTTTCTGGTGGTTCTAATCTTATGAAATCTTTATAGTCATCTACAGTAAATTTTTTCTTTTTTTGACGGTTCTCCCTAAGATGATCCAATATGACTAATTGTATATCACGAATTTTATTTGAATTGACTCCATATTTATCTTTGAATGGTTCCTTTTCAGCTTTTGTATATGCTCCAGAAACTTCATCATAATCATTATGAAGTTCTTCATCAGTAAATTCTTTTTCTTTTATATTTAAATGATGATTAATAATTAGTTTTTCTGATATGATGTCTTTTAGGTTCTTCATAGCAATTTATTATTTGTTTATAAAAAATATAATTCCAATATTTTTAATATCATATGTTAATAAATTAAGTTCATTATTTGAATATATTCCTGTACGATCATATTTGTCTTTATATAATTCATCTTTATATATTTCATCACCATTATCTTTAATGAACTTTATAAATTCTGTTTTATCTAATATAATTTCTATACTATTATTTTCAAAATCTTTACGAAGATCTTTTTCTAAATAATCATTATCAGGATCAATTAATCCGTATTTTTCTAATACATCTATTGTACTTAATATAATAAGATGTTCAACATTTTCTTCTTTAACCCAATTTGCTATTGCTTTAACTTCAGCATCTTCAGCATCTTCAGGTTCAGAATATATAAACCTTAAAATTGTATCAACAAAAGTATTTCTAATTTTTGTATTTTTGTTAATAACTAATTTCTCTAATATAGAAGTTTTTAAGTCTTTCATATCTTAACAATTTTTAATTTATTATCATCCCATTTATAACCTGCTTTCTTTAATGCTTCCATGAATTCGTCGCATTTTTCTTCTGAAGCTAATTTATATCTTTCTAGTCTTTCTGAAATAGTACCAACACCAGTATCTACACCAACATCTAATTTTTTTCTTTCATCACAAATATATGTTGCATGATATACTATAGCATCATCAGAAGCATTATTTACATGAAAATCTTTGTTTAATCCTTTATATATAAAAAGTAAATTTTCATTCATCTCAACTATATCTCCGTTTTGAGCAGTCTCAATAGTCCAATCATCTAAATTTCTTATTTTTATATTTTTATTGATGATTAGCTTTTCGTTTATAAATTCTATTATTTGTTTCATATATCATTATTCTCCTAATATTTCATCTAATTCAGTTACTCCTTCTTTAGGTTTAGATTTTAATTGATCAACTACTTTCTGTTCTATTTCTTCAAGTAGTTCAGGATTATCATTTAATAAATCAATAACTGCTTGGCGTCCTTGACCAAGTTTTACTTCTCCATAACTGAACCATGAACCTGATTTATGTATGATATCAAATTCTATAGACTTATCAATTATTTCTGAGAACCTGTTTATGCCATGTCCATAAGTAATTTCAAATTCTGCTTTTCTAAATGGAGGCGCGCATTTATTCTTAACAACCTTGACTTTTGTAAGATTAGCAATTGCTTCATCTCCGTCTTTAACCTGTGTTGATTTACGAACTTCTAATCTTATTGATGCATAGAATTTTAAAGCATTACCACCAGTAGTAGTTTCTGGGTTGCCAAATAATACGCCAATCTTTTCTCTTATCTGATTAATGAATATACAGCAACAGTTTGATTTCTTAATAATGCCAACCATTTTACGTAATGCTTGAGACATTAATCTAGCTTGAAGACCAATTCTTGCATCTCCCATAGCACCTTCTAATTCTGCACGAGGAGTCAATGCCGCAACAGAATCTATAACTAATATTCCAATCTTACCTGATGATATTAATTTTGTTGCAATTTCCAAACAGTCTTCTCCACAGTCGGGTTGTGCAAATAATAATTGATCAACATTAACTCCAAGGTTTGCAGCATAATCTCTATCAAAAGCATTTTCAGCATCTATATAAGCAGCTTTCAAACCAAGTTTCTGAGCTTCAGCAACTGCATGTATTGCTAATGTTGTCTTACCACAACTTTCAGGACCATATATTTCTATTATACGGCCTTTTGGATAACCACCAATTCCAAGAGCACAGTCCAAAGAAATAGAACCAGAAGGAATAGTATCAATATCCATTACTTCAGATTCACCCAAAAGCATAACGGCACCATCTCCGTATTGCTTTTTAATTTCTTTCAATACTGAGTCAAGTTCATGATCTGTTCCAAATTCTTTTTCTAAAACTTCTTTCTTACTCATAAAATAAACAAATTCTTATACTATATTTAATAATATATTTTTTATTACTATATTAAAATTGAATTAAATTAAAATAAATAAATATCATTATGAAAGTAGAACTTAAACAAATTGTAGATCAATTATCTGAAACTTGTAATTTAAATGACAATTATAAAGTAGCAGCATTAGTAGATGAAAATGATATTGTTGATGGGTGGACAATAGTTGAAGTGTTTGAAGACGGAAACATTAAACCATTAGAAGGCGTTAAATTTAATTCTATAAAAGATTTAATTGAAGCATATGTATAAAAGAGAACGTACTTGTAAATGCATACAAGAATTTAAATATGATAATTTGATATTTCATAAAGGAAGAGAATATCAGGTTGATGTTTATCCTCTTTATTATCAAATATATCAAAACGGAGGATGGGATGATTATGTTTTTATAAATACTGAAGAGGAATTTTCTAAATATTTTAAATTAATAGAATAAAATTTCATTAATAGATTAAAAGTCTTAGAATGTACATCTAATGCGGTATTACTGCATTTATTTATAATTTAATTATCTTACTATTTAATGCATCTAGAAAGACATCTAGAACTATCTAGCATCCTTGTACAATATAGAGTTATATAAAATAATTTTTACATATTATGTTAAATAAAAATACTTGTGAAGACATTTGGATATATATATTGAAAGAACTTCCAAATAAGACTAAATTTTTTAATAAAATACATAATATATCTACATATTCTAAAGGAGAATACACGCATCATAATATAAAAGGAATTTATTATGACGATAATTTATATGCATTATATTTTATAAAAGATGATGATTCTAAATTATCATATAATAGAGTAAATTTTGATGTTGTAAGATATATTACTTTAGAAGAGTTACCTGGTTTGAATAGACAAGAAGTAGATAAATTACAAGATACTATAGTAAGATTAAGAACAGTATCATCAAACTTGGATTTTTGTTATAATTCTTTATTAGGTGATATTTATAAGCAATCATTAAATAATATAGCATATGCAATAGATAATCATATTATAGATTGCTTAAACGAAATAATGAAATATATTAAATCAAATTGAATGAATAATTTATTTTCAAGAGAAGATATCAAGAAATTTGTTATAGAAGCAATTGAAAACAGATTTGATGAAGATACTAAAAATACTATATTGAAATTAAAATCATTTGATGGTGAAGATGCATTCATATATAGTGATCTTAAGTTAGATTCTTTAGATGTTATTGAATTCATATTAGAAGTTGAGTATAACATTAATCAAACTTTAAAATTATTTAATAAGAAATTCACCATAGATGATAATATAGTCAATAAAGAACTTACTTTAGGAATGTTAATAGATTATATATACAACAATATTAATAAAGATTAATGGATAAACAAAAAATTTATGACATGTTTAAGATATTCAATAGTCATAGTGATGATTATCTCGGAGCTATGTTTATTAATATCTTTAAGACCGAATTACCATTTTGCTATCGTTATTTTTATAATAACGATGGTATTCTTGAATATAAAGCTTCTCAATTAGCTTTGGATAGATATAAGTTTACTAAAAGAATTGATACACGTCAATTTTTGATAAATCTTATTAAAGAAAATGATAAGCAAGATGATTTTGAAGTATTCAATTATTCATCAAATGAATTTTTAATATGCGGAGAATATCCTGCTCCTTTTATGTTTAATCTTACAACAAGCATTGATGCAGATGCTTCAGATACATATAATGATATGTATGTAGCACAAGGTCATATTGATGAAGTATTTGAAAAAATTATTAGACCAAATTGTGTAGCATTAGATAATAAAAATAAATTAGAATTTGGCATTGCATCTATAATGGAAGGAACAAACACATTATATACTTCTTGGTTTGATTATGATGTTAATATAGATATTGATATTAAGAAGAATTATAATGATGATCTTCCTTATGATAGAATGTGCAGTATACTTGCAGATGATACAAGACCTGATTTAATGCTATTTTATGGAGAACCTGGAACTGGTAAGACTTCTTTAATTAAGCATCTTATTAAGAAATATATTAATAAGAACTTTATATTTATAGATGGCGGCTTATTAGGTAGTATTCCTCAAGAAAAACTTATGTCATATTTTTTAGATAACTGGGATACTGTATTTATATTAGAAGATTGTGAAAAGATTCTTAAAGACAGATCTTCAGGATATAACCCAGTTATGCCAGTTTTATTGAATATAACAGATGGAATCATTGGAGATGTATTAAAGACAAAATTCATCTGTACATTCAATGATTCGTTGTCCAAGGTGGACCGAGCATTATTAAGAAAAGGACGTTTATCACTTAAATATGAATTTAAGAAACTTTCAAAAGATAAAGTTAATAAATTATTACCTAATGAAAATAAAGATATGACATTAGCAGACATCTATTATAATGAGAATGAAAATGATTATTCAAAAACGCATAAAAATAAAATAGGATTCTAATGAAAACAGAATATGTTGCAACTATTATTCTATTATATATGATAGTTTTAATAATAATGATATTAATTCATGGAGAAACACCAGGATTTATTTTTGCTGAACGTATGATATATATAACATTAGTATTTGCTGGAATGACATATATAATAGATAAAATAAATAAATTAAGATAATTATGGAAGAAGTACAATTAGGAAAAGTAGAAAATGATGGTAAGACTTGTAGTTGGCCCGAAGGAAGTCGCGAAGCACAAGTCGTTCAGATAATTAATCAAATGAGTCAACCTATATCTGAAGAGCTTATGAAAGCAATTATGGAAGCTCCTATGTCAAAATGTAAGTCAGATTCATTATTTGCATTTGCTTTAGAATTAGGATTAACTTTAGATTGTATTCCTGATGATTTGAATATATTGGTTATTGCTCAAGACGATAATACAAAAGAATCAACAAAGATACTTCAAGTACCAAAGAAATATAATGAAGGACAACGAATTGATAATCTTATTCAAATGCTTTCATCTGAATGTGTAGGTACGCGTGAAGAAGATGGTAAGACAGTTGCAAATGAATTATTTACTATAATTGCTAATGTATGCGCTCAATATTGTGCAAGTGATCCTGCATATAAAGAAGCATTCTTAAACGTTATCAAATTCTGGGAAGACAATAAAAATAGTAATAAAGATTAATGAGTTATAAGACTGGAGGATATAAGACAAAATATATAAATGAATGTGGATATTATCGTGAAGAGTTTACGATATATTCTGCTGTTGAAAGCGTAAGTGACATATGTGTATATAAAATGTTCAATGAAAATGGAAAGGAAGTGGATATATCAGTAAGTGCTGAAGATGATACTGATGCAGTTGGAAAATATTCATTAATTGATTGTCTTTATTATTTAAAACGAAGAGAAGATAAACATTATGAATGGAAAGAATATGATATCATTATCGAAGAAATGACACCAGAAGAAGTTACAAAATATTTTGGTTAAATTATTTCAAATTGAAGATTCTTCATATTTGATCCTATAGTCAAATGTTTATTGTTTTTAATAGTATTCACTTCAAATAAGATTTCATTTCCTTTCATATGCACTTTCTTTATTTTACATATGACATCAAAATTTGGAAAGAATTCACAATCTGAAGTGAATCTAACTTTATGATTTATTAGTTTAGATAATTCAAAAAGACTATATTTACTTATAGAATTCATATAATTTAAAATAATTGTAAATAAAAATAAATAAATGGAACAACAATATTATTGTAGTTTTTGCGGTAAAAGTTTTGAAGATAGTAGTATATTACTTGCGGGTAATGCGGGTCATATTTGTCCAGAATGCTTAAAGAGATGTAATGCTGAACTAGAGAAATATGAATCAAAAGTAAATGATAAGACTATGGAAGGAATTCCTAAGCCTAAAGAAATTAAAGAATTCTTAGATCAATATATCATAGGACAAGACAGAGTTAAAGAACGTGTTGCAGTTGCTGTATATAATCATTATAAGAGAATCAATACAGAAATAGAAGATGATGTAGAAATTGAGAAATCTAATATCTTGATATTAGGAGCAACAGGAACGGGCAAAACGATGATAGCAAGAACTATTGCTAAAATGCTTGATGTTCCATTTTGCATCGGAGATGCTACAGTATTGACAGAATCAGGATACGTTGGCGAGGATGTTGAATCATTATTGGTTAATCTTTATCAAGCATCTGATTATGATGTTGAAAAAACAGAACGTGGAATTGTATTTATTGATGAGATAGATAAAATTGCCCGTAAAGGCGATAATGCAAGTATAACGCGTGATGTATCAGGTGAAGGTGTTCAACAAGGATTACTTAAATTACTTGAAGGATCAATTGTATCTATTCCGCCAAAAGGAGGTCGTAAGCACCCAGATACGCCGCTTGTAAAAATCAACACAAAGAATATATTGTTCATATGTGGTGGAGCATTCGTAGGCATTGAAAACAAAATTAAGCAAAGATGCAATAAACAAGTAATCGGATTCAATTCAGATACAGATCATACGATGAAGGATGAAGACTATATGGCAAAGATAACCCCGCTTGATTTGAAATCTTTTGGACTTATTCCTGAAATCATTGGGCGATTGCCAATCATTACATATACTGATGAATTAGACAGAGATTCATTAATTAAGATATTGACAGAACCTAAGAATGCATTAATCAAACAATATAAACGAATATTCAATTTAGATAATATAAAGTTAGACTTCACACAAGATGCTTTAGATTATATTGTTGATAAGACTATGGAAAACAAACTAGGTGCTCGTGGTCTTCGCGGAACAATGGAAAACATAATGAATAAAGCAATGTTTAATATGCCGTCAGAAGAAGTAACTGAATTTACTGTTGATTTAGATTATGTTAAAAAACAAATTGGCTAACATAATTTACAATTATTTAACATATTTTATAAACTGGGATTTTAACTAATCTCAGTTTTTTCTATATTATATAATAAATTAAATAATAAAATTATGGATTGGAATTATCAGGAGTATAAAGAAAAACGTAAGAAACAGAAGAAAGAAGATCCTATTGCTTTTAAGTTTCAGTTTATTTATAATATACTTGGACAGATTACAAGTTCAATATGTAATAGAATGAATTATATTGGATGGTCATATAAAGCAGGTTCTGATTATGAACAGATGGATTATTTCTATCATTGGAAGATGGAGAATTTCAATCATACAAAATCTTATGATTATAATTTGATTAAGAATGATTATAATATAAAGAATAAAAAGACAAGAGAATATGTAGTTAAATATTTGGAAGAAGCATATAAGTTATTCTTGGAAGGACATAGATTAACTTTTTGTTTTTCTACTGGTAAGTTTAATTATTATAATTCTTGGTTCTGTAAGAATATTAAAAAATTTAAGGAGGATCGTTGGTAATATGCATATAGATGGTAAAGCGTTTTTTATGACAGGCCCTAAGGAATTAGAAAAGGCTTGGGATTGGTTACAACATACAAGGGGTGTCTTATATAATTGGGCAGCTGATTATGTAAAATATAAAAATCCTGAATATGTTGAATTTTGGTATGGATCAACGATAACAGAAGGTATTGATACAGTTAAGACATTAACAAAAGAACAATTCTTAAAAGAATTTGATCATATTGAATTGGCTGAAGATTGGGGAATGCTATAAAATAATAAAGTATGTCAAAATTATTTAAAGATCTTAAAGAAGGAAGTCCAGTATTCATGGTAAAATATACTTCTAATGTTCCTGATTATTGTAGAGATGATATTAGAAAGTTATATGTTGATAAGATTATATATGGAACAGAATTTGAAGGTGGTGATCTATATAAGTTAAAAAAGATTCATGTTTTTGGTGGTGATGAAGTTTATGAAATAAGACATGAAAATAGTGATAGACATGATAGCCTTATTTTAGATTCTGATTTTGCTTATGGAAACAATGGAACTAATACAGAAGGATATAGATTTTATACAACATATCAAGGTGCATTGAATTATCTTATTCAAGAGATTCAAGTAAATATAAGTAAACAATTAAAAAGACTTGAAGATATTGAAACAAGATTAGGTGTATCAGATGAAAACCTTATAACTATTAAGACTAAAAGTGTATATGAGCAAAAGGATCATTGGAGACATCTAAAGAAAACTGAAATATATGATACTTGCTGGTTTGATGATAAGGTAAATTGCAATTTTATTGATGAAAACCTTAAAGATAAGAAATACGAAGTTTGGTCTAAATATGTTGAGTATGATGCGTTAGGAAGAAAAACAAACCAAGATTCTAAATACATTAAAGATGTATTAGTAAAGAAATTTGATACTTTACAAGAAGCCAATGCATGGGTATTCAAAAATGATAAGTCAAGAACTCCGTGTGAAGAAGGAACACCATTCTTTGAAGGAGATCATTATTATGTAAAAGAAGCAGAAATTAAATAATTATGAATAAGATAGCATTATTACTTTCAGGAGGAGTTGATTCATCAGTTGCATTGCATATGCTTTGTAAAACAGGAGAGAAGCCTGATTGTTTTTATATACATATAGGTCCTGATGAGAAGGATTCATATAGTTGTACATCCGAGGAGGATATTGAAATGGCTTCCGCAGTTGCTGCAAAGTATGGATGCAAGTTTGATATAATTGATCTTCATAAGGAGTATTGGGATAATGTTGTTAAGTACACAATGGATAAGGTTAAGCGTGGGTTTACACCTAATCCTGATGTTATGTGCAATACACTTATTAAGTTTGGAGCATTCTATGATAAGATTGGATATAAATATGATTATATTGCAACAGGTCATTATGCAACAAAAGTAGGATATGTAACATGTAAATGTAAGAATGCTACTGACTGGGTTTCGTCTGATTTTTTTAATCCTTCTGATGTTAAGTGGTGGATATGTCCTGCTAAGGACCCTGTAAAGGACCAAGTTGATTTTATTGCAAATATTGATACAAAGAAGGTGCCTCTTGAGAAGATTATATTTCCAATTGGTAATCTTATGAAGGACGAGGTTCGTAAGATTGCTGAGGAGAATCATCTTGTCAATGCAAAGCGAAAGGATTCACAGGGCATTTGTTTCTTAGGTAAGATTAATTATAATGATTATATTGAGAAGTATCTTGGAAAGATGTGTGGAAATATTGTTGATATTGATACTGGAAATATCTTAGGAATGCATTATGGACATTGGTTCCACACAATTGGTCAACGTAGAGGTCTACAGCTTTCAGGAGGTCCTTGGTATGTAGTTAGTAAGGATGCATTAAATAATATTGTATATGTATCAAAGAATTATGATAAGACTAAGGTAACTGAGTTTACTGTTAATGATATCAATTGGCTTACTGATAATATGATTGATACTTGGTATCATCATACTTATACTGGTGATGGAGATCCAAATTTTATTTGTGATGTAACATTTAAGATTCGTCATTCTCCAGATACATATACTGGTAAGATGTATTTCAATAATTCAGATACTGATGTTAAGATCATTTCAGATACACCTGTAACTGCAGCATCTGGGCAATTCTGTACTTTATATGATAATGATTATTATCATTGCTATGGATGCGGAGAAATTTTGAATAACCGTTTAAATAAATAAGAATATGACTATTTTGATTTTGATTATTTGTGCACTTGTATTAATAAGTGTCGTTGACTATGATATTAGAAATCGTACAAAGAAACTAGAAAATAAATGCAAGAACTGTTGGCCAGTTACATTTAAGTTAACAGAAGATGGCTATTTAGTATATTCTGTTAATGATAAAATTTGGACTGAAATTATTAAGTATTCAGAAAAAAATGGAATTCCTAGATTGGATTATATGAAATTTAATAGTTATGATTCTAATTATAAAAATTTTACAAAAACATTAAGTACAATACAAAATTGCCATTTATGGAATACAAGAGAATTTAATAAATATAAAGAAGGTCTTAAAAAGTATTTGGAAAACAATAAATGATAGCATATATTATCATATTTATATTAATTATCACTAATATTATATTGTTTGGATATATTAAGATTAAAAAGCCTAGAATAATATATAAGTATCCAGACAATATAGATCGTTATAAAAATGATGTACTTAATAAGATATTTGAATTACAACAGAAATATGCATGGAAAGCAGAAGACTTATATAACTTAGCACATCTATCAAATTTCAATAATGAAACACTTAATGCTTTAAAAGAATATTCTAAGTTTGAAGGTCGCGCGACAATGTGTCAAGATTTAATTGAAGAAATAGAAAATTTAAATATATATGCGAAAGAAAAAGATAGTAACTTGTAGATATGGAATATCTTATGAAGTTGAATTCAAAGGAACTAATGGCGAAATAGTTCGTGGATTTGATCATTGTGAAAAATGCTGTTGTTGGACATGTTATAATCATGATTGTAAAGAACCACGAAATGAAATTTTAGAAAACTGTGGACATATATGCGAGTTATGGACTAAAAAACATTATTGTGAATAATATGAAAATAGAAGGAGAACAAAAGTATTTCAGTGCTTCTGATGCAAGAGAAGTGTCTAATGAAATTGTTAATAATCTAATGAATGAAGAATTAGATTGGATTTATGAGATGATTAATAAAGCACGATTTGAAGGAAAATATGAAATTACATTTTCTAACAAAACATTAAGAAAATCTACTAAAGAGTTTCTTATATCAAAAGGATTTAAGATTTCATATTTTTATGGGGATCAAAGAGAACCTGCTGATGACACAACAATTTCTTGGTAATATATGAATAAGAAGAATTACGAATCCGTTGAAGAAAGAATCCGAAATTCAGTAGGAGCTTTCTATAATCATGTTGCATTTATTAATAATCTTAAAGAATTGCGTGAAGATCCTGTCAAATTCAATAAGATGTTAGATATTATTATTAAAGATAATGATCATATGCTAAACTCTATTAAATATCTTATTGATGTAGGTCATGTCGTAGATCAATATTTGCCTGAAGATTTTAGCATTAACGATATCTTGGATAAGTCAAAAATATATAAATAAATAAGATGAAACATATAGCAAGATTATTGATATGTCTTATGTTTGTTACATGTTCTTTTGTGGCATGTGATAAGAATGATAGAATTAATATTGGTAAAAACGGAAAAGTATATCCTATCTATATTTATAAAGGAAGCAAATGGGATATCCTTCAAATTAATGATAGTATCATAACAATGATTCCTGGTTTAAATGGAAGTAATGATATCAAACCTGTTGTTATCAATATTAATAATCTAAAAAGTAATGAAGATTTAGATAAGATAATGAACGAATAATTGATTGAAATAATATGATTGACTATATTAAAATATTAATTATATTTACTGGTGTAGGGTGTATATTATGTGCATTCTGTTGGGCAGTTTATAAAGTTATATATTTAAGCATATCAGATTATCTTAAGCCACGATTTAGACGTAATAAAAAAACTGGAGAAGTTGAATATTACTATCCTAAGCATGATTATTGGTGGAAGCTTTGTGGTTGGGATGAAAAGAATTCAGAAAGAAATATTGTATGGCATTTATCAGGTAAGGATGTAACAATCAAATATAATGGACCTGGCAGATATGTGTATAAGTCTGATTGTGATATGACTCAAAAGGAATGGAGAAAAAATTTTCCTTATAAGAACTTAAAAGAACTTTATGAAGAGCAAACTGAGTATATTAATAATGAAGATATTATAACATCAAAAATAATACGTGATAGACTAAATAATAATGAATTATAAATTTAAAGAAGATGGAGATATAATAAACGTAATAGAAGGAGAAAATATAATTGCAAGATATCAAGTAGATAAACATTGGGAAGAGAAAAACATATCATTAAGAGATAATTATCTTAATATCAGATTAATGAATATGAATAAAAAATATGTTGATTGCAAAGTAGAATTAAATAATGATAATATTCAAAAAATTCCAAAATGAATAATAAACAATTTTAATATGAGAAAACTTCTTAGTACTAGATATACATATTACAAAGATTTTTATGAGAATGATAATTATAAACGTTATCGTTCTCAGGGAATTGATGAAAAATATGTTCCTAATGAAGAATGGATGTCAGAATTAGGAAATGAATATTATATGATTTGGGCTCCTCAGACAAATCGTCGTACAAAAATGGAAGTTGTAAAATGCAAAATAACCAGAGGTGAATATGGAGAACCAAGAGTATATGGAAAATATCTTGATAAGCCATTTAAAAGTGCAGGGTGGGATCAATATTTTCCACGTTATTGTTGGGGTGATGCGCATGAATTTATGGGTATTCCTGTAGTTGAAGATAATAAACTTGATTGTTTGGTATTTGATAACGAACAGGAAGCACGTGAATTTTGTAATGCTTATAATGATTGGAAAGAAAATAAAAATAAGAAACAAATTAAAGATTATTTGAACTCTGATAAAATTAAAAATGAATTCAAAGAATATCTTGAAAAAATTAAAAATGTGATCAATGATATTGATGAAAATGATTCTGAGCATTATTATGGAATGATTAAAGATATTTATTGGTCTGATGAAAGATTTAGAAAATGAAAAACAAACAATTTATTTATACTGAGAAGGACGCTGAAAAAATGTTTTTTACAAGTGACACACATTTTTGTCATGAAAACATCATCAAATATTGTAAGCGTCCATTTAAGACTGTAGAAGAGAATGATGAAGAATTAATTCGTCGTTGGAATGAAAAAGTTCCTAAGGATGGTATTGTTTTTCATCTTGGAGATGTTGCATTTGGTGATCTTAACTATGTTGATGATATTCTTAAACGTCTTAATGGTACAATTTATTTGGTAATTGGTAATCATGACTGGAGACGAATTGTTAATCAACACAAATGGCGTTTTGAATTGATGACACAACAAATCAATATGAAAATTGGCAAGCGTCATATTATTTTGAACCATTATCC